ATTTATATGCATTGATATCATTGATAATACCATCTCTAAATTTAGATTCATCCATTCTAGAACGTACTTTTTCATAATTACGTAACTGTAATATTAGCTTAGCACTAGAATCTGTGTTTAGATTATTGGCATTACGCTTCATATCATTAAATAAGAATACTATACGTTCTCTTTCATTATGGATATCATTCTGTAAAGCTATGATTTTATCATCATCTCTTTCGCTTTTAGATATCTCTTGTGATAGAGAGAATATTAGTTCTTTGATATTACTTAGTATAGAATCATTTAATGAGTCTTTTATATCATTACCCCAATCTGATAAGTTATACCGATTGGTATTATGGTTAATAGATTCATTAACTGTAAGCATAGTCTTCAAATCATCTATGAATTCACTAACTGGCATCTTCTTAAGCATGTCAATAGTTTCATTTACTAGATTACGTACTATTTGGTTAGCCTTCCTAAAATAAGACATAAATACTTTAAAGTACTTATATACATGATTCTTAAAGAATGATATAATCTTTGATATAATATTATATATCTTCCTAACAGTACTAAACATGCCTTCATTTATAGATAAGCATTGTATCATTGTATCTTCTAATATAGAATTCATAATATAGGTGGACTCTAGTAGACTATCTATAAGTATAATCTTTTCTTCATCTATAGAAAAAGTTTTTATATACATAGCACCACCTAAAAAACAAAAATAAATTATAAGGTATGAGGATTACCCCCATACCTTATAATTTTATTTACCAGGAACATCTATTATTTGTGGTTAGCTGCTTTAGACCAAGCACCACGTGCGCATTTCAAGTAGATTTTCAAAGCTTCTAAGTTAGCTTTAGTTTGAGTTGTGTAGTTACGAAGTGTTGTGTTAACTGCACCTTTAGCTTTAGCGAATTCTTTATCGTTTTTAGATTGGTCTTTAAACCATTTTTGTAAACGATCAGCTGTATCTTTAACATTTTTAAGCATGTTTTTGTGTAAAGATTGAAGACTGTTACCGTTAACCAATAAAGATTCTACGCTATTTTTAACTTTAGAGAATTCGGTTTCTTCGATACCACCAGTAACTTCATCTACAAGTTTGGATACGCTTAATGCTTCAACTTTGCTATCGCCATTCAAACCTTTCAAAATGTTTTCATTAACGAAGTCTTTCTTGATACCTTCGAATGCTACATTTTTAGGGAACTTAACTTTAGCTTCGCCAGCTTTTTCATTTTTAGCTACAGCATCTTTGTATTTGTCGTATACTTTTTTATTATCAGCAACGAATTTGCTAATAATTTTTTGTACGAAGTCATTCAACCAAGTTTTGATTTTTGCGTACCATTTTTTAATGAATTCAACTACTTTTTCATAAGCATTTTTCAAAGTTTCTTTAATGCTTTCTTCAATAACTTCAGGTTCAGCACCTTCGGAAAGAAGTTGTTGTTCACGGAAATCGGAACGGATAAGATCTTGGAATACTTCATGATCGAAGTCAACACATTCAACCATGATTTCATCAATACCATATTCTGTTTGGTATAATTCTTTATTTTCTAAAACAACGCTATCATCGATAATAGCAGATTCTGTGTAAAAACCCATTTTTACCTCCAGAAAAAATAATAAAATTAACGTTAATTTTACAATGCTCTATACCTTATTGTTATTATATTACTTTAAAGTATAGAGCTATTGTTTATTGTGCAGTAATATTACCAGTCTTAATTGATTCCGCATTTAAGCAAGCATTGATAATGCTCTTAGCTGCAAATACTTGGTTACGGATAATCTTACCTTGTGCATCTAATAATTTAGATAGTAGTTTTTGATTAGCGTTCATTACCATATTCATAGCAGTAACTAATTTAGTATCAACTAAAACTTTGCCACGTAATTTAACAAGCTCATTTACTGCTTTATCAGCTTTACGTTCAAGCTCACGTTCAAACTTATCAGCATCAGATAACTTAAACTCTCTAGAGAACTTGATAATCTTTTCAATATTCTCTACTACATCAGCTTTAGTATATTCAGCATCTGTACCAGCATCGAGAATTGTGGATAGTTTAGTATGAGCATCTTCAGACTTGGTTTTAAAATCATTCATAAGATCGTCTAATACTTTATCGGTATTATGACCATTTATAGTAACACCAGTAGCATTACCTTCGGCAATCTTAACGAAGTCCTGAATATGATAGTCGATTACATCAGTAGTATCTTTCAAGTAAATTTTATCAGCTAAGAATGCAGACTTCCCACCGAATACTCTAAACTTAATATTATCAGGTAATTTCTTAGCTCCTGCAATAATAGCTTCTTTCTTTTCAAGCTTATCACGTAGCTTACCATAATATTTATGTACAAACTCTTTAATCTTTCTAAAGTATTTAGATACAAACTCTTTAATCTTTCTAAAGATAGTTTTTAGTTTATCTAAGAATTTACGTAAGATACCTTCTTTAACTACAGGTGATTTCTTTTCACCATCAGAAGATTTATCATCTTTCTTATTATCAGTAGCGGTAGCATCATCATCTGATTTGGATTGTTGCTTATTGATTACCATTAATGCAGTAGAAGCGTTATTAACCTCATTTACAATAAGTACAGCCATCTCTTCTACTACAATAGCATCATCAAGGGCATTAAAAACATAAGAATCATTCATATTATTTTCCTACCCCTTTCTCTTCTTCTATTTTCATAGCAATCTTACCAGCTTTAATAAGTGTACTAGTAGCTACAGTTAAGATATATTTATTAGTTTCTTGGAAGAAAGTAATACATGAGTGTACAATCTTACGATATTCTGTAGAACGAATGACAAATGCAGTTGCTTTGAATTTGTCTTTTTCGTCCATATCGGTTTTATTTACACCTTTCATGTATAGTTCACCAAGTTTACCAAATACTTGACCAAGACTATTTAAGTTTTTAACAATATCAAGATTAGAATTTATGGATTTAAGATATCTTCCATCGTCTAAGCACATTTCTAAATACTTAGTTAAAAGATCTGAACCAAATTTAACACCAGGTAAAATTTCTTGAATACCTTCACCAGATTTAACATAATCTTCTTCGAATAAGTATTTAGCACGAAGCTGTTCGATAACTGGTTTAGTACGGTCCAAATCAAATTCTTTATATAAAGTATCTAATACTTCATCTTTACTTCTAGAAGTTGTATCGTTTTTAGGGCCACGCTTAATCAAAGGTACTAGTGTTTTAGTTATATATTCTAACCCACCTTTTTTGTACCATACTAAATTTATACCCTTAAGCCTTTCAGCTACTTCTTTCTTATGTTTTTCAATAAGCTTACGATATTTTCTCAAAGCTACAGTATATTCACCAAAGATTTTAATTTTAATCTTTTCCCAAATACCCTTGAAGAACTCATATGCCTTCTTAGCCCATTTGACAATAGCAGCTACTACACGTTTAATTGTATTCTTGATTGTATCCATTACAGATTCAGTAACAACAGAGTCTGTTTCACCAGACTCTGTCATAACTAAAACTTGGTCATCTTGTTCGAGCAAGAAGTCCCGCATTTCTAATTCGAATGCAGAGACTTCCTCGATAAGATCTAATGGATCAATCGCTTCATAGTTTCCTAGAACGAATGCCATTAATAAACCTCCATATCAATAATATCATCAATATCAAAAGCTTCTGTTTTAGAAACTTTTTTGGATAATAAGAATTTACAGATATTATGGGCTGCTGTCATATTACGACGGATAGCCTCGAATTGTTTATATACTGTATGATTAGCTGCACGAATAGCACCAACTTCGATTTTAACAAAGCTTTTGCCAGCATCCGGTAAGTATTTACCAAAACCGATCGTAGTATAATCTAAGTGGCTAAATTGCAATAATGCATCTTGGTAACCAGTAGACAAACGTTGAAGCTTGGACCAGTCCCAATTTAAGAAATCAATAATTCTATCGATATTCTTAGCAATGTACTCACGGCCAATATCCATAGTGTCTATAGCACTATCTTTAACAATTTCGTTATATATTTTATCAGACAATACGTCTTTACGACTACCAACAATAGATTTTGCAACCACTTTAACTGTATTTATAATACCTTTGGCCATACCCTTAACCGTAGTGATAGGATTGATATGACTAAATAAAGGATCACCATTCAAAGTATATACTTTAAATTTCTTATCATATCGGCAACTAGCGGCAGCTGCTTTGATATGTTTGATATTTTCAGATGTCAAGATATCTTGAAGATCATGTAAAAAGTCTTTATTGAACTGGTTAATTAAACGCATAAAGTTTTTAGTTACAGACTTAATATATGTATCAGTAACAGATTCATTCAATACACTATTTTCATCATTAACTAATGCAGTGTATTGTTCCATAACCAATTCTTCAACGTCTTCTAAACCAGAAGCATATTCATTAAGACAAGTATCATCCAAATTAGAATCTAGATCTGTGCATTCTTCATTCATGAATTCTTCTGCATAGTATTCATCTAATTCAGCAACAGCTTCTCTCATAGCAGCACGACGATAATCTGCAAAGTATTTTACGTAGTTGTAAATTTCTTTTGCAGTTTTACTTGTATTATTAACTTGAGTTGTAAATACACTAAGCATACCACGGCTAACCTCACCTACCACTGATAGCAATCCAGTTAATGCTTGGTGTGCAAGATCTGCGTTTGGTTGATTTTTAAATTTACCCTCTAAGTCTTTAATAGTTTTATTAAGACGAGACTCAAGATCTTTAATACCTGATTCTATTATATGTGAAGCATTATCTGTACCGACTGTTATATGATTAACATCAGCAAAGTTAGCAATATCTTTAAAATGTTTAGACACATAATCCATATCTAAAGTCATAGTAGTAGGATTACGATTAGCTACTGCTTGTTTATTCTCTTCAAATTCTTCTTTAATAGTATTAAGTAATGCAACAGCAGCATCTCTATCTGGTGCTTTGAAAAATTTGTTTACTGTGCCAATATAATCATCTTCGATTTTCTTAAGAGAAGCATATCCCTTATTAATAATATCATTATATAATTTAATATCAAAAATAGTATCGATTTTACCATCAAACCAACTAGCAGTATCCACTACAATCTCGAATTTCTTATTTCTATCTAAACGTTTACGGCGTTTAATTTTAGCACCAATAAATTTAGATTTCTTAGGAGCATCTTCTACAGGAGCAGCTGCTGGTTCAGATGTTGTTGTATGTGTAGTACTAGATGTATTAGAGCTAGTACTACTAGTTGATGTATTAGAAGTTTGTGTATCTTTAGTATCATCTTCTTCATCAGTATCAGCATCTTTAGAATCTGTATAAGACTTAGGGTCTTTTAAAGTTTCTTCACATGCTTTAACATCTGCAGGTGTTACTTTAGTATCATTCTTCTTCTTAAATAGCTCTTTAAATTTCTTAAAGTACTTAACTACAAAGTCTTTAATAGCTTTAAAGAACTTTTTAACTTTTTCCCAGATATTAGATAATACACCTTCATTGACATAGTCTGTGTTATCCATATCTTGTAAGTCGGCTAATGCATATTCCAGCATAACCTCTTCTTCAATTAAATATATTTCGCTCATATTTAAGCTCCTCTATTAATAATGCTTAGGATATATTGGGAATCGAAGTATTGACGATCCTCAATTTCTGTTATATATTCATCATCAATGTTCAAATCAAGTCCTTCTACGTCTTCATTAATAAGATCAGAACCATAGAACTCATCAAGCTCAGTATATTCACGTAAAGATTCATATTTACGATAATCAGCACAAGCTTTTACGTAATTATAAATTTCTGTAGCTACTTTGTTAGCATGCATAAGTTGAGTGGTGACTAACTTGATTACATAATCAGTCATAATCTTTGAGCAACTCATTACAATATTTAGGATTTTTATACCTTTATCGTAATCATACTTTGATTTTAACCCATTTTCTCTTTCAGCTGATTTGATATCATTTATAACATCTTTAAGGCCATCCACTTTTTGTTCCAACTGTTTAACAAACCAATCAATATTATCTTTTATTTCTTTGATGAGATCAGAAATATATTTTTGATCCATCATTTTAATAATAGTTTTGAAGTTTTTGGTTACAAAATCCATGTCAATGACATCATCTACTTCACTATATACACATGATTCTTTAATTTTTTTATGAGCTGCTTCGACTTCATTTAAGACATTGTCTGCTCCATCATCTATGAAGTGCTTAAACCCTACATTAAGAGATTTGACCATATCCCATAATGGCTCTTCGGCACCACTATGTACTATACCTTTATATATTTCTTCTTGGAATATAACTAATAAGTCCTTAACACGTTCACCATTAACCATAATAGTTTTGACTTTAAAAGTTTTGTCTTTAGATAACTTAGCACGGCGAATAATCTTGCGATTAGACTTAGATCTAATGAATTTTTTACCACTCTTTGTAGGTTGTGCTGGTTCTTCGACATCATCCATTACAGGATCAGTATCACCATTGGGCGTACTATCTTCTTTATCATCTTTACTATTATCAGTATATGCTTTAGGGTCTTTTAAAGTTTCTTCACAAGCTTTAACATCGTTTGGTGTTACCTTAGTAGTTTTCTTTCTAAACAAGTCTAGGAACTTATTGAAATACTTAACTACAAAGTCTTTAATAGCTTTAAAGAACTTTTTAACTTTTTCCCAGATATTAGATAATACACCTTCATTGACATAGTCAGTGTCTAATAAAAGATCTTCTGTAGAATATTCTACAATATGATTCTCTTCATATATAAAATCAAGTTCCATTTATACCTCCGGTATTACTTCACTTAGTAGAATGCTAGTTATATATTGGGATTCATTATAAATACGACGATCTATATTTTCAATATACTCATCATCTATATTACAATCTAACCCATCAGTATATTCTAATAACAAATCCTGTGCATAATAATCATCTAAATCTGTAAATTCTTTTACCAATTTATACTTACGATAATCAGCACAAGCTTTTACGTAATTATAGATTTCTGTAGAAATATTTTGTGTTACCAATATATGGCTACATAATGATTTAACACAAAGTCTTATCATATCTATAATAGCTAAATACGCTGAAGTTAGAATGCGGGATTTTGTCTTAACAATTGCACGATCTACATCAGTTTCGTATTTAAAAACAGCTCTTTCAGCATCACGCCAACTCATCTCAGGATCAGGACGATTTTTGTAATATCTATTAATCTCTTCTTTCCTATCAGATGACATCTTTGTATCAAGTTTAAATTCATCCTCTATAAGTTTACTTACATTTTTAGCTTCTAAAGATATCTTGGAATTAACAAATATTTCTTTAGCAAGTGTTCTATTAATATCAGTTAATGCGTCATCTACTTTTTTAAAGTTATCTTTCACCCATTCCATACTAAATTCTATAGTAGTAGATTTACCATCATAATCTTTCTGATTTTTAAAATTATCACAAAGCTCCTCCGCATATTTTTCTAACTCATCAACTTCGCTGACACGTTTAGCATTTTTTACTTTTCTAACCGTATCCATAATTTTACTTGTAAAATCAAGAATCGGTCTATTTACTTTACTAGAAGCTCTTTCGTAGATAGATAAATCTAAAGCATCTTCTGGTGTACGATATAAATCATAACCAAACCCTTTGAATACAGCTTTAAATTTTTTATTCATACTAAGCTTAGCTCTTCGCTTAATATTATGATTAGCTTTAAAGCTACCAACTTGTGTAGTTTTACCACTAGCATCAGTCCATCTATCAGTAGACGATGTAGCCTCTGTGTCAGTACTATAAGATGATGGGTCATTTAATGTATCTTGACATGCTCTAGTTGTAGCAGGATCATTAACTTTTTTCTTAGATCTAATTAGGCTGACTAATTTATTCCACATTTTGGACAAGAATTCTTTAAGCTTTCTATAAGCACTTCTTAACCATGCAATAATACTAGTTATAATAGGTCCTTCATTTATTATCTCTATATCAGACAGAGTGCTTGATAAACAAGCACTCTCATCTGCAAAGTAGTCTAAATCTATCATAGTATCACCCATTCAATAAATCTACTAAGTAATATTCTTCTTGGATATTGCGTAACTCAGCATCTTCAAGGAATGCATCATCTAGATTAGATTCTAGAATAGATGAATCTATATCTAATTCAGAGAACTCTGCGAAATTATTGTAATATTCATCTAGCATAGCCATTTCTTTAATACGAGCGTAATTGATAGATTCTGCACAGTTATTTACATATGTGAAGATATCAATAGCGCTACGATATAACATAGTGATTTCTTTAGAGAAAGATGATACTAAACGAGATACAGTTGTGGAAATAAAATTTAACATAACAGCAATCTCTTTAGATCTTGAATTTGCATTTGAGAAACTCGCTAAATCTAGTCTGGCATCTAACTCAGCATCAAATCGTTTCTTAATATTTTCTAATTCACGTTTAAGTGCATCAATATCTTTCATTAAAGCTGATTGGTACTTGTCTACTGCAGATTTAGCTGTAGTACCTAAAGCAACATCACCAATTTCTTTAAAATGGTCTTTGATGAATTTCATATCTAATCGTCTATCAGTGAATACTACAGTAGCAGCATCAGCAGCATCTTCGAACCATTTTTCATAATCTTCTTTTTCAGGTGTTCTGGCATTAAACATTCCAGCACCTGCATTTTGAGCTGTACGTTTGATAAATTTTTGTATACCAGATTGCATACCTTTACCAATTTCTTTAGACTTTTCTACATACTCATCTAATACGAATGTCTTAGGCAATGGGATAGTTGTATCTACAGTTACAACGAAAATACGTTTAGGGTCTAAACGCATACGTCGTGCAAATTTCTTGCCATTGCTACGTAAGAAGTTCTTTTTAGCAACTACAACTTTACCATCTTTATTCGTTGTAGTGTCATAAGTATTACCTGTAGGCATATCAGCTTTAGAGGCTTTAGATGGGTCTTGATCTACAGTATCAGTAACTGGTTGATATGCGCTTTCATCATGTAAGATATTATTACACTTAGCGATAGCTTCTTTAGTTACTTTCTTTTCTTTAGCTGTACCGAATAAGAATTCTTTTAGCTTATTAAAGTATTTCATAACGAACTTACGAATCGTTTCAAATACTTTCTTAATTTTTTCTTTGATCTTAGATATAATACCTTCACCATCACTCTCTAGGAGCAAGTCATCAGAATTATCATCATAGATCAAACTTTCACATACCAATGCAAACTCATCAGTAATGTCTTGTAATTGATAGTCTATCATTGATTTATCCTTTATACAATAACGAATTCAATATCTAATTGATTTTCTTCAGTATTAGCAGTATTGACATTCAAGAACTCAGGAATACGTCCAACTATCATTTCATCTCTACGATAGATATGCTGAATACCTGGACCATATCCATTAAATTCTAAGAACTCAAAGTAAACTAATACATCTTTATACTTATCAGTAATATACGTGATAAGATTAGGTATATGAAGATCATTGATTTGAGTAGTATCTTCGATATATAATCGAATATCATTCTTAATCAATGTGATCATCTCTTTAGTGCTAGTATTGATAAACTTAACACGGAATCGTAAACTTAAGTTAGTTCTATTCAATGGTTTACCATCTTCTACATAGAATAGTTTAGATGGACCATATGTATTGAATAATTTAAAGTCGATACCGAATGAGTCTTCTAGTACATTCAAACACTGATTGATATGTACACGTTTCTTCTCTAAATCTAAAATGAACTTTTGTAATTTCATCTCAGTATTAATGAAAGACCAACCAACCATAGGAACTTTATCTATAGTATAGCTTAGTGTACCATTATCCAACTTAGTGACTTTAACTTTAGATTCGATAATGTCAGAGTAGTTATACATAAAGTCTACACCACCACGAGTGTTGTAGATATTAGTAAGACTATATCCATCTAAGTTACCACTAGTAAAGATTTGTTCAGACTTATATGTACCAGCATCTTCACCATCTTTATTCTTAATGAAAGTGAATACTTTAAACTGAGTATTGTTTGGCATATAACCATACAAGTCATTATCAGAACCAGCCTCTTTAAGATTTAAGATCTTAAGTTGGTTTAGTGTATCAATAGAGTTGTCTGTTTCCATATCAAACTCATATAAGAAAGAAAACTCTGTTTCATTGTACTTCTTGAATTTACCTTGAGTCCAACGTACAGGTTTACCATCTTTATAGAATACACCTAAGACTTTAAGATCTACACTAGTAATTTCATCAGGATCTAGTTCATTATCTTTATGAACCACCCCAATATTTCTATCAATGTTTTGAACTAGCTTAACTGTACATTTGTAAGTATTCTTATCGGTAAAGTATTCTCTCTTCCAGTTAAGATTATTACAAATGAATTGGTACTTGGAAGCTTTATTGATATACTCAAACTCAAGAGCTTTCTTAGTATCCATATAGTTGATATAATATGAAGCATACAAAGGACTCTTATTGATTACAATCATAAATGGATTGAAGTATAAGAACTTAATCTTATTTATAGATTCTAAATCTTCTTTTGATCTATCATAAATGACTTTACCACTACCACCAGCATCATACTGAATAGTATTACCAGTATTAAAGATATAGTTTTCACTAGACACGTTATCAAAGTCACGTCTAATCAATTCTATAGGAACTGTATTAGTTGGAATCATTTGTGTATCAGTACTTGCTAAAAGATAAGCATAATATAGTCGATATAATGGAGACTCCATCTTCTTGAAGAAGTATAGCTTATTCTTAGGTAGCCCATAGCTTAAAGAGTTAAAGAAGTTATTAACGTCTTTAGAGTTGGTTACGCTACCACGAGCTAATGCTTCTTTAGGAATCATTAACTTTAACTCATCAATAGTCTTCTTATCCAAACCATCTTCAGATGCAGGTAAACCTAATGGATCACCTATTGGGGTAATAACCATAAACAAACGGTCATAGTTAAATCTATCACTGATAGGGTATAGTTGGATAGGGTCTATATACTTGAAGTTACCTTCGGAACCCTTAGTGGTATATAGATTTACAGAAATCTCAGAGTTCATACCAGGAATATTAGATGTATCACTAAATACCAATCTAATAGTCTTCTCATCTATATATGTATAGCTACAGTAGTTGACTTCACTACCAGTATGCAACCCTTCATAGATTGGTAAGAGCTTAACTGGTTGACTACCATAGTTCTTAATAGTTACATCGAAACCGGCTAACTGATCATCAAATGTAAACTGATAAGTTTTATTCTCAATAGGGTTTCTATTAAGAATTGTAGCAGTGTTTTTCGTATACGTATATTGACGTATACGACATCTTACTGCAATCTTTTGTTCATTCTCATCAAGAATCCGACCAACTGGTGGTAAGTATGGATCAATGATTTCAAATGAATCAATAATTGGATTATAAGCAGATAAGTCATACTGAGCAGTATACACATAATCACCATCTGGTAATACCACACGACGAATTAAGATATCATACTCAGTATGGAATTCAAACCCACCAATATTAATAGCTACTTCTCTATCAAATGTAAACACATCATTACGCATATTAGCTAATAATACATCCTCAGATATAGTGAATACTATATCCATATATGCAGGTCTAGCATTAATATTCTTAATACCTAAACCTAAAGCATGAGCTATAATATTCTTTTCGAATTTAGCTCTAGTTGGAATAGCTTCATTACCAAACTCCGAAGCCATGATTATATTATTTTGTAGAGATGTAGAGAATACGTCACTTAGATAACCAAATATACCCATAGATAGGGTAAGATCATCTTCTTGGATATGTTTTTTCTTGACAGCATCAATATATGAATTAAGATCATAAATATTAGAGTTCGTCAATAGTTCATTAGCCATTAATCTCCCCCTTCCTAAACGTTATATTTCTCACGATATCTAGCATATTCTTGTAAATTCTTTCTAGCCTCATCATACCCTCTAGGGTTTTTGTCAGTGAAGTTATAAGAATCAGATGGAGCTTTCCATTTAAGTTTATAGAACTTATATTGATTCTTACCATCACCATTAAGACCAGCAATATATGGAGCCTGCATCCAATCACCAGACCAGCCATCTAATGCGTCTATATAACCACCACCAGCAGCATTACCACCAGAATATAGACTACATAGTTGATTGAATTCGTGTAATGTGTCAACTTCCATATCGAAAACAAATGTAGATTTAAAACTAACTGTAAATCTTAAATCAGAACCGTCTGCCATGTCACTAAATACATCACGTGGTACTGTCTTAGGGTACACACCAACATACTTAGCCCAATAGATGATATCTTCACCACCAGAATCTTCAGATACTATGAACTTATACATTGACATTTGGTCATGAATAATACGTTGCATAGCATAAGCTTTATTAGGCTGATTGATTCTACCAAAGTGCTTCAATCTAGAATATTCATCAAACAGCTTGAAAAACATGTAGACTTCTAGATACTTAGTATCTAGAAACTCTACACTGAATTCATGGTTTTCATCACTCTCTATTGAAGTCCCTCGATAGAATACAGAAGAACCTAAAATATTTCTAGATGTCTCATAGTCATTAGCTACACTAATAGCTGGTAAATCGACATTAGAAGTTTTCTGGTTTGAAAGAAGATTAACGAATGGCTCAGAACGATTTTGAGAATAGCATAGTTGATGCAATACCTCAGGATATTTAGTTGCTGCTTCTACAAATAGTGGGTTATTGGCTACAGAGTCAATGAATGTTTTAGACATATCATTACTACCACCACTACCAATAGAAAAGTTCTTATCATGTAAGAAGATTTGTAAATCTGGTTTTGTAAAGAATATATATTCTCTAGTCATACCGACACGATTATACGGATCTATCTTAGAGAACCTAGCAAATCTATGATATCTATCTAGAGATGTCGGATTGTATATACCATTCTTTTTAATGAATTGCAACATCATTTGGGAATCAACCGTAGGTTTAAGATTCTTATATTCTTGATTATTCTCGGTTAAAGTTTTACCCTGTTTGATGTCAGTTGTTTCATCGGACATTCTCAGTCTCCTTTCTTTATAGGATTATAGAGATGTTTCAAAGATATCTTTAATTGTATACTATAACTATGAATAAGAGATAAGAGTCTAGCTGATAACTCATTAGAGTTAACTCTCCTCCAAAGTTTTGTTTATTGGACATCGATTAAAGGAAGGGGTAACCACTATGAGCAGCTATGATTATTACACTAACGAGTTTGTTAATGATTACGGTTCAACTTACGATATGTCATATCTTGGTAAATATGTAGAGACTAATGAAGATATTATTGTAAATCAGGTAGAAAACATAGATTTTCATACAGCACTAAATGGTGAAACAATAAGAGACCAGAATGGTAATATATATTATACTAGTAGAATAGTTGATGGTTTAAGAAAAGACCTATTAGACTATGCTATTATTATAGATGAATTATTATCATTAGTAGGTCCTGGTAGATTTTATAATTGTGGATCCAGCACTTCTATGAGAAGACCTGAACCATTATTTGTAACATATGATGACCGTAATATACTCGCTGGTGAGTATGCCAAAGAATTTGATTACTATGATAAGTTGCATTGTATTAATGATGCAACACCACAGTCTATTTTTATTAAGTAACTATATTTGGCTAGGCTTTTATTTTTTGCCTAAATGGGGCTGTTTTAACATAGTAGTAAATTTCAATATTGAATTTAGAATACGTATTTTAAGGAGGACTATAATGTCTTACATTCAAGAATCAATCCTCAGCGACATTATTAATCTATATGATAATATTACAGTTGATGATTTTAGTTTAGACAAATTATTGCCAACCCAATCTGGTGGTTATAAGTCTTTCAAGTCTATTAATAGTGCTACTAAAGACTTGGTACTTACATTCCCAGTTATGTTTAGCCGCAATATGGAATTAGCATCAGCTGAGCTAATTGCTAGAGCACTTGAAGTTAAATATGCTGGTTTGGTTAGGATGCTCTTAACTGCTATGGCTATCACGAATTCAACAGATGCTATTGATTATATTAAAAATATTCATAGTAATATGCAATTCAATGATGGTATTGATGTAGATGATTATCTAACTATCAATAGAAAACTAAATACTGAATCTGGGGCTATGACCATGTTCACTGCTGGTACTAAAGCTGTATATGAGAACTATAAGCATAGCTTAAAACATAGCTTACCTATTGCTAATACCATTATCAAAGAAGCACCAACCCCTGCAGAAATCTCTGTAGCTAAAGCAAAACTATCTAGAGGTATACCTAGTCATGGATATGAAGGTCCTGTTTTCGACCAAAGTAAGTTAGACAAGATCAATCAAACTATGCCATTGATGATGAAAATAAACTTCATCTCTAAAACAAATGGGCATCCTATTAGTGTGCCAGCCTATGTAGGTATCAAATGTAAATTATTTGATGTGGCTGGTTTAGATATTATCCAACGTATCGTATCTAAGAACTCTTCTGCAGTAAGTTTATTTAACTTTATTCGTGCTACATCTCAAGAAATTGGTTTCTGGAGAGATTTCGTATTTGCATTAAGCAAAGCTAAAGTTGATGCTATCTCCAATGCACGTAATGGCTCTTCTTCTAAAATGTGGAAAGCATTAGAGCAACGTGCTACCAAATCTAAACTTAACCAATTCTTCCGTCAAAAGAATGATGCTACAGCTATCACTTCTTTATTGGTAACTACAGATGAAGTTGAAGAATTGAAAAAGAATAATGACATTGATCTTTCCAAATCTAATGTGGCTAGAAAGATTATGTCTGATTATAACTTACTATGTATTGGTATTGTAGATGAAACTACAGAATCCGTAGCTTTAATCTTTGATACAGGTGATGATGAATACGAATTAATGCGATTCAAATCTTTGAAAAAAGAAAAAGATATGGATGCTAAACAAATCGTTAACCTATTGACTAAAATGGCCTAGGAGGAGGACACATGACTAAATACTTTAAAGAAGCCTGCTCCTATATGGATTTGGGTGATAAAGAAACATTAGCTATTGTATCTGCTGTAAATGAAGCAGACCAACGATTGATTATGATGAACGTATCCAATAAGATCTATGATTTCATTAAGCTTAAAGCTAATGAAGTAGACTTTGGTGATATTCCATTATCCAAAGGTGATGTACAACGTTTACGCCACTATAAACTAGTGAAACAAACATTAGATGCTTTAGAACGTCTTTGTGCTTCTCGTAATATTCAATCTAAAGCATTAAATACTACTAAAGAAGCATTAGCTAATCTAGAGAAAGATAAATACGCTTACGTTGGTGCATTCATGCGCAACTTAGATTATCCTTGCACTATTTATAATTTCACTGTATTATCTATCATTGCTTCTACTAGTATGATGGTATCTGCTATTACAGAATTTATCATGGACAACGAGGGTACAACTAAGTTTGCTATGGATTCTAAACACTTCAATGTGTTGGATGACAATGTAGTTATCAAGAATCTTGAACGCTTTAATGAAAACTCTCGTAATGGTAAATTAGCTAAAGCATTATCCTTATTCACTAAAGCACATGCTCGTGGTATCTTAGGTACTATGGCAGCAGTATCCATGATTGGTGCTGGTATTTACTTGATCTTCAATATTATTCCTATCTTACGTGAAATCGTATACTATTTCTACTTCTGTAGAACTAGCTTAGCTGAATATCTTGAAGTGCAAGCTAGTATGTTAGAAATCAATGCTTCTAAGATTGAATACGATGATGATATGAAAGACGCAGCTAGTTACCAACGTGACGTTGCAGTTAAGTTCCGTCGTTATGCTGATAAATTAGATATCAATGATAAAGCAGCTACAGCTAAGATGTCTAAAGAAATCAAAGAAGAAGATTCTTCTAAAACTAAATTTAAACATGATGACATTAGTGACAGCATTCCTGATTCTGCTGGTGCTAATAGCAGTCTATTCTAGGAGGTTAATGATTAATGAATATTAAAAATAAACCTAGAGGAATTACATCTGGTTCTTTATTTTTTGAAGCAGTACAATCCGCTAGACGTGAAGAAATCGTAAAAGGTTTAAAAGAATTAGAATATCAACCAGTATATGAATCTGCAGTAGCAAGTAATCTATATGATCAAATTGCTAATCGTAATAAAATGACTAAACGTCGTCAAGACTTCTCTAATTCTGTACGTAATGGTCTTATCTTTGAAGCTTTGAATATTTTATTCGAAGCATCTGCTAGTTATCCAATGATGTCTGAAGATAACCGTACAATCAGAAATAAAGTTATCTCCAATTTCATTGAGCAAACTGGTTCTGATAAAATCTTATCTACATTGAGCAAAACAAATGCATTCACTGCACAAATTGCTAAGTATGTAACAGAAACTCATAAAGCTATCATGGAAGATAATGAAGAAGCTTTAAAATCCAATGACTTAGATGAAGAACCTAAAGTTTCTCCAGATGATACTGAAACATTCGTTGATAAAGTAAACTCTGATGAAAACAAAGAAGAAATCCAAGACATTGGTGATTCTGTAAAAACTCATGTAGCTAATGGTATTGAACAATTTATCATTGCTAATATCGAAGATAAAGAACACATTAAAGATGTATTACAAAACGTTGAAGATAAAGTTGCAACTATCCAAGCAGCTAATGCTGAAGAGGAAGAAGAGATTAAAGAATCTACTATCCAACGTGGTAAATTGCAAATTAAGAAACGTTTAGATACTCGTAAAGTAGGTTTATATGAAGCTATGGTTCGTGACCTATCTAAGAAAGCTTTAGCTAATCCAGGTTATGGTATGATTACTGAATCTGGTACATTAGACATGGATAAAATCACCGCAGCTTGTGAAGCTACACTAACTATGATGGTATTATCTGAAGCATTAGGATTCTATATTCCTAATGATATCCAAAAACAATACGACTATCGATAAGAAATACAAAAATACCCTGTATAGGCATTGCCTATACAGGTATTTCTTTTCGTTAAAGTTAATATTTACGATTATATACTATAATTGTGTATGGTAGATACAGCTATTCCGATTAGCTGTATCTAAATATAACCATACACGGTGCCTTACCGTTTAAGGAGGTGATCCTTATGACAGGCGCTCAAATGAGATATTATAATCTCAATGCCGGAGCTGAAGCCAATTTTGCCTTAAAGGTAAGAATTGCTTTATCTATCGTGCACAATTATGAGAATGGTAACTCTAAAAACTATTCTCGTGATGAGTATATGGATTGTTTATCCTTTATTAAAGGGTTAGACCCATAGTACTCAAAATAAAGCAATATGTAGAAGGGGCTTACTACTCCTTCTACATAATTGTTTTATTTTTTGTAAAAAATTAAAAGTCTTCTAGTTCAGACATAGCTTCTTGTACAGCGTCAACGATTTCTTCAGTAACACCTTCATCATCAGTATCACTATCATCTTCTGTACCAGCATCATTCATCAATTCGATTTCAGCTGCATCATTTTCATCATCAGCATAGATATCGATTTCTTGAGGTTCTAAACCTTCAACTGCATCAATATCATCACCATCATTATGAGTGTCATCCATTTCTACATCAGAAATAGCATCTGTTACTGTATCAATAACACCATCAACTACATGGTCATCAGCACTACCAGATTTAACAATATCAATTACAGCAGTAGCATCACGGTCTAAGTCTTGTCTAATTACATCAGCCATTGTTACAAAGCTCCTTTTTTAATAAAAATCATCATAATCATCATCGTAATCGTCGTCATCATCGATTTCTTCACCATCAATAACACGATCAAGATTGTTATCATCTACATCATCTAAGTAATTAGCTGTGTAGTCATCACTTGCAGGATCTACATCAACATCACCACGATGAGTATCGTCAATTAATAGATCCAATGTAGTATCTTCACTTAGAACGTCTAGAAATAGTTCACCTTCTAGATCTTCTAGGAAGAATCGGTCTAAATCATTCATATTTTTTAACCTCCATAAGGACTATGAAATTATGAATATGTTGGACTTACCCTCTTTTAGCTATATCTGTACTAAGTAGATTACACTTATCCATTAAGATATAGATAATCACTGGTAAGTAGTAGAATAATTCATTTAGAGGTCTATCATAATTGAATTCTTCTAGTTCTCTTAGAACTTCTTCAGTGAAACGTTTATCATTTCTACGTAAGAAATACTCTATAAGAATATTCTTATAGAATCCTGGTTCTGTTCTATCATAAGCATCTGCTTGTTGAATACGTCTTACAGTATCATCATCATAAGCACTGATAGGATAATAAGCACCAGGCCTATATAAATGTACGTAATAGTATTCTTCTAAGCATCTAGCCAGCATAGAAGTTTGGTCTGTAACCAATGTAGCATTAAGATTTGGGTTACATAGTACATCGACTTTACCTTTCTCTACAGCATACTGGAATGTACGCTTATAGTCTAATGGGAAAGTCTGTGGCATATATAGTTGGTGATCCATAAATAAGTATGGTAATTCTGGAGAGTTCATACAATCAGTACGTAATATAAACTCTATCATGAAAGGATCATAGAAATTACGATCATCATACTTAAAGATATACGCTTGAGTTCTATCACTATAGAAGTAGCTTCTAAAGATAGATCTCAAACTATTACAGATATTTTCTAATCTAGTGATATAATCATAATCTGTGCTTCTAATAAGCATAGATAGGTTAGTACCTTGGTTACCGACAACCATTTCATACTCATCTGTAGCTAAGTTATCTAGCTCAGTAGTATCAGCATCCATAAGACTTAGTTTATAACTAAGCTTATACATATTAGCACCATTAGGCATAGTATCTAAAGATACAGCTGTAATCTTAAATACAGCTTTATCTTTCATATGGTTAATGATGAAATAGTCTTGAGGGAATGGTTTGAACGCATTAGGTACTAAGTAAGCATCTCCTTCTACGGAACTACCTTCAGCACCAAAATCACCAGCATCAATATCTATGGCAATTCTATCTATACCAAATAATACTACATCATTGATCTTATTAAATCTAATGCTACTATCTTTATCAGTATAGCTATACATCATAGCTGTACCTTCATCGATAGTTGTCTTTTCAGTATTGATATTATAATACGTTACTGTAGTCGGAGCCTTATCTATGAATGTATAGAAGTTATTATCAATTCTATCTACCATACTATTTGTCATTGAGTTGACAGTATTGATATAAGTCTTATTTGCTATTTTACCCATAGTTATTCCTCCTTGTGTACGATTACCTATCTGTTAAAGACAAAAAATAAACCCAGTATGAGGTATTATCCCCATACTGGATTAGAATAATTCACATTCTTCATCGATATCACTTAATGGTACACCAAAGTCTTTCTTCTTCTTATTACTATGGAAATATACATCCCCAGTAAAGTAGAATCCATGTCTTTTGATATAAGACTTAGTGACTTCTTTAGATATTGTACCAGCATCATCATTATCAAAGTAGAAATGCCATTCCATATTGAATAGACCATATCTACTAGCTAGATACTGAATGGCTGATATATAGTTAGAACCAGATGTAGCTAAATATATACCAGGCTCTTGATTACGCACATTGAAGAATATCGACAATATATCAAATTGGCCTTCTGAGAGATGAATTTTAATAGGTCCAGTGGGTATACTAAGGCAACATGGGATTGTATAGCTTTTAACCATTTCATCGTTCCCAGACATATTGATTATAATGTATCTGGGAAGTTCATTATCATAAATATGACGTAAAACTATCCCAGATTGGTCTGCTGTAACGAATCCAATATACTCATTATTGAGTATAACGAAATCATCATCAGTCATTCTCTTATACTTACGTATCTTATAATATATAGCATCATTTGATAAGTCAAATACTATACGACTATCTATATATCTCTGTATAGGATAATTCAACCCTAAACGGCCATTAAGATAATCAAGTTTCTTCTGTATAATCTCATTAGGTAGCTTATTACCACTTTGCATGAAATTATCATACAGCTTATTGTAATTTATACTAGAATAGTTTCTCTTCTTAGTATACGTAGAATGATCAGAGTTCTCTCTTACTTCCTGGTTATAGATATTAACTTCTTTGATTGTATTAATATCTCTTACGCCAAGTTTCATTAAGATCTCTTGATCAACTATACCACGTTCATTACATTTAAAGCAGTTATACATTATAGGTTTGTCTTCTTGGACGCTAATATATAAATGCTTCTTACTAGCACTAGATGTATGTCCACAATATGGACATCTAGCTACTAGTTCTTTTCTTTGAGCTGCAAACATTGAGCCCTGTATGCTATCTTTCAATAGCTCTTTTAAACTATAGATGTCCATATCATTGAACCTTTTACTTTATGCTTCTTTGATTAACCATTCAACGTATTTACTGATTGTACCATCTAAAATACGTTGTATAGATTGGAGACCTTTAATCATAGCATCCGCATCATTAGTGAATTTAGCACCAGGAAATTTCTTCTCAATACCTTCACGGATTTCTAATATACCTTCCCCAACCTTATTTAGGTCAAGTTCTTTAACATGATATTCTTTATCTAAGAAATCTTCCAAATCAGAAAAGATTTCATATAATTGATTGTATTCAAAGTACTCAAATAGATAACCAATCACATATAGAGATTCATTAGTAATGGTATAGTCTATCTTTGCATCATACCATACACCATTGTCTGAATATGTCCACCAATCATCTTTTATTGGTCGATAGATTTCACCATTGTATTCAAATTCAAATACGCTACCTGGGTTACTTTCATAATCCCAATATAGCTCATTGATTATACTACCTATTTTGTCTTGTACTAGTTTTAATCTTTTTGTGAATTTCATGTTTTCTACCTCGATTGATTCTTAACGTAGTTTATCAAATGCCTTACTAAAGCACTCAAATAAATTAATTAACACTTTTGCATTAGATTCATTTACGCTATAGTCGTATTCTTTAGCAATCCAGTCTACTACATCAAGTACGTCTTGACATAGTGTAAGGAATGTAACGTCTTCGCCAGGGAAATCATCATTAAAGAATACATCTAATACACATAATGAAGATGCTCCTTCGGCGAAACTATACCGAATAAGAGCTTTCAATCTACAAAGTTTATATAAAGACTTAGATGATTTTACTTGTTCTTCATGTCCTTTGAAATTGGACAAAACTAATCCATTAGCCGTAGTTTTGAATTCATAAGTATCACCATCTTTTACGATGCTTAATAAATCCTCTAATAGATCGAGAATATCTTGAGCATAATCATCAAACGATGATTCAATTTGTGCAACTTCTGCTAATTTACTGTAACTCATTATTTACTAGCCTCCGTATATATAGTATCAAGATCCAATAATGCTTTATGAGCATCTCCTAGTTTATCAGAGATATCTACATTATATGCTGCTAGTATAAACTTTTCAGCATTAATTAAGATGTCATTTATATCTTTAAATGTAATATCTTTTCTATCTTTGGATAGGAATCTTATTCTACCATAATCACTAAATAGATCATATAGTAAGTCATAAGCTACACCACTTGAGTATGCATCGATATCATCATAGAATAGATTGATATAATCAAGAAATCTAATAGAGTCTATTAGAGCATGATACACTTCAATCTCAGACGTTATCTCTACAATGTCTTCACGTATAGCATTACCGACTTCTTTCTCACAAATAAGAAAGATATTATTGTTTGTAGACCCTCTGGATGTGAATCTACAATGGATATCATCTTCTACTGTAACTGTAAATGGATTTTCATCCATTACATATGATAAAGTCTTTACAGCGGCCTTTACTTTCTTATCTATAGCAGTTTGTTTATCAAAATAACTATACATGATTATTACCAACTCCCATTTTCAATAATATCAACTAGTGCTGGATTATATAGGTTATTAATGACTCTTTGTAGAGCCATCATAGTATTTTCAAATACATCCATCGAATCATCGAACTCTGCATTAGGAAATACTTTAGTAACTTGAGTGCGGTAATCATATACACTATCGATAATATAAGAAGCATCAGCTTTACCAGCATAATCACACATATTATCAGTTATAGCTTGGATAAACTCATTAAAACTATCATAACGTATATCATTTAAAGCCATCAATAATTTATGTACACCATACGTGTCAATTTGTTTTATATTGGTAGTGTGTGGTGAAAATCTATTAGGTTCATCAGCTGAATCATCGGTGTAAAAGAAGTTATCATCAGTTCTGGAGTCTACACCTGTAGGCCAGTAATGTACGCTATCAACTTTAAAGTCTAATAGATTAGTGAGATCATCATCATAAGTTTCATTTATGTGCTCAAATAAGAAATTACAATAACTAGAGACAGAGTCTTTAGTATCGGTATAATTATTATGAGCACCACAAGCCATAGCGTCCAACTGTTCTAGTTTATCAGCAACGGTATATGATTTTCTTTTATCTACAAATACATTTGCCAATGCAATCAGATGCTGTCTGGTTTTTATTTTTAAATCAGAGATAGCTTTATTATTACCATTAAGATTCTCATCATAATTTGCAAAGAAACTTATAGCGGTATCTGCCAGGTTAACACATTCATTACTATTGAATCTTTTACCAGGAATATTAGCTATAGCTGTTTTTAAATCTGGGTATCTAGATTTGGCTGGGGTATTCCAAGTAACAAATCGTTCGATATGATAAGTTAACCAATATACTTTATCAATAAACTCTAATACATCACCTTTGATTAATACCTTCTTTGTACCAATGTATTGTATAGGTTCATTGTTTTCATCTGTACCAGAGGCACTACTATGGCCTCCGACACCTTTTAGGATTTCTTCTTTAACGAATTCTCTAAATCCACGACATGCTCTAACTACGTCGCTAATATAGTCGTCACTTTCAAATAGTCTTTCATACATAGTAGGATTCTCCTTTACGATAAAACAATTAGTATTCAAGAATCTATCCAATCATCAATACATAACGTAAGAACTCATCATTGATTACATCAGAGTTAGACATGATAGGTGCACCAGTATTCTCTTGATTATGGTAATCAATACATGTGAACTTAGATGATAGGATAGTTGCTAAAAGAGCCATTATATAATTCTCTGTCTTTTCGCTCTTATATCTGTCTACAAGCTTTCTATACTCAGGAGAAGATTGAATCTTAGTTGATTCTTTCTTATTAACTGAGTTACGATTTACACGTTTAACTACTTTACCAGATAGAATAGCTGCCATAGTATATAGGCCCTTTTCACATAATATTTTTCTACTAGCTATAATAAGTTTGATATAACCAGTTAGAGTCAAAGATTTTAATGCAGATGGATCTCCAAAGTATCTTAAGAATAGATAGCTAACTAATTCCCGTTGTAGCTCATTTACCGGAGATACTGCATCTTTAGATAACTCTTTTTGATAATAAGCTATTTCTTCAGGGTCAAATGGACCAAACTCATTATCAATAGTTTCCATAACCCGTTCATAGTTAACTTGGTTATGTAATAATAATGACTCATTTCTTTTACTCATATGAGCTTCAAAGATATCTAAGTCACTACTGCTTTCATCATCACGTTTATCATGATTAAATCTATTGAAGACATAATCATACTTACCATCTACTATCTTAAAGCTCAATGTCTGTTCGATACTAGTATGGTTAAAGTGAACTACGTTTCTGATGTATGTGTATTTAGGGAATAGTTGAATGATTACGTTGTTTAAGATATTGGCTGCTTGTTCATGTACACCAACAGCAGCAATCTCTAACTTAACCCATAACTTAGTATTCCGTTTATAGTTAACCATTACACCATTCATTACTGTTTGATATAACTTGTTAACTAAATCCATTTCTGGATGCATTTCACGAAGAAGAATATTGTAGAAGTAGATTAAGAACTCATCAATATTCGCTACTTGTCTATGAAATGCAAAGTGGGTTAATAATGGAATAAGTATCACTTGGAATAGACTTACTTCCATCATAGCATGGACGTGTTGGTTATTGTAGTTTAATACAATATTACGTCCTTCACCATCAAATGAACGAAGCTCTAATACACAGTTAGCATCATTCATTTCCTTAACTTTCTTACCAATATTAGAATCCAGGATTAATCGTCTGATATCCCATTCTAGATTGGCTTTGTTATATTGCGGATATGCATCCATAGTTGCTTTGATGTATGCATATGCTGCTAATAACTCATGCTCAGGATCATAGAACTTCTCAAAGTAATTGATATACTTACAGAAGTGCTCCTGCATGTCAAAATTAGCCTTAGGTATGCTATAGCCTCGTTTAGATTTTAGGTTAAAGATATCCAGATGCACGTTTAATTCTGGATCTTGTCCTAACTTTTCAGCTATAGGCATATATAACGCGGAAGGTATCTTTTTCACAATCTCATCTTCAGGTAGTGGATCCCATCGATCCACTAAAGGAATATTATTACTGCCTTTTACAAATAAGTGCGGTTTTATCACCTCCATAGTTAACTTATTTGGGTCTAGTACTTTACTTTCGACCTCAAATGGTAGTTTGGTAAACATCGACATTCTGTAATCTTTTAGTTTCTCAGATGCTTGCATTTAATATTAACCTCCCTAATACGTGCACAGATATAATATATCATTATATCTTACTTTCGTTTGACAGATCCTGTTGATTTTGTGCTACGTATTGACTTACTTGCTTTACTAACTTTACTCGCTTTACTAATTCCAACTCTTTTTGTATTACCTATGGTCTTAGAAGAACCACGATCTCCACGAGCAGTGGATTTCCCTGTTGATTTAGAAGTGGTACGTTTAGTCTTAGTACCATATTTCTTTTGCTGCTTTACACGTTCAGCAATTTTAGTCTCAGCATCAGTAATCTCTTTAAGATTTACTGTACCATCTTTATATTTACCCTTATCAGTAAGCTTATACTTATTAATGGTCAAATATCCAAAGTATAATATCTTAGCATAGTTAATTACTAGATTAGGGTTAGTTGTTTTAGGTTTATCACTAATAGCTTCTGCACTATATTTCTTCTCTAGTTCAGGGATAGTTAAACCATTCTTATGATACGCATAAGAGAATGTGTATGTGAAAGCTGGGTCATTACTAAAGAATTGTACTTTGTAATCTTCTAGCTTAGTATCATGCTCATCACCAGCTTTAGCTGGAGAGAATTTATATATAACGTCATAAAAGAATCTAGGAATGTTTTCTGATGGTATCTTCATAATACACCAGAAATTTCCTTGTTTATCTTTTATGGCAGAGTATTCAATCTTATTATTGTAGTCTACTAATACCTTAAAGAACTTCAATGAGTACATAGACGTCAATGCTGTTCTATTACCAGCAAATGATGCACCTGTACCTGATGGGTTCTTAATATATTGACGTAGAGTCATTATCTTTTTAGCCATAATAATTCTCCATCATAAACTACCGTAGGTTAGAGTCAGTGACCCTAACCTTGATAGCTGTTCGTTATTTATTTTTCTTCAGATTTCTTCTTTTCAATTTCACGTATAGCGTCATACATATTATTCGAAGCCTCTGGAGTTAAGAACTGATTACATGTGATAAGAATAGTCATCAATTTAGAAATGATAGTCAATACTGCAATATCAGAACGAATAGAAGTAACTACGTCTTCAGAACGTTCACCTGTAGTGATATCAATAGGCATTCTAGGTAATAGTTTATCTTCACCACCTAGAGCGGCAACCATCATTTGATGCACAATACCACTACGTTCATATTCACTATAACTTTCATGGATTTCAGAACGTTTAGTGCCATATAGCAATGCTACAAGATCCAAATAAGAGTTATAGATAATAGAAGAGATAGCCGCTTCTAATGTAGGAGTTTCATCAAAAGCATTACCGTATTTCTTATATACATCTTGAGCAGCAAATAGCCCTTCAAGGTTAGATGCATAACCAAAACCATGGATAGCTGCAGACATACAGTTTAATACAGCATCTTCAGCAGCATCAAAACGATTATCACGTTCTTCTTGAGTAGACCCACCAATATATAAGTCTAATGTATTAGCCTTAAGAGAGTTAAGTCTACGTTTAAGTGTACCAAGAGTATTTACATCTTGACCATCACGTTTAGCTTCAGCAACTTCACGTTCAGCATGATCAATCATACCTTGATATAGGTCACTATATTCTGTAGTACCTTGTTTATACATTTCACAAGGATTGATAATCTTAGTCTTACTGAAATCAGAGATTACAGCATCAGCACAACCAAAGAACTCATGTACTGTTTCATTAGTTGGTGCAAGACCTTGTTTTTGTTCTTCTTCTTGAATAGTTAGGTCTACATACTTCTTGATTGTTGTAGCATTGCATAGACGAGCTAAGTCAAGAATCATATTCTTATCTGTAATATTAGGTACAAATAAGAATGGGATTTGAATACCAGCAGAACGATATTTATAGATAGCTTCAGTTACAGCATCCATAGTGGTATCAATATCACGAGTAGTTCTAGGACATAGAATTACTGTTGGAATCATACCCTTAATATCATTAGCTTTGATTGGATCCATAATATTACGCACGATAATATTTTGTACATAACCAATCATTTCTGGTGTATCTACAGGGTCTTCAAAGAAGTAGATTTGTGGATGGTTTAATTCAGCAAAGCCTTCTTTGTTGTTTACATAGACTTTATCACCATAACCAGTGTTAATAGTCATACCGTCATATGTGCGAGTATAGTCTTCATCGATAGAAGAGTGCTTAACTGTGATAAATACTTCATTACCCATCTCTTTGTAGATATTAGCGATGATAAGAGATAAGTCTTCATCACCATTAGTAGAGATTTTAGCAATACGATACATATCATCAGGAGTAGCTTCTTTAGCTCGAGATACAATAAGTTCATTAATCTCTTTTACGATAGCTTTGAATGTACGTTCAATCATAACTGGTGGTACATTATTAAGCTCATCATCATAAATCTTGATATTTCCCGCTCCATTTGTTGCCATGAAGTTAGGTTCTTCTTTGGTAACAAAACGTTTGTAAATGTTGTACGCAAGAAGTGTTGCAGAGGTGGTGCCATCACCTACTTCTTTGACAACGTTATTAGTCAAATCAACCATAATGTCTGCTAGACTACTTTCGATTTGACCTAAGAATTTAATATTCTTAAGAATAGTATTACCATCTTTAGTGAACTTAGGTGTAGCGTCAGTTTGCATAATCTGAGTAGCACTACCATAAGGACCAAAAGAAGTTAATATAGAATCACGGATAATCTTTAACGTTTTAAGATTAGTTTCATGAAGACTATCTTTAGATACGATATTAGAAAGAATTTGCATCTTTCTTCCTCCTTAATTTATACAGGTTTAACCACCGAAGAATATATGTCTACGGTAAATATTGCATTATCGTCACTATACTCTTCCATAAATTCTAAGTCAGGACTTTCTTCTTCACCTATAGTGGTTAAATTGAATCCATAATTAGCTAAAAATATAGTCTTTCCTTCAACCCTAGGGGTTATAAGTCCAACTGTATCTTTATCTTTTATATACAAAGCATCATAATCATTACGAGCTATCTCTTTTGAATCAAATACCCTAATCAATGGAGATAGTTCTCTTACAATAGCTTCTTCTTTCTTATTATTAACTATAACCCCGATATCAGCTACAGCACCATCAGACTTAATCAATACAGAAAAGAACTTATAGAATTCTGTAAAGTATATATTACGTCTGAGATATAGTTCCATAGAGAACTCTTCTTTAAGTTCTTCATATAAAGAATCAGCAGAATCTCTATATTCTGGTTTAAGTAGCATATAGATAGGATTCTTCTCGGTTCTAGTAAGAAGAAGCAATCTAAGACTTATAGGGTCTTCTTCTAATACTGTATCAAAGTATTTAGACTTACCATAATATCTTTGTATTAAAGTTGCTAATGTATAATCCAAATCAAATAGCATCTCAAATTCAAAGATTGCTTTTATTTCAGACATAATAATACCTCATAGGATAATAGGGAATAGTCTTAGACCATTCCCTATATTTTTTCTATCTATTATAAGTCATCTAAAGAACCGTTAGAGAACCCACCAGAGTTATTCATAGTATTAGAACCAGAAGAACTATTACCATCACCAGATAAATCATTCAATAATTTACCAACTGGAGAGTAGTCATATACTGCACGAGCAGATGCATAAGCACTACCATAGGCCATACCATTATAGAAGTCTTCTAAGATAGTAATCAAGTTTTCTAATTCAATGTATTTGTAATCATCTGTGTTGTGTTCACCATCCATATCATCACGATTGAAGTTGTGTACACCGAAATAGTAATCAGCATTGATTTCATAGAAGATTTCCATTTCAATTTTAGATGCATCATCAGAGAACTTACGAATTGTAATGCATGGGAAGTCTGCTTTAGCCACTTCAAATTCTTCACCAGTGGATACAGTTACAAGTGTTTTACCTGTAGTTACACCAGCAGATTTAATAGCACCATCAGCATCAATAAACTTACGAAGTTCATTAGCTAAGATACGTGCTTTGACTGGTGTCAAGAATGCATCAGCACGGTTGTCACGATCCATTGTATAGTACTCACCATTGTTACCATTAGACTTAACTAAATGAGCAATAGTAAGTTTAAGCATATTATTCCAATAAGAAATATCAATACCAGTAGGTGCTTTATCCTTGTTACCATCTGGCATACGGAAACGATAACCACAGTATACGTTTACAGAACGATTGTTGCTACCATTACCAGCTTTACGTGTGTTAAATAATGATTGTCCTAGAGCCATTTTAAGTTTCCTCCTATAGAAAATCTAACTTAATTTTGATTACGAATGTGTTATACTAGTTATAATTTCCTACTTAGACAAAAATAGGCTACCATAGAGCATTGCTCTATGGTAGAACCTGTTTTGTATTTAGTCATCTTCGCCGTAGTTTACATAAATACGTCGATAGTTACGTTTATATACTTTCTTAGCTACAACGTCATTACGCAATTTGTTATATCGTTCATATAAATCAGCGAATGCTTTACGTTCTCTGTCAGAGATTTGAGGATTATCGTCATTAAGAATACCATCGATAACGCTCATACGACTATTAATTCTATGCAAGAGTAATAGAGCATCGTCCTCGTCATTAACGTTTTGAAGAGTGACAGCATAATCATAATAGTCTTCCTCAATGTCTTTAATAGAAGACATTGTGAATTTCTTAGTCATACTTTGGTATTTCATTTTAACGTCGTCAAATACAGATTCTAAGATAGAAGAATCATCAATTCTAGATAACGCAGTAATCATATGATTCATTTCACGTTTAACTAAACGTACTGGAGTGTAAGAAGCAGCTTTACGTAGTAAACGTATAGTACGGATACGTTGACCTTTGATATCATTGTAGATCCGGATTGTCCATGCAATAATCGCAGAAGGAGAACCACCTTCGGAGAACATGTTTAAGTAGCCAAACTTTTTGAGTTTACTAATAGCACTATTAAGTTCGTTAATGAACCCACAAGACATAATAAAGTCATCAATAGCAACGTTGCTAGTCAAGTCCGCCGTGAAGATTGAGGTTAATTTATGTAATAAGTCTTTCACCCCAAATGTAAGTATAGCTACGTAGTTTACATTGTCTGTAGTACGTAGTACATCATTTGTAGTATCAAGATATAAATCAATCTCTTTTACAGCACGGTCTATTGGACCAGATGAGTTAATCATTGAACCTATATCATGTAGAATAATAGCGAGGATCTCTCTATTAGTCAAACCTAGCAATGGATTAAATAGTTTAGAGTCCAATTCAACGTAGTACTTCTCAATAGTAGTAGTATAATCAGATATAAGCAAAGGATATACATCCTTTTCTTTTAAAACTGGTTGTACATACACACCAAAGAAGTCTAAGTCTGTGTTATTAGTGTATAAGACACCTTCACATTTGACATCTCTGAAGAACATGTTTAATTCATATGCAAAGTTTCGAAGGACATCAGGATCAGCATCTTGTTTTAACGAATCAATTATAGTTAAGAGATCATTAAAATCATAATTTGTTTTTGCTTTATCCATTCTTATCCCCTTGTGAAAACAAAGAGTGAGCCTATAGACTCTCAGTCTATAGGCCTGCTCTTTTACAATAAGCCACGAATGCTATACTAATTCACCATCAGCATAGTATTACTGAATGTGGATATTATTTTTCAGTTTCACGAACTACACGATCCAATTCGAATGGTTCAACTTTAGAAGTTACACCTGCTGCACGCATAGCATCCAATTCTGCTTTAGCTGCTTGAGCTGCTGGAGTCAATTCAGCTTCTACGGAATATGTATGAGGGTTGGAAGCCAAGTCGTATTTTACAGGGTAAGGGTAACCAGTTGGGGATACAACTTTAGTACCGTCATGACGGATGGAATCATAGAAACCATGATCGTTCATGTCGTAACGTTCGTTGTAATCTTTAGTTACAGGTTTAGTATTTTGAACTGTATCACGAAGACCGGAAGCGTTCAAGATACGAAGACGACCTTGTACTGGTTGATAGGAGAAGAAGTGGAAACGTTCAAACGCATGTACAGCTGGGAGAGCGTAGTTTTGTTTGTTACGGATTTCGTTGGATAAGTACAATTGATAATCGTAAATAGTGTAGATAACACGGTCAGTGTTACGAGGGTTCAATACGATGATCAAGTTGGAATCGTTACGAAGTTTGTCGGAAGAAACGAAGTTGTAAACACGTTTGTCGGAAGTTACAACTGTACGTTTGTAATCCAATTCTACAGGACCAATGCTGGATGGGGATTGGTAAGTGTATTCTACTGGAGTAATACGACGAATCAATGCAGGAGCACCGATAACGGAAACAGTTACGTTAGGATCGTTCAATACTTGGAGCAATGTAGTTACATACATATCTAATTGGTCCATGAACATTGTACGTCTCCAGTTTACTGGATCCATGTTATAAGTGTCTGGTGGGCAGAAGTCGAATGTAGCTGCAAGTTTGTTAGCTGCAGGCATAGTTTTGAAGGACAAGTCCAATTCTTTACGGATTTTGTCATCTTTGTAGTTACCCAATACATCTTTGATCAAGCCAAGAGTTTTGGACAATTGGTCAACGTTGTATAATGCTTGAACGTCTTTTACTTCTTCAGGAGAAATAGGAACGTTGATAGGGTTAGCATTAGGGATTTCTACGATTTGAGTTACAGCATCCCAACGTACGGATGGAGTATCGATCATAGCGTTGGAAGTGTCACGTTTGGAATCGATGATTACACCTTTGATGTCAGCAGAACCAACACAGGAAATCATGAATTGATTGTTTTTAGTGTAACCAGTGATGTAACCTTCAACTACGTCTGTAGTACCAGGTTTTACGAAGTTGAATTTAGTAGTGATTTGACGGTCTAATTCACCATAGCCAGGTTCGAAACGACGAGGGCTAATAGCGATAACCAAGTCACCAGTATTAGTTGCAGTTTTAACGCCTACAGTTTTGTAAGTTTCACCAGCAGCATTTACAGCTTTGGAGTCAACTACGATAGCATCGCCATCATGAGCGTTAGTACCGTCGATTACGATACCAGTGATAGCTGTAGTAATGGAGTATGCATCATAAGCTTTGTTGAAGCCGTCTTTAGCACCATAAAGAGCCAAGTTCAAGGATTCACGCATAGCTTTTTCGTCAGCACCACCAGGGATGATAGGTTTAGTTGGGTTAACTTCTACGAATACACGACGTGTAGGAGCAGAAGATTCCATCAATTCGAAAATACGATTTTGTTCTGTGAACATATCGATTTCAGTACCATCAACACCGATCATTTTGCGCACTTCCATACTCAAAGTGAACTTAGGAGTTTTAGCTACAGCTTTAGGAATAACGCCTTTATCGAAAACGTTATTCATCATCATATTTTTGTGTAAAGGTAACACAAGACCCATTACAGGGTTGTAAGAACCGATGGAAGCATATTCCAAGATACCTTGACGGTCGTTTTCGAAAAGTTGTTCCATCATCATTTCGTGGTCACGAAGACCTGCTGGGTTGTCAGCAAATTCGTCTGCATCAGCAGATTCATTTACGAAGAAGTTTTTAAGGGCACGAGCAGCGTCCTTATTACGCATTAAACGAGCAGACTCAGTAAAGAAGTCTGTTTGTGTTTCGCTTGCGATATTTTCCGCCATTTCTACAATGGCATTAGCGAATTCGTATTCAGCACCTTTATGGAAAGAACGGCTGGACACAACATCGCTAGATTGATTACCTACAACTGGCATATTTGTAGTCTCCTTTCAGGATAGTTTAATTTAAACATTAATGCTCAAATTAGCGCATTTTAATATATTGTTATATTAGCTAAACGGGGCAGACTGGTCACTCAGTTTTTTCTGTATCGTCTTCTTTAACTGTAGTGGCAAGTAGTTTGACAAGTCTATCTAATATAAGCAGCGAGTAAAATAGTTCAGACTTATTCTCAATATAAGACTTAGTCGCAAACGTATTAATGATATAGTGTTCAACTGTATCACGTAATTGTTGCGTAAGTTTAGTCACACGTAGTACTATATTGATATTGTCTGGAGTCTTAGCAATATAATCGATCTTAGTAATAAATCGATTGATTTGATCATACAAATCCATCCATCTAGTCTTAAGTTCTTTTATTGCTATATTTTTCTGTTCTGGTTTTAGATTGTTGAAAAGATTATCTTCAATGGCTTTGATATCAGTATCTAGTTTAGGGTCTCCACCAGTACTACCATCATCAGTACCAGCATCACCTGTACCATCTCCAGAGTCATCAGTGTCTCCACCATCATCTCCTCCTGCATCAGGTACATCATCACCATCTTCGGATGGAATGTCATCTCCATCTTCACCAGTATCAGGTTCGATATCGTCACCGTCACCTGTATCATCACCAGTATCATCAGCACCAGCATCTGGAGCATCGTCTCCGTCTTCGGTTGGTACATCATCACCATCTTCGGATGTATCAGGTTCAATATCATCACCAGTATCATCCCCGCCATCAGCAGCTCTATCTGCAGTGTCTCCACCGTCATCATCAGCTGGAATATCATCACCTTCGTCAGGTTCTACTCCATCATCTTCTGGTGCATCATCTGCAGTATCCCCACCATCTGTACCGTCATCACCAGTATCAGTATCATCGTCATCAGTAGGAACTTCATCGTCTCCATCATCAGGCTCAACATCATCATCGGTGTCGTCATCAGCTGTGTCGTCTGCTGGTGGTTCTTCTTGAGTATCATCATCTTCTGGAACTTCATCTCCATCTTCAGGAACATCTGGTTCCATTGTATCATCATCTGCAGCAGGGGTATCTTTTTTCTTCTTATTATCCTCTGCTTCAAGGATAATAGAATTAGTTAGTTCGTCAAGGAATCCCATATATTATCCTTTCATAAAAACTCTCATATGTATTCTAAAATCATTTAGCTTTGTCGATTGTTGACCATACCATTCTATTAAGTCTAACACATTCTGTATTCTACCAGACTCAAGGTCTCGTTTTACATATCTAAGCATTGATGTAAGTTTACTAGTACCTTTAATGATTATAGGGTATTCGCATAGTTCAGGGTTTACTGTAAATATAGGATACAAGTCTACACCTTCTATGACTATCTTATGTGATTTAGAAATACAGAATTCAATTATCTTAATAATCCATCTTCTACGTTCAATAGTAAGTTGTTTCTTTTCTGGAGTCATAGGGTCTTCTCCATCAGCAAATACTCTTGAGTATGTATTAATGAACTTTAAGTACCCAGGATTCTTTTTAATAAACTCATAAAAAGTTTTATAGTGCTTCTTACAGTAATCAACCAGCCATTCAGCATCTTGTGGATAAATTATAGCATCTAGGTTTAATAATTCAGCATTATGCTTTTTAGCTAATTCGAATGATAGTGTTGTCTTACCAGATGCTGGATAGCCTAGTATAAAACATACATTGAATCCTTTACCACGATCAAATCTATCAAAGTTTACATATATATCATCATCACTAAAAAATAATGGATGATCTATCTCTGATTTAAACAAGCTCATTATTAATCATCCTCATCTTTAGATTTACTAATAGCCTCACCATGTTTAACCACCATAGTATATCCAAGCTTTTCTTTTTCACGGATAAGTTTTTGTTTAATCTTCATAAGATTACGAATCTTTTCTAATTGGTTCTTTTCTTCGGCATCTTTAAGATAACGATTACACATATTGATTTCGATATCTAATTCATCCATAAGTTTTCTACGTTCATCGGCAGATGCTTGACGTCTAGTAACCCACCATCCGAATAAACCAATTACAGATAAAGTCGGAGCAACCATATATAGCACACCAGTAGTGATAGCAAGCTTAATAATAGTAGAGGCTTTAGGGATAAACTTATCAGCAATAACTTCTTCCCTAGCATTATCTTCTGTATCTTTAGTTACAGCAGACATTAAGTTCTTAATAGCAGCATCAAAAGTACGACTAGCCATCTTTTCATTATCAGACAACTCAGTAAGTTTCTTATCTAGTTTTACACCAATAGCTTTAACCGTATCTAAGAAACTCATTTCCATATGCACTTTTTCTACAGTTTCTAGATTAGCCTTACTAGGTGTAGTAAAGATACCTTTGATATCACATTCCAAAGCATAATAGAGTTCACCTAATACATAGAGATATTCTTTCATATCACGACGTTCTAATTCTTCTACATAGCCTCTGAAGATAGATACTAATTGATTATAATTATAGCCTTCTTGGAATGAAGAGATTTTAGTCACTACTAAATCAAAGATTTCTTTACGTACATAATCAGACAATACTAAGCTTTTAGATAGAATCATAGCAAAGTCTTCAGGTCTATTAGAGCTTAATACAAACTCTTTATAGTTATACCCTGTTTCAGAATCCATCTTTAAAGCTCTCCATGTACGATGCACATTGCTACGTAGTAGCTCATTACCATCATCATCATAGAAGTCTTTATCAATATGATCAGTATCTTCTTCAGTAGCTTCAGTGACTACGGAAGAATGCTTAATAATCTTTCTAAAGCTTTCTTGTAATACATTATCTGTATCTCTAACGAAGAAGTATCCAGTAATAGCTTCTAGTACAGCATATCTATCATAATCACAGTTATACCTATCTAATAGATAGAAATAGTTTTCTAGAGTAATCTTATACTTATCTTCGATAGGAAGCTTGTAAGTATCAATCAACTCAGCAAATTTAATAGCATATACTTTAGATTGTACTTCATTGAATACATTCTCAGAGATAAGCTTATCTGTATTGAAACGTTTATTAATCATTGTATGATTCTTAATAACTCGGTCATAAGTACATAGAGCATTAGCCTCATTAAGAATCTTTTCTACAGCATGGATATAAGCATCTTTTTGATGCTTAGTAAGTTCAGTACTTTCATTGATTGCATCCTTACGGTTAGCAAGAATATTCTTCATACTTCTACGGATACGTTCAGGATCTTGTACTCGACGTACCCCTTCTAATACTCGGCCAAAGTATTTCTTTACATGTACAGGGTTATTGACTTGTAATGCGTCAAAATATAAACCAATAGACTTAGCTACTGATTCATCTAAGTTAGCATCCAAGTTTAAATGGTTCTCGATTGCAATCTTCAAATTTTCCTCTGTAGGATTTCTCCTGGCTTTTTCATAAGCATAAGCCATGATAACCCCACTAGGTTTACGCTTACTTTCTAAGTATGCTTTACGTTGTCTTAGTCGTCTTAGCATTTTTACGTTTTACCCTCACTTTCTATGAATAATTGATGATTATATATAGGTTCTCTAATTAATTTACCCAGAATGCACTTATAAGGGAAACATATAGTTAATTTTAAATCCCATAAGAAGAATCGGAGGTACTATATAGATGTCCATTAAAAACATCCCATACATTATCCACGAAGCTCCTATGGCAATCGCATCTTCTGAAATTGTGTCTGAGAATAATGGTAAAATCATTGCTCAAACTATTTTGCAAGATTTAGGTGTACAAAACCGTAATAGACGTATTTACTTACCTAATGACTTATTGCCAGAATTGCGTGCTAGTCGTGCTATGGAGCTTCTTGAAACTGGTAACCTTAAAGGTGAATTAGGTCACCCTATGAGCCAAGAGTTATCCCGTCAACAAACTATCGATCCAGTATTAGTTTGCTGTAAATATCTTAAACTCTGGAATGAGGGTAATCTTATTAAAGCTCACGTTACTGGTACTAATAACCAATACGGTGATTACTTTAATAGAGACCTTATGGATGGAGAAAAACCATCTTTCAGTTTACGTGCTCTAGGTACTATGCAAGTTAATGGTGGTAAGTCTTATGTAAAAAATATTAAAGTTATCACTTGGGACCGTGTAATCTATCCTTCCCATAAAGTAGCTTATGTAGAAAAACTTATTACTGAATCTGCCGATGTAGATACAACTTCTATAAATAGTAACCAAGTTATAGTAGAAGAATCTTACCAAGGTTCTATTATCCCTATTACTAACTGTCCACAAGTTAAAGACTTCATTAAAACTGAATCTGCTAACTTAGATATCATGGCAGAAGCATTTGGTATTAGCTCTTATGATAGCGTTGCTGTTACCAAAGAGGGTACAATCCAAATGTTTAATCAAGATGGTTCTACATTGGTTATGAAACCTGAGGACTATATCTTAAAAGAAATCAGAAGCTACGCTGAAAAGAATTTCTAAGAAAAAATAAAAAAAAAGAATCTAGGTAGAGTCATTGACTCTACCTAGGTTTTACTATCAAAGCTATCTTATTTGGAGTTACAAATCTCCATCCCATAGGCCAGTAATTATCATAGACTTCACCATAGTACTCAAAGAGTTTATGTGATGGTAAGTATATACCATTACGTCTTACTGGTAAATCACCAAATTCTTTTAATCCTGTATAGACATCACAGTCTCTAGGAATATTAGTCATATCACCTAGCATTACATAGTTTAAATATATTGGATAAGTATCAGGGTTTCTGTAAACAAAATTCTTATGATCAGAATACTCGTCTACATAATAAGTCTTTATAAAATCTGCATCTATTTGGTAACCTAATAGTTTAGCTAACTCATCTAATCTATCAAGCATAAATGTACCAGTTCTATACTCATTCTCTGCTTCCTGTTTATCAACCAATCTATTTTGGAAATGTAATTGGTATATATCTAGAGCCTGTTCACAATGAGATAACTCATGTAAAGTAATCTCAGTGACTCTGGTTACATACCGTTCTGCAGTATCCTCATCTGTACCATATTTGAATATAGTTGGTATGCTTATACTGATCTTGCCAAATACAGATGTATTTGCATATGCATCTGGATCTTCTTTTAATGGAGTATCCAGAACGTGTAATGTAGTGTATGGGTGGGATGGATTAATAATCCCATTGTACTTTAAATAAACTTTGATAGCTGTTTTCTTCATTAATTTAGCAGCTACTTCATAAGAAATTCGCATAATATCTATCACCTCAACATTATGATATATAACCAAAATAACCCTTAAAGGAGGCAAATAGGCATGGCATATAATAGAATGACAGACGTCATTAATAAGATCGAACGACGTCTAGGTACAAAGCCATTAGGATTACCGCCTGAACTAGCTAAAGATAAATGGGCTAGTGAAGTAATCATTCCAGATACACTATCTACATTTAGTAGATATTTTCCTCATATGATTAGAGTCTTGTTGACCAAAGATGATCAACGTGGAGACTATTATCTTCTTGATAGACACATCCCAGAGAACTATGAAATTCTTGGTGTTAAAGATCTTATGTGGGAAGATTTGGATACTACAAGAACTGGTGTACAGCAATATGGTACATACGTTATGTCAGCTAAAGCATTAAGCTTTGATGATATGATGCTATCTCAACAATATGCAAATATTGCATCATTGTTTAATAATAACGTATACGTTGAATACATTCCGCCTAATATGGTTCGTGTAACTATGAATATGGCAGGTCAAGTATCTAATATCCTAGACCAAATGACTCTAGGTGTATTCGTTAAGCATCCATCTAATCTAATGACTATTGAACCAACTAAGATGGAAACATTTGAACGATTGGCTACAGCTGATGTAGCAACTTGGTTATTTGAATACTTAAAACACTTTGATGGCATTGAGACAGTATTTGCTAATATCGATCTTAAATTATCTTCTCTTGAGCAACAAGCGTCAAGACGTGAAGAGATTGTACAGTTCTTACAAGAGAACTATGTCAACCCAGCAAACGGTAATCAACCAATCATGTACACCGTATAATAGAAAAAATCCCACTATGAGGAATTTCCTCATAGTGGATATTTCTTTGTTTATAATGAGATATTATTAGTTCCAAGTAAACCAGTTGTGCCCATATACTTAGCCATAGTACTAGCATGTAATAATGGATTGTATGTAGATAAGAATCTTTTAAATCCTTTGATACGGTTTATAGTTACATTGAATGAATCTTCAGAAGACTCATTGAATACAAAACTTACACCAGCATAGAATGAACCAGTCTTCTTATTATCAATTACTACAGGTACACAGTATAATGATGCACCTCGATAGTCTTTCATAAGCATAGGTCTTACTGTATTAGAATTACATCTTAAGTCATAAGATACACCATCTTTACCACGTACGTAGTCAAATGGTGAACCCTCTGCATTTATATCACAGACTTCAAGAATAGTATCTATTAACTCACAGAACTCATCATAGTTTTCCCAAGTCAAGTCTATAGATACATTACTATTACCACGTTGGGTTAAAGACATATAGTACTTATATCTAAGATTCGTGGTTATCTTATTACCACTATTAACTATAGTATACTCATTATGTAATGGGGTAAACTTGGTATTACCATTTCTTAGTGTTGTAGTATTGAATGCTACAGTAATCTTCATAATTAGATTATTACCAAAATCAAATACTTCCTCGCTTATCTTAGTATATGATTCAAAATTTTCCATAGTGCTTCCTCCAAGAAAAATTAACTTTCATAAGATAGTTAAAGTCCTTGTAGAAGACAAAAAATAAAGACGGGATTGGTTACCCGTCTTTATTATTTTTTAAGCAGCTGGTTGTTTAACCTTATCGGTTTCAACTTCTACCTTATTAACATAAGGCAATTCTAAGGTATACATGTTGGCATTTTCGTCAACCTGTTTTAGAACTAGCAAACCTTTCTTAGATGCTTTCGCATCATAATATAATGGCTTACCCGCTTTAGTGTGGAGTAAAAGAATATTATCTTTTATTTTCACATCAGTAAAAGCTTTTTCTACAACTATTCTCAAATCTTTTGGAATAGAATTGTAGTTTACAACCTTCAATAATTCAGGAGCAACCTTTTTCTCTTTAGGCTTCTCCTTATTATTTTTTTCAGACTTAGGTTGTTTTTTGTTATCAGCTTTTTTTGGCTCTTCTTTCGCTTCTGACAGATTGATAACTCTGTCGGCGTATCTAACACCATCAAAAGTCATCAGCTGCTTAACCTGACCAGCATCCGATAATAGATCAAACATTGGCTCAGCTAGCTTCAATGCATCTTTATTTTCAGAAACATATTTAGCTACAGCAGAAGCTAATAACCCACCAATCACTAGATCGTATTCTTTTACTCTATTGAGCGTGAGCGGTAAGAATAATACGATTCCTATTTGGCGGACTAATTCGTCCATCTCCACACGCACAGGATCTTTATCGATCAAGCTGTTGATAAACTCAGCATCTACAACTTGATCGATTAAATAGCCTACGGATTCAACAATGTGGTCTAATGGTTGCATAAAGAATGCCTCCATTAGCTCCGCTTCTTTTTTAGTATCACCATTAGCAATACCTTTAGCCACCACATCAACACTGTATGCATCCATCAATTTTAATTCTTTCATGGTAATATCCTCCTTATATAAATTTAATTAACTACCATAGAATTACAGTTATATTATACAACTGAAATTTCTTAATTAGCGAAAAATCCGATATAGGCAATGCCTATATCGGAATCCTTTATTTATCTTTATCTTTCTTATATACGCTATTTATATCGAATGTATCCCGATAGTCTATAAACATACGGTTTGCTTCATATTGAGCTTTTACATTCTCACGAATCAACTCAAGCTCTTCAGCTTTATTATTCAATGTATTGAAATCTAGCTGTATTTCTTTACAATCTGAAGCATATTTCTTAAATATAGGTTTCTTAGCTCTATAATACTGCCTAGTAGAGGTAAATCCTGTATCTACAAACTCAATATAATCAGTATCATCGTTTCTAGTTCTACCTAGAGTCTGTCTAGCTAATACTTCAGACTTAAATGGTTCATTTAAGACAAATGTAGCTTTAAGCCCACGTATATCTAAAGCTGCACCAGCAGACTTAGTTGTAGAGAGAATAATAGTCTTAGATAATGCCACTTGTTTTTCTGCTTGTGTATATGTGGATGTGAATATACCCACATCACCACGATACTCAGGATAGTTCTCTTCTATCCAGACTTTAATCTCTTCTATAGCCTGGTTAGTTCCAATATATACTAAGACTTTACCACCTATACGAAGAATCTTATCCATCATAACAAGCATAATTTTTCTAAACTCTTCAGTATTAACTAATGAGTTCATATACTTATTACGATCTAGACCATACATGTAATTATAACAGTTAGCTCTCATTTGTGGAGTCGGTCTACTATTATATAGTATAGCATGATATCTTGTATGTGGATCATTATCAGCATCAAACAAGTCTATCTTAGGTACATTCTTAAAGTACAGTTTATAGATAGTATTCTCATCACTATTACTTCGTATAGGTGTAGCAGTAAGATATAAAGTCTTCTTTGTATTTGTAGCATAGTCTATACTAGCAATATTCTCAAAGTTAAGATGTGCTTCATCGAATACTTTCATATATACATTAAGCTTCTTGAATAATTCACCAATAGAATCCCACCCAAATCGTTCACCAAAGTTCTTTAGTGTAGAATGGGTTACCATGAATGCTTTATACTTAGATAGGTCGGTAAATCCTTTAAGAATCTTGTGTATAGCAGCTGCGCCAGTGATTATCAGTACCTCCCTAATGTCGGTATTGGTATATTCTGCTACACAGTTTTGCCACTGCTCTAACCATGCCTTATTTGAGGCAATTACGCATATCTTTACATTCCAATATGCCATAGCTGCTATAGTTACATAGGTTTTACCAGCACCTGTGTTTAAGTTCACTGATAACTGTGTCCTATTACTATTAGCCATGTATTCACCCTTAGCTAGAATGAATCTTAAAGCCTCTTTTTGCACATCATCTCTAGGCATATACTTAATAGTGGTCATAGTAGTCTGCTCATATGGATCACTATTATACTCACGTTCCATTTCTACACCTAAAGTTCTAGATATAAACCCTGTATCAACCCCTCTAGGGAGATACATAAGTTTCTTCTCTTCATCAAATCTAACTCCTACGTATTTATATGTATGAGTCAAAGGATCGAAGATAGTAAAGTACTTTTCTAATCCAGGTACTTTACCTGGAGTATAATCAGTAACTACTATACAGGTATTTCGTATTATAGCTCTCATAATACCTCCTTTAAAGAGAATACAGTATGGGAATAGCTCCCATACTGTATAGTTTCTTTAGTCTTCAACTTTAACAAACATGCTCTTGACTTCTTTCTTAGTGTCATCTATAGACAAGTCTCTAGCTTCTTGGTTTAAGAACTCTTGAGGATTAAGCATGTAATAGTAATCTATAGAAGATGGAGTTTCTTTTAAGAATGTATTAGGATTCTTCAATGTATCTTTAATACGTTCATATGCTAAGGAGATAATCAATGATGGATTTTCTCTCAATGCTGTGCTTAATGCAAGTAATTGATACTTGGCTTCAGGATAAGACCAATCGGGTTTACCCATAATATCATCAGCTGCTCTAACTAAGTTAGCAATGATAACTTCAGTATGTACACTCATTACATTAAGACCACCCTCAATGATGGTAGCATTAAACTTAGTAATGATTTCAGGTAATGTAAACTTAGGAGTTATGCTTGCAATATTGATAATACGTTGAGCTTGTTCCATTGTTTTAGCTAATTCGTTATTTTGAATACGCATAAAGAATAATGGAGTCTCTTCGTTCAATAATGGTTTAGCATTCTTCTTAGCCACATGTAATCGTACATCGAAGTATTCACTATCATCATCAGGAATACTAGAGTTAACCATTCTACCAAAGATATCACCAAGATAGAACTTAGATACATGGTCTATATCAATCTCTTCACTACCATCTTCATCGATGATCATGAACTTATCTATATATTCATTTAAGATATCAGTATCTTCACGTTCTTCACGGATAGAATCATATTCTTCATCTGTAGTATCTTCAGAGATACTATCTTTATAGATACGAATCTTGACTTTAGATAAATCTACTTCTTCTTTAGGAAGAATACGGTTATCAAAGATAGTAAAGTACTTTTGGAACTTAGCAGGCCATTCAATAGTTTGAAGCTTAACTTCAAGAAGATGCTTAGCTGATAATAGTACTTGAGTAAACTCTCTACTGATAAGCTCTGCAGCGAATTTACCGATATTGATATTATTATTAGTATGAGCTAACTTACCATAACAGCGATAGCAAATACCATGACCATGCACAGCAGATGCACATGTAGCTGGACTATATAGATATACAGTTTTACCCTTGAGGTCTTTCCAGCTATCTTCCGTAATAAGTACATCAAAACCATTAGGCTCTAAACGACACCATCTGTCTATATACTTATCGAAGAAGACTTTATTATCAAACGTAATAGGAATTAAGTTTTGAGTATCACATTTGAAGTTCTTATCTTCATGGAGATAGCTTTCTTGAGCTAATAGACCAAGAAGACGTGCAAAGTAACCTGCATCACCAACGTTATCTTTAGCTAAGATTTGGGCAATACGTCCACCAGCAGATTCAATGAAATAGGATACATTATTATTTACACCACCAGTAATAAAGCTATTGGAAATGATGTATGGATATACACCACCCTCACCATCTGGCTTAGCACCAATGAATCCCATAAATTCTCTCAACTGTTTAAGGTTGATAGTTTCTTTTGCTCTAAAAGCATTAGCATAGATATGGTCATATCCAATATACTTCTTAGAGTTCTTTACATAATCCTGAATCTTATCAATCAACTTATTACCATAAGACTTAGATTCAGATAAAGTTACTTCATCTAAGTTAGGGTAGATAAGGTTTCTATATTCAGGAATATTCTTAAGCATCATAACTTCGTCATGTAAGTTTACACTATTAACGAAGAATGGTGCAAATTGGTCCACGAAACTAATATTGAATATCATATCAGCAATAGCTTGATTCAAAGTCTTCAATGGAATAATCTCTCTATATGGACCAATGATAAGTTTATTAATATAACTTTCGATAGCTCTACCAGGGATACAGTTATCAAAGAATAAGTGCTCTGGTTTAATAGTATCACCGACTTTAACGATGATATTCCAGAAGATCATATTAATCATATAGTGTGCAAAAGTAAGCTTAATAACTTTACCACCAATACGCACACCAATCTTTTTAGTTCTCACTAATTCAGATTCAATCATATCTTTCAAGATATTTAGAATGCTTTGGTAGTGAGATTCCCAATTGTATATATTAATCTTTTCTACGTCTATGACTATATCTTTACCTAAGACATAGTCTGCATAGATACCGTAATTAGCTAGGTTATTCATAAACGCTCCTCCTTATAAAATAAACCATGTATATTACTACTACTATAATATACATTTATATGTCCGGAACGTTGTTGATTTTTATAGGCAATAAAATACCCACTATAGAGCAGTGCTCTATAGTGGATACTTTATAATTATTTTTTAGGTAATGCTTTAACTTTGGATGCGGATTTGATGAATTCACGTTGACCAACTTTAGCAAGTTTAACTGCTGCATTGTGGTATTTTTGAACAATCTTAGCAATAAGTTGACGTTCTTTAACACGGTTAAGAACCAATTTAGTCCATAATGGATCTTTTTTGTCTTTAGCCAATTGATAAGCAGCGATTTTTACACGGCGAGCCATATCATCTTGACGGGACAAACGAACCATAGTCTTTTTGTTAAGAACTGCTTTTTCCAATAAAGCTTCAGCTTCAGCGGATTCAACGAATTCTTTACGAGCTTCGTCGTCCAATTTAGCAAGCTCATTGTACAAGTAAGATTCAGCTACAGCTTCTACAACGCTTTGTGCAGTATCTTCAAGTACAGGAGCGTCTTCTAACATAATGTCGTCATCAAAAAACATGAGATAATCCTCCTTAATATTAAGAATTGATTTAAAAGAAAAATATTTTTCTTGGATTTATATGGTTTTGGTAACCACGATTACTGTATTGTTATAGCTATAGCTAGCAATCTGGTTTAAAAATACAAAAATACATAGCTTAAAACACCAAACTAACCAGGAGGTATGAGCTATGAAACTAGATTTGAATGTGATTAAGAAATATAAAGAGGAAATGACTACATTATTACGTATGCAGTTCCCGACATTGACTATAGATGAAATACAGTTCTTTATTGAAGATACTATTGAACGGAAATTTAATAATCCAGATGTACGTATAGATAATAACTATAAGGATATTGTGGTTGACTTACAGTTAACTGATTTAGTTAGTAAGATAGAGACAGATAAACCTATCTTAGTTCCTAATGGGTGTTTATTTAAACAACACGAAGAGGGATTTACACCATTCTACAGACTATTGGAATCTTATGTAACTAAACGTAAAGCTTATAAGAAGAAGATGTTTGAATATCCTAAGGGTTCAGATGAATTCAATAAGTATAATCTATTACAGTTATTAGCTAAACGTGATGGTAATGCTACATATGGTGATATTGGTTCACCAGCATCAGCATCATATAACTTATACGTTGCAGTTGGTACTACAGCTACAGGACGTATGCTTATTACTCATGCTATTAGTCTATTTGAACAAATCTTTACTAATAATCTTAAGTTCCAGAATATAGATGAAGCTGTAGTATTCTTGAATAGAATCATTAAAGAGCCATCTCATATCTATAGTAGAGAATTAGGATTGTCTAGAGACATTCCTATAGAAGAAGTATATAAGAAAGTTATAGAGTCTTGTGGTGTATGGGTTAATGATACAGAAGAGCATTTCAATAAGTATAGTGATATCATTTGGAATATCTTAATGTATCAATCTCAAGAAGTACTTAATAAGATATACTATAAGAATAACTTATATAGACTTGTGGTTGATTCATCTCATGTACAAGACTTAATTAAGAATATCTTTAGCGGTATTAATGAACCATTTATGAATCCTAACGAACCACCAAAGAATATAGTCGAAAGTCTAAATAAGCTTACAACTATATTTATGGAATGGTGTTATATGAGATACATTGTATCTGATAAGTTTGAAAGATGCTCTACAATGACTAGGGATATCGTATTACTTACAGATACAGATTCTTCTGTAATTAGTACAGATAAATGGATTCATCTTGTAGATAATATCTTAGTAGACCATGATTGTACATTAGTCAATGACCTTAAGGAAGTTGTAACTAAAGAGAGAAAAGAGTTATACAATTTCTATACTGATGAAATCGAAGAAGTAGAAGAAGAGACTAAGATTACCGAGGGCTATGATGCAGTACGTATATCTAGTGTAAATATCTTATGTTATATCGTAAGTAAGATTCTTAAATCTCACTTCCATCTTATTGCTGAGCAGTATAATACTTTGACACCATACAAAGTATGTCTTATTGACATGAAGAATGAGTTCTTATTCAAACGTGCATTACTTACACCTGCTAAGAAGAACTATGCTACAATCCAAGAGCTTCAAGAGGGTAATATAGTACCTAAGAATAAGCAAATGGATATCAAAGGTCTTCCAATCAATAAGTCTGTATTTAAAGACAGTATTAAAGATGAGCTTCAAGGAATACTTAGAGAGAAAGTATTACTTAAACCTGAAGTAGACCAATTAGAAGTTATTGGTTTATTAGCTAAGATTGAAAAGAATATCCATGATAGTATCAAGTCTGGAGAGAAAGACTATTACAAACCAGTATCTGTAAAATCTATATCTTCATACGCAGACCCTATGAGAATACAAGGTATTAAAGCAGCTATTGCTTATAATGAAGCTATTCGTGATGAGGGTACTGAACCAATAGATTTAGATAGCAGAAACTATTTAGAAATACTTAAAGTTAATATTAGAGAGAAAAACATTGGTGAATTACAGCAGTCTAATCCTGCGGTATATGAAAGACTTATTAAGTTCTTTGATAATAATAGAGCGACGTATAAGGGAGAGATACTTGCCGTTGCAGTACCAGCAGATGAGAACTTACCAAGCTGGGTATTAGACTATGCTGATTACTTTGAAATCATCAATACCAATATCAAGAACTTCCCATTAGAGTCTATTGGTATAACTAGATTCGAAAAGGAAAATGTAAACTATACTAATATTATAACTATTTAAAGGAAACTGTGTTGTATGGCAAATTTATCTAGAATAGACGATTTGATATATTTCATTGCAGACTGTGGCAAGTTTGAATATGCTCAGACTATAAATGAGGGATGGAAAACTTGTAAAGATGACAAGTTTGAAAAACTTGAGTATCTTATGAATGTATATCGTTCAGCTAAAACATCTACTTGGTTTAAAAACCAACGGTATTCTGCAAAAGTAACGTTTGTTGGGTTATTCCGTAATTTTATGAATATACTAGACCCTAGAAGTAAAGAGTTTGAAGAAATCAATAAAGAATACTTCAAAGCTATTAACGTACAGAAGACTACTATTTCACAAATCAATGGATTGTTAAATGGTAATAAACGTAAAAGAATGTAAAATATACCCAGTATAGTCATTGACTATACTGGGATATCTTTTGTTAAAATTTAGGGTCAGTAAGTACATCACCATCTAATGTCATAGTTAAAGAGAATAATGCTTGAATACATTCATTAGTATTAGCTATTACTGCTTTACAGCCTAAGTCAATAAAATGGACATTAGACTCTAATTGCTTTTTAAGTTCAGCATTAGCTTCATCTGTGAATATGCCTTTGATGGTTACCATATCACCATCATAGTCACCACCAATAGATTCCAAATAAGCATTACAGATATTCATTGTATCAATAAACTTATTTGCTGTATTAGTGCCGATATATTCATCACGAATCTTAGGATAGTTCTTATAGAACTTACCATCGAATTCTATACTTTCAGTTTCAATAGTAGATGATAGTTTACATTTAGTAGAGAACTGGTTATAGAATGTATCAATAGGGAAACGTGATATAAGAATCATCTTATCTTTTATGGCCTCTGTTGCAGCCATAAAGATTATATCACACCAAGTTAGTTTACGTTGTAGCTCTTTTGCTACACCAGAATCTTTATCTTCGGCAATATCTTCTACACGTTTAAACCTAGCTTTAAAACGCATATACAATGTCTTATCTTTATAGCCAATACGTTCCATTTCTTTAGGACTAATAGGGGCTTCTACTGGTCTAAATCTATCAGAATAACCATGAATGAAACGGTCTAGTTCTTTCTTAAGAACTAAATCATTGAAATAAGTTTGCCAATCATCTATTCTAGGATATAAGACTTCACCCTTGGCACCAATACATTCGTATACAGTACGTCCAGCAAATTGCTCTTCAAAGAATCTTCTCATATGGAATAATACAAATGGGAAGAAGTTAGCTGCTGCTGAAGTCATTGGTAATACTGAGTATTCTAGATTGGCTTCGATGTCTTCAAGATTTTCGACTTTAAGATTTGGAGAAGACATAACTAAACGTGTAGCATAGTCTGTAGTCTTACTAATATTAGTACGACGTAATACACCAAACTTACCAGGAATACCACCATTAGGATTAGATTCTGTACCAGAACCAAACCAGTTATAGATTTCTAATAGTATATCTTGAATACGTCCCTTATTAGCATCACCAATATTAATACCATAGTACTTAGATTCTTCTAAAGACTTAGCTGATACTAATATATTTTGGTATAGCTTATTAATATCACCAACTGAGACTTTACCACCATCACTTTTAACGTCACGGTAGTATGGTGGAATGATTAATAGTTTAGTAATAAAGAAGTTCTTACGGTTACGTTCCAAGAACTTAATAAAACGGCTACGTTTAGTAGAACCAGTTTCTCTGAACTTAACTTTGTCTATATTCTTATATAAGAAGTCTAAACCAGTTTCACCATTCTCATCTTCAACAAATTGACCATCTGAATCTATTTTAAAGAACTTAGTACCCTTGACGATTTCTTTTAGTTTACGGTCAATCTTACCCCAGATCTTATATACTAATGGTGCTAAGAATCTACCATGTAAATCAATATAAGCAAAAGTACCAGCACGAGTTTGTTTAGTGATGCCAAAGATGATATTAGATAGTAATCCATCATCAGTTGGATTACCATTCACATCAAAAAATATAGGATTCGTTATAGGTTGTAGATTATTCTTCTTGACGAAGTCATCCATATCTAATAAAGAGACCTCTAAATGATCTCCTCTAAGTTTATCTGCCATATTCTTATAACCTCCGTAGTTATTAATATGTAGAAATCCCATAGTCCTATATGTGGACTATGGGAGTTTACACATCTAAACTCTGCTGAAAACCATTTGTATTTCAGTTGGCTTATGACATACACAGGAAATTGCAATATTCGTGTTATGGCGATTTATTACCTTCCCATTGTAATCTGTTTCAATGCTTTTAAACGCATCAATATTTGATTTATTACCAAATATAGTAACTGCTACACTATCTTCACATAGGTCAGACTTGACAATTTTATTACCAAGACATCCATATGGTGCTAGCATAAAATATAAGATATTATTCTCGGTAAATAGACGACAAAATGTAGATAATGCATCTGTTTCTCCCATAATAAATTTAGATGAAAACTCTAGTAAGTCCATTTATGTCTCCGAAAATTTAATTAAAAATAGAATCATAGACAGCTAGTTCAGCATGCCTAATATGACACTGTTGATGGTGTCTCTTATTATAGTATTTATCTCTTCCAATAGCCTTATATGAACAGCATTCTTTGCACATTTGATTTGTACATACTGCACATTCACTTTTAGACCTGTCATAGATATAGTTAGCTTCGAAAGAGTTATATAGTTCAGGTATACGATTATACTCTAATAGATCAGCTTCTACATTATCGGCATATATACCCTCATAGATAGCACAGCAGGTGGTTATTCTTCCTGATGGACTAACTGCTAGCATATTACCATAGTTGCAAATAACGGTTGGATTATTCTTGCTATAGTAATCATGTAGATTATATAAATCGATATCAGTATCTTTTACATAGTTAAGTGTATCAGTAAGACTCTTTCTAAAAGTATCCACAACTAGTGGAATGGTATAAGAATTATAATTACGTATAAAGTAGTACTCAATATTCTTATATCCTAATTTGTATAGAGCATCGAAAGTCTCTTTCATATTATACACTTTTTCTGTAATAGCATATCTAATAATGATATCATTAGCAAATCCAGATTCACTTAATCTCTCAAGAGTATCTAATGTATTAGATGGTTTATTACCCTTAAGCTTTCTATAAGAATCTTCACCATCATATGATATACTAATGGTTCTATTCTCACCTTGAGTTGCTATTAAGAAATCTCTTATAATCTCAAAGTTAGTACCGTTACTGTATAGTCGCCAATCTATTGTAGTATCTTTATACCTAGTGATTCTCTTTAAGACTCTCATAGCTTTCATAACTAATGGTAATATATCATTAGTAAACAATTCCCCAGAGTTCAGTCCTATAGTTAGCTTATCTGAAATATTGATATTCTTAAGCATCTCTAATAGGTCATCCCATCTGGAGAATCTTTCACCACTATTAGTATCACCATATAAGAAGCAATAGCTACAAGCCATATTACAGTCTTTATTTAGAATCAATTCTAAGTTTGATAGAGTAAAGTCATCTAAAGTATTAATTGTTTTCTTAGGTATAGTATACATTAGATAAGTCCTTCTTCCATCATTTGTTCATTAAGATCATCAGCTTCGTCTCTAGTTAATCCTTCAAAACCAGGGATATCATGCCCATTCTCTCTAGCAATATCCATCTCTAGTAGCTGCCTACTAGTGTATTTATGCTTATTAAAGCTTTGCTTTTTAGCTTTAGCTTTAATATCATCTTCTTTTTGTTTCTTCTTAGCAGCTACACGTTCTTGGTACTTAAAGTATCGTAGGGCTACCATATACCATACAGGAGCATTCATAATCTCCATGATAGTTATTCGCCCACGATACTCATAAGATAACCTATTGACTTGGTCTAGGAGTTCAAAACTTGTACTAGCCGATGTCGTATAAAAACCAATTGTTGAGCTGGAGCCTCAGCAGCTTGAATTTCATCACCACATTCAGGACATGTAGCCGCTGGCATTTGGTAAGAAATATCAATGGAATCAGCATACCTATCTGCATACTCACCAATACGGTCACTGATATCGTTTAAGTCAATATCACTTAATGTATTGAAGATTTTGTATAAAGAAGCAATACGATATTTGTATGTCTTAACTACATCATTCTTATCTGTACGGAAAGCAATAGGAATCAATGCTTCTTTTTCTTCATCAATACGATATAAGGATTTAATAGTAGCAGCCATACCAACAAAAGTATCATACTTCTCAGTCATAGCTTTATCTACAAAGTTGATTTCAAATAGGATATTGTATAATGTAATAGGGCCTACACCAATAGCATATTTATCAGAGACTTCCATTAAGTCTTCTTCTAAAGTACAATCTACAGATGGGTCTTTTTGATATAGTTTATCGAATAGCTCTTTATCTTTGTCAGAACCGAATTTAACCATTTCCATGATTTCACGTTTTTCTGCAAAGATATTATCACATTTAGTATTTTGGCATTGGAACCCAATGATATTAGCATTTTGGAAGCATGCTTTATATACAGCAAAGTATAAGTGGTCAATATCGGCATAGTGAATTTTCTTACACCAGTTTTCAAAAGACCCAGCATTACATTTAGGGTGCAAGTGTTTCCAAATTAATTCAAATTGAGCACGTGCAGCTTCAACGTTATTACGTCCTTCTTCTGTATTAATTAAGTTTTGGATTTCAATAGCAGATAGTGGAGAAACAGATACAGAAATACCAGTATAAGGTAATACCCAAGTAAAGTATGGAGTTTCTTCCGCTTGTTTACTTAAGATATTACTTGCTGGCATAGTAGATTTAAGAATCTTAAATTTAGATAAATCAGTTTTTGTTTTATTAGGAACTAGCATAGTACGTAATTGATCTTTGAACGTAGCCATACGTTTGTTTAATCGTTCTTCACGTTCTTTTTCTTCAAGTTCACGCATTTCATCTGCTAGACCTAAGTCATTAATAATATCATCATCAATGATGTCTAATTCTTTATCATCATCTTCTGTGTCAACTACAGTTTGTTCAGGCACTGTAGGTTGGTCTAATAGTTCAGCTTCAATATCATCTACAGTTTCTTCTTTAACTGTAGTATCAGCCTCTACTGTTTTAGTTTCAGTTTTCTTAACTGGAGATTTCTTACGTGCTTCTGCTAATGCAATAGCATTACGTTCTTCGATTTCTTCTTTAGTAAGAGCTTCATCTGGATTTACTTCAGCATTCTTATCATAAGTAGAAACTACACGTACATCTCCACCTTCGATTTCTTTACGTTCTTCGTATTCATTAGCCATACGTTGAACTTCTTCGATAGCTGGACCGAAACGACGTTGGAATGCTCGACGAGTTTGTTCGTCAAAATCATTCATTTTCTTTTCGTATTCTTTTTCAGCAAAGTTTTCATTTTCATACTTAGCTACATCTTCGATTGCTACTTCTTTAATAGCATCTTCTGTAGGATTACCTAAGTTGTATAGTGGGTTATCACGAATACTTTTAGGTTTTTCTTCTTCTACAGGTTGTGGTGTTACAGGTGTATCTTCAGCTGGTGTTTCTACAGCATTATTATTTTCTTCTGCAGATACATTAGCTTCAGCTTGTAAATCAGATAAGGAAAGAGTTTTCTTTTCCATCTAATAGTCCTCCTTAATTATAATTGGAAATATCTTTTAAAGTAAGGTTATCCTTATTAAAAACTAGATTGACGGAAGATGTGTCAATAGTCATTCTAATAAGTAATACATTTACGTTGATAAATGAGCAGTCTACTGTAATAGAGGACATAGGAGCAAGATAAGTTTGTATTTGATTCTTAGCTGTGTCTTCTAGTTCATGTAATCTATCACTATTTATAAACTTATATCTACTATACAAACCAATACCACATTCTGGATTGTTTTGTAATGTACCAGGTTCTAATAAGAATAATCTAATAATATCTACAGCTATAGCTCTAGCATTAGTATATTCTGTTGGTTTATTAAATGAATCTACTGATAAAGCATATTCTTTAATCTTAGACGATGTCTTATATTTATTAGTATCCATAATGCCTCCTTTCGGCTTGTTTGGGTAGCTTTAAGCATCTTATTATAAAGTTAGCCCTGTGAAAACATACATGTAAACTGCCCTAAAGGAGGTACATATGGCAACGAAAAGATTCAAATGTCCTTTCTGTGAGAAACGTCTAGAACGTGAACCATTGGTAAGACATATACAAAATAAACACCAAGAACTAATCCCTGAGGGTTACTCTGCAGCTAGAATTGTATTCAATACAATTAATAAAAAGTCTAAAGGAACTTGTGTTATCTGTAAGAATGAAACACAATGGAATGAAAAGACTTGGAGATATAATAAGTATTGTAGTGAGAAATGTAAGAAAGAGATGCGTAAACGTGCTTTAGAGAATATGCATAAGGTATATGGGAGATATACATTCATGCATGATCCAGAGCATCAAGAAAAGATGTTAGCTAATAGACGTATATCTGGCACTTACAAGTATTCTGATGGAACTATGTTTACTTATACTGGCACATATGAAAAACGTGCTATTGAGTTCATGGATAAAGTTCTACATATCCCTAGTGATGATATTATGATGCCTGGTCCAACTATCCAATATGTAGACCAAAACGGTGTTACACGAAATTGGATTACGGATATATATTATATACCATATAACCTCATAATCGAAGTCAAAGATGGGGGTGAGCATCCTAACACAAGAAGCATGCCTGAATATAGAGCTAAACAAAAAGCCAAAGAGTTTAATATTATTACTCTAGACAAGTATAACTATATACGTCTTACTGATAATAACTTTGCACAGCTATTAGCTATATTCATGGAACTACGTTTCAAGTTAGAGGATAATGATAATACTAAGACTTTTAATATTAATGAATTCACTTCATGGTGTGAGAATGCCATCAAGGAACTTAAAGGAGAAGATTAATGTCTAATCTAAAAGAGTTCACTGCCAATGTTGGTGGAGTTCCACCAGCTAATGCTAGTGACCAAATAGTAGTACAATATGGTTATAGTAACTCTTTTACTGGTGATGAATCAGTAGAGGGTTATGGTTTAACTAAAGACCTAGAAGACGATACTATTAAAGTAAAGTCTTCTGATGGTACAAAAGAATATAAGAAATCAGATTTCTTAAAAGACCGTAAGTTTAACTTATACCGTTTCAAAGGTGAAGATAAACGTAAACTAGAAGCTAATAACTTCTATGAACAATTGACTGGTATGGAACTAATCTCCCATGACCAAATCAAATATAATAAAGACTTTGAAGAGATTACATTTGAACCAGATAAAACATTGGTTGAAATGTCTTCAGTTATTGCTACTCTAGAACAAGAAGTAGAGATGGCTGAGATAGACTTCTCTAAGTTACCTGATGACTATATGCCATTAATAGGTGAATTAGAAAAGAATAAAGCCAAAGAGATAGTTAGAGATCATCCTGATATTGATGTAATGACAGATAATGATGGATACTTTGCTATCAATGTAAAGACTATGAATCGTACTGATTCAGCTATTGATTTGAATGATGTATTATTAACGGATAATGTATTATCTGATACACCATGTAGCAACTGTGATAACTATACTAAAGAAGCATTCTTAAACTGTGACCCTAATTCATTTGTATTAGCTACACCAGAATCAGAGAAAGAATTAGATGCTCAGATGGATATATTCTATGGTTTAACTAATGACCAACAACGTTTCTCTGATGATGTATCTATTCGTCTATTTGGTAAAACTAATTCAGATAGATATGAAGAATTAAAGAAACAGTTCTTGAATCAGCCTATTAAATATGATAATATCTCTATCAAAGAAGATGTCGAAGCTGATATTAGTGATGAAGATGTACAGTTAAAGAATAGTGCTATTCTTAATCGTGCAAATATGTTTGGTATCAATCTTGCTAATAAGGGTAGAGAACTTCATGCTGCTAAAGAATGGTCTTTAAATACAGGAATCTATATTATGAACTTATGTAAGTCTATAGTATCTTTAGAAGAACTATGGACATTGTATAAGGGTATGCCTATTCAATTACAACAAATGTCCGACTGGAAACTATTAGAGTTGGTTGGTTGTACTAATGAAACATTCTATAACTTTATGAAGTCTCATCTTCTAAATACAATGGAACTCAAGTATCAAGACATCACTCTAATTGAAGCTACGGATGTATGGGGCAATCAAATACAAGATCCAGTATTACCAGCAGGTGTACCATTCTTTACACCAGAAGAGATTGAGAGTAAGCTAAAAGAATATACTAAGAAGCATAGTACTGATGTTGATTGTGTAGATATGCTTGCTTGGTTAGATGCATACAAAGATATCTGGCAAGGTATTGATATCAGCTCTAATCGTAGCAAACGTTTAGCATTCAATAAATGGTTTACTATGGTAAATAAAACCATTAAACAATGGAGAACTTCAGAAAGTGAAGAAGAACTTACGAGTGCTACAGAGAAGTTATTAGCTTTAGGTGTACCAACAACTAAGTTCTTACCATCTGATAGTATAGCTTATAAGAAACGTTTACAATCTGTAGCTAAACAGAAAGTGATTGATAGAATCTTACGTGAAGCTGCTATTAATGAAGCTAAAGATATCCCTATAGAGTTTAATGACTATGGTGATCTATTAATTACTAAGCCAGAAAAGATTAACTTTGATGATGAGTTCTTTAAGACCCATCGTCTATTAGTGATCTATATGACAGCTGGTAATATGGATGGTGTTAAATTCGAATCAGCTAAACTATGGTATATGAATACATGTATCGAGTCTATGCTAAACAAAGGTCATAAAGATAAGAAGCTAATTGATACAAGAGCTAGAATCTTAAATGACTATACTAAGTGTATGGTGTATATACTTAATAAAGATAATAACTTTAACTTTACTAAGTATTATAGCACAACTAAATTTAATGACAAAGTTATCCGCATCAAAGGGTCTACGTTGAAATATACGTTAGACTATCTTAAAGCGGTACTATTCTTAAGATAAAAAATAATAATTGGTGGTACATAACTATATATGTACCACCATATATTGTGTCTTGGAGGTAATTTACTATGATACTGACATTAGGACAAAAGTTTCTTAAATATGATGATAATGAAAATATTAAAGAACTTTATAGAGTAACGTCAACTAATACTAAAAACTTTTACGGTGTTACTGAGATTATTGGTAATACTGGTAGAAAGAGTATAGCTAGAGATGTAGTTAATAAAGAGTATAAGGCTCTTAATCCACATTGTAAGTTACATGTGGAAATAGCTGTATTGAAGAATGGTCAAGAAGACGTAGTCATTTCTATATATAATGAAAGAGAGTCTTATGGTTACCCATTCTATATCTGTAGAGTAGGATATAGAGATTCTGTAACTAGGGCTTTACAACCTGGTAAGTGTTGTACTAAAGCCTTATTAGAAAACAACTCTGTAGAAGAGTATGAAATGTCTTATATGAATATAATGAGCGATGTCAAAGAGCTTCATTCTAAGATGACTATAGATTTGTATGTGAATGATAACCATAGTACTATTATTCCGCTTATCGCAACTAATACAGTTATCACAGAAAAGATATTTGATCTCTTAGTTGATAGAAGTTTTGGTATTACATATAACGATACACCTATCGAAGGGCTAACTAAATTCTTTGAAGGCATCAATTTCCAATCTTACTTTAGAGCTAACTTTAAAATTAAACGAATTGAACTATCGTTTAAAGATAGATATCTTACACATGGACAATTAACACGTGGTGATATCTTTGTTCTTGAATCTGTAGCTAGAGCTATCTTCTTAGACTGTATAGTTACTGAGTATTATCATGACGTAAATCTATATAATATCAAAGGTAAGTATATGCTAGTAGAAGATAAGAACGATAGACTCTATATAGTTAAGTATATAGACAAGAATGAAATCCAAGGAATATATCTATAAAACCAAAGAGTTTTATGGTTATATAATATAAAGATGTGTACATGGGTATTGTGTAGACAATTACAGTACCCCAAACACCTAGGTAATTTTCTATATTTATTAACAAGGAGGAATAGCTATGAGTTATTTCAAACCAGGATTCGTTTCGGATCCAAATCTTATGCCACAACAATATACTTCTATGGAGTATTTAGTTGATGCAATCAATGCAGGTAATCCTAAAAACAATGAGGATAACTCTGTACAAAATGAAGATGTCGACGTAGAATTGGATTTCTTGGACTTCGATGCAGACTATGCTGGTAAACTAGTTTCCACAAACGAAGTATGTTCCCAAGTATCTGATATTCTTGGTCGTATCTTCCCTGACTTCGCAGGTTGTCGGGAAGCTTACAACAATGGTCGCATCTATATCGAATTAGGTTTCGATATCAACTTAGGTGCAGGCCAAGACGGTATTAAAGCGTTGGAAACTTTAAAAGAAGCTCAAGCTAATAATCAATTAGATGAGCAAACACAACGCATTATGGCTATGACTAATAGCATGCGTAATAGCCGTAGCTCTAATGGATACATCGATGAAACATTCGCTGGTTTCCGTATGACAGATATGGCAATCACTATCTTGAAAAAGATTGCTATCTCTGATTATAACCGTGATGACAAGCATAACAAGGACTTCCGCACAATCAATATTGCGTATGAGTACGATCAATACACTAATAAAATTAGCTTAATCGTTCGTGGTATGACATTAGAAAAAGCGATGTCCTTGGTATATGGCGACAAATACCAATACAAAGTTACATTGGGTGCACAATCCCGTCGTAACGATGTAGGATATATTTTAGAAGTGCGTCGTATTAAACAATCCAAAATCAACGAACTTCAAAACCGTTACGTTGGTACGGTTGTTGGCAACGATCGCTTCGTAAAGCCACGTCGCTAATAATCTAATTATGTAATACACTATGGTAGGTAAACATTGTGTTCACTTGTTTCGTTCATCATCTAACCTACCATAGTTGTATATAAAAAATAACCCTGCATTAATTTTAGGACATACACATTTCCGTGTGCAACCATTAATGACAACCTAAAAACGCATATTTCATATAATAATGCAGGGTTTATTTTTTCTTTGAGGAGACTATAACTATGGAAAAGAAACAACTGACGTATGAAGTTGTTGAAGGTGGTATTGATGCTATTGTAGAAGAACGAGGTAATACTCTTATTCGTTTAGCTGAAGTATCATGGAATAATAGACCTGCAAAACTCGAGGTCCGTAAATGGATGGTCAATACTGATGGAGACTTTACTCCTAACAAGGGTGTAGTATTCTCCACACCAGAAGGGCCAACAGAACTAGTCCATGCTCTATTAGAGCATGGGTTTGGTGATAATAAAAAGATCAAAGAGATTATGGAGTCTCGTGGAGTTGATCTTAATGTAACTATTGAGGAATCCGAAACTTCTGATAATACAGGGTCAGATTACTATGATCCTAAGGAGATTTTGGAGGACTAATTGGTGGCTTCTGATAATGTTTTATACAAAAATGGAACGGTATATGATAACTCATATATCTTCTCTATCTCAGAATTGATGGGTAAGCTATACCGATCTAAATTCTGGTCTCAAGAAAGAATTGATAAATTATTCAATAGACTAGGTGTAGATAAGAAAGACATCAAAGGGTCAACCTATTGTCATGCTTACTCTATACCTAAGCTAAATAATATTTCCGATGAGCACATCTTAAGTTATATTGCAAAATGCTACCATAATAATAAAACTGAATTATTAGATATGGGATTTACTGAAGATGAGTTCAACTATCTTATCGAAAATATTAATACTATTCATAAGATCTATACTATGAATGACAAGTATATTATATCAATATGCTAAGAACAATATAATGAAGTGGTATTTGCAGATGTCACTTCTTAAAATCCTTTCTTTACAGAATATCCACATACAGTATACACCCTAACTAGTACTGCTAGTTAGGGTTATATTGTTTTTTATTTTTTATGCATATATAAACACTTCTATAATAGAGAGGCCTGTGTTGGCTCAAGATCCTGCATTCTCTATTATATACAACTATTGGTGTACAGGTTAAGTTAAAATCTCTCACGACTGTGGTATATGCAAAAATATACTACTTGCTTGAAAACTTCGCTCCAAATAAATAACTTAAAATAAAATCTCTCTTATAATAAAGACACAAACAAAATATAAAAATAGCACAACTACTACGAATACGTTAAAATCCACCTGTACACCTATAGCTGTATAGATCAATGATCTATACAGTCTTAATATTTATTTTTTAAAACCAGACAAACAAATCAGTAATGATGGCTAAGTGTTTACAAATAACTTACAGCTAATTCTGGTTCAATTAGAATATGGTTAACAAAACATACATACATTTTTTGTACAAACTGTCTATATAGATTTGAAGCATTTTCTTTATAGATGGGTATAACTCCGCTTAAAAAGAATAATATTATTATATCAAGCACTGGCCATCATTATCCTTAAGAAAATAGAGAAAGTTCCCTATATAGGCATTGCCTATATAGGGTTTTCTCTGTCTCTTAGATACGGTAATTATTAATGAGCTTTTCAATATTACCAAGAAGCTTATGTAAATTATGTTTAATATGGTCACTAGTTTCTTTAATACCATGTGTACCATCTGCATCAAATGTATCAATATCTGCCATAATGGATACTATACCATTATTGAAAATGGTAAACGTGTATTTAGCAGTCTCATCAAATACACATATACCAATAGCATTACCACATTTACGTACTTGCTTACTTAGTTGCACAGTATCATTAAGATGGATATTTTGATTGGTACTACTAATGCTAGGATAAATACAATTAGACATAGCATCAGATACAATACCAGAAGCAAGTTGTACGTCCTCAAGAAGATACTCAAAAGTGATAAGATTCATAGTTGCCCTCCAGGTTAGGTTAATAAAAACGTAAATAGCTATTATAAGTGTTTAATGGACTTTACATTTATATAACCTAAAGAAAGGATGTGATCTTCTTTATGAATCTAGATATAACTGGTGGTATGGGTAATCAGATGATTCCGACTAACCAAAACGTTGTAGACTTCTCTCAACGTAAAATATATTTTCAAATGGGTACAAGAAACCAATCTTTCCTGGATATGCATAAGTATCTAGAAGCAGTTGGTATAAAGAATAATAAGTTCATGCTAACTCTATTGGATCCAGACTTAGCATATATAGATCCTCATGATCCAAATCTAAACCAATACTATAAATCTAAAGTCTTAGCTGAGTGTATGGTAAACTTCTGGTACTTTGTACGTGAAGTTGTACGTGTACCAGCTCAGGGTGGTAGCGGTAGTGGTTCATACTATACGTTAACACGTGGTGGTATGGCACTATACTTCTGTACTATATTTAACTATAATATCTTCCTAGACTTACCTCGTCAGCAAGGTAAAACATTGTCTGCATCTATATGGTATCTATGGGCATTTAACTTTGCTACATCTAACTCAACATTTGCATTTATGCATAAGTCATTAGACGGTTCTAAAAAGAACTTATTAGGTCTTAAAGACTTACGTGATTGCTTACCACCTTACTTACAAATGACAGAATCATTTACAGTTGGTGATAAGAAGACTAAAGCACAAAACTCTGTAATGACTTTGTCTCATAGTATTAACCGTAACCGTATTATCACTGTAGCATCTGCTCGTACTCGAGTTGCTGCACAGTCTTTACTACGTGGTATGTCTGTGCCATTATGGTGGGCCGACGAATGGGCGTTCGCACCATATAATGAAGACATCTATCTTAATGCTATCCCTGCATGGAAACGTGCAGCTATGAACTCTGAAGCAAATGGTGCACCATTTGGTATACTATTTACTACTACACCAGGGTTCTTAACAGATGAAATGGGTAGATATGCTAATAATATGCGTGAAGATGCTACACCATTTAGTGAAAACTGGTATGACTTAACTAAAGCCCAGATAGATGAAATCAAATCTGCTAATATGAGAAGTAGTTTCGTCTATATCAGATTCACTTATCAACAATTAGGACGTTCCGAAGAATGGTTCAAACAAATCTGTATCGATATGCAGAATAAATGGGAAGCCATTCGTCGAGAAGTTTTACTTGAATGGGCAGATTTCTCTGAGAACTCTCCATTCACTCAAGATGAATTAGAAACTGTAGACAGACTTACTATAGACCCTATAGCAACTATCCCATTAAACAATAATAAGTTTACTTTGAATATGTATGGTAAGCTTGAGTATAAGAATAATGGTGAACCAGTAGACCCACCTATCATAGGGGTAGACGTATCTGGTGGATATAAACGAGATAGCTCTGCTATTACTATTATAGATTCTAAGACTACTAAAGTTATAGCTATCCTAAAGTGTAACTATATCAGCCAGAAAGACTTAGCTAAGTGTATCTATGAAATAGTTACTAAGTATATGCCTAATGCTGTAGTCAATGTCGAACTTAATGGCGGTTTCGGTGCATCTGTAGTATCTATGCTCATGAAAACTAAGATTAAGAAGAATCTTTACTATGAATTTAAAGAACGTATCTTAGAAGAAGTCAACGAAGGACCTGGTAAAGTTAAACGTACTAAGAAATTAGTAAAAGTATATGGTTTGAACTCTAGTAAATCAGTACGTGAGCTATTAATTCAGATCTTAAGAGAACGTATGGACAATCATAAAGATAAGTTCATATCTAAGATACTATACCAAGAGTTCCGTGGACTTGAAGTTAAACGTAATGGTAAAGTTGACCACTCTGCAACTACACATGATGATGCCACATTCTCCTATTTGATGGCTATGTATGTATGGTATGAGGGTAAAGATCTTAAAGAACGTTTCGGTATTAATAAGACTACCATTATGACAGATGCTGCTACTGAAGAAGAAGTATTCAGCCCAGAAGCAGAAGAATTAATGGATATCACTGATGATATCGTTAAAGTTCAAAAAGATATGCTTACCACAGATGATACCAAGAAAGACAATATGGATGTCATTAATGAACTCCGTAAAGGTCTTGGTATTACATTTGATGAATGGGATAAGAAACGTGAAGCTGATGATGAGAAAGAACTCAAAGAAGCTATGCGAAATCCAGTATTCTTACAAGCATATGCCACTAAGTATAATATGACTAAAGACCAAGTTGATGTATATCGTGATGAAACTACATCAGTATTACCAGCATCTGCTTATAGTATGCTACCAGATGAAGAGTATAGTGTTCTCCAAGGTAACTTAGCTAACAGATTTAAGAATCTATAATACAATTTCCACAGTAGGGTACTTCCTTACTGTGGAATAATTTTTAAATAGTACCTAAACAAAGCAGTAAAATTAATTAAACCCTATTAAGGAGGAGAAAACGATGTTTGGTATCCATCAAAATGAATATGATATTGCATCTGAACGTGAATTAGCAGAAATCTTATCTGTATTCAACTCAGACTATATCTTCGATGTGGTAAGTTCTAATATTGCTAGACGATATGAATGCCATATCAGCCCTATGCCTAATATCCCTAATGTATTCAAATACAATTTTGAAAATATGTATATTAAATTCCCTATGGATAAAGAGAATACTAAAGCTAGGGAACAAGAAATCTATAATGAAATCATTGACCAAGTATGTAAAGCAACTAATCTTACATTCCAACCAGCTATTGATGGGTTGGATGCTTATTTTGCCGCTAACTGTATCTATGATTTAATTGTAGCAAGATTCAGTGACCATATGGTTACTGCTATCACTAAGCTTATCATCAATGAAGCTAATAATATTTGTGATGCTTTAAATGTAGATGAGCTTAAAAAGAATAAAGATGCTAGTACTATTTACAATAGAATGAACTATAAGAACGATAAGCTTGTAGTCATTCTATCTAATATGGAACTAGTTCTTAAATATATCGCTGGTTTAACTATTACATTCGATCAGTTTGTAAACTTAGCATATGATGCACCTATCAGTGACGTTATTAATAGTAACTTCAGTGATAATGGTACTATCTTTAAAGATGCTATTGATGCAATCTTATCTAGTAATCAATTATTACCAGACTATATCACTAATATTAGATTGAATCTTCAAGGAGTAGACTTATAATGGAAGAAAATAAAGTAGTAGACATTAATGACGTTACTGTAGTTACTGATAATGAACCAGATACAGAGATTCTTACACCAGAAACACCTGTAGCTGAAACTACAGAGAACCCAGAAGACAAATCTCAAGAGCAAATTCTACAAGAAGTTGAAAATGAGATTGATGAATTAGAGCTTGATAAGAAAGATATTAAAGCTGTAGATGCAGATTTTACACAAATCAAAGTAGAAGGATTTGAAGATGCCCCTGTAGAAGCTATTGCTAAAGCAGCATCTGTATATGATAAGCTCCAAGTACCTGAAGGACAAGAAGAACCTAAGTTAAATCTTATTGTAGAATTAGGTGACCAATCAGTATACTTCCTGAATAAAGCTAAAGAACATGAAGTTCCAGAAGACATGCTATCTACTTGGCTATATGGTACAGTAGTAGACTTTGGTCAAGCTTGTACTGTACAAGCTTTCACTGCTATTAATGAAAAGATTGAAAAGATTACTAATAAAATCAATGATTCTGGTTTAGCTAATACAGCAGCGACAGATTCTTATACTGGTCTTGTACAACGTTTTAAAGATGGTATTGAAAAAGCAGAAGATCCTGAAATCAAAGCACAAATGGAACATCGTTTAGCTTGTTTACAAGACTCTGAAAAAGCAGAATACATCTTTAACTATTATAAAGCTAATCACTCTGCTTTGAATCCTACAAAGTTATTAAAGAACCGTAAGCATAATCACGATACAATTACAAAGATGCTGAATAAAATCGGCATTAGTAAACTTGATTCTAGTGTAGTATTTACTGCTGCACAAGAATTAGGTTTACCATTGTATCCTATCTATGCTGTGGAAAATGCTCTTGCTAAAATCAATATCAGCGATAAAGGAAATGTACTATTCTTATTCTATTTCTTACTAAACTTAGCTAATGCTATCTCTGCACGTAAAGCTAAGAAGGAGACAGAATTCACGAAACAAATAATTAATAATTTCGTGTCTCTTATCACTTATCTTGACAAAGCGATGAATGAGTACATTAAAGAAAAAGAAGCTAATCGTCTTAATCGATTGCAAAGTAAAGGTAAGCCTAAGAAACGCAAATAATTATTTATTATAAGGAGGCTTTAATGGCAGACTATTTTAAAAATGGTCCTAAGTTCCTAGAAGTCGATCCTACAAGAGATATGCCTTTTGTAAAAGTATATGATGCTGAGTACACCCGAGGATACCAATGTCCTCGGGTTGAACTCATTGATGTAACACATGAGATCAAACAAGCACTGCTTGTTCGATTTCAATATGCGACACCTGAGCATTGCTATGCTTGCTATCTTGAGGCAGGGTCTCCGACTTTATGGGATATAGACTATGTGAAAGATGGCAGATTGGTTAAATTAAGTGGCCGTGTTAAATGTTTTGAATTCTTAAAACACAATTCACGTGCACCATTTACTTATAACCTAAACAAAATGGACATGGAAGATCCAACTGTAGTAATTCAGTTTGATTGCTCTATGGACTATGACTCTAGAGTTGTATCTATTGATATTACCAAACTTCGTAGATTACAATACTCTAAAGCAAATTACGATTTCTTAAATGACGGTGTAGCTATCAAAGTACCTAATGATGCTTACAACTTTATGGATCGTAAGTTCCCTATTATTAGTAAAGAGCTAGACTTGTTACCTCGTCCTTTGGATACTAAGAATACTATTGTAGCTGATAATATGTTTGCATTATGCTATGAATTAGCTGATGCTGGTACATTAGATGCTACTAATCTAGTATCTGCAAACTCAATGTTTAGAGAGTGCCGTAAACTTACTAATGTTAAATTAGAAAACATTGGTAAACTCACTTCAGCAAATGATATGTTTTATAATAATAAAGAACTCACTTCTGTAGATCTAAGTGGATCTACAGACCTTCGTTTTGCTGATGGTATTTTCTATCAATGTGAGAAACTTGAGTCTGTAAAAATGGATGTAACTAAATTAGAGACTGCTGATGTGTTATTTGCAGGATGTAAAGAGCTTAAAGATATTGAATTGACTCCAGCTAAAGGTCTTAAAACAGATCTTTGGTTAGCTGATTCTAATAAGATTACAGATAAAACTGTAATTAATATCATTAATGCTTTATCTCCTGACGTTAAAGATAAGCATGTAGCTTTCCCTAAGAATACAGAATGTCCTAAAGACGTAGCTAGACTAGCTAATGATTTAATCACTAAAGGTAATTGGGTTCTTGAAGGACTTGTATTACCACCTAAAGAAGTTTGGGTTAAAGAGACTATTGAGAAAGAAGAGGAAGATAACGTGATTGTTAAAAAAGATGGCGTATTAGACCAAGTCGAAACAAAAGACGATATTGTAACTAATAAACCTGAAGATAAAAAAGAAAATACAACCCCTAATCACCCTGGTACAGATGATACTACACATACTGTAACTCCAGGAAAAGAAGAAACTACACCTACTGAGGGTACCACTACTGGTGGCAATACAGAAACTCCTGTAGCACCTGTTAAACCAGTAGATCCAGTAGTTCCACCTAAAACTGAAGAACATACTGAAACACCAGTAGTTCCTGGTACTACAGAAGAAACACACACCTCTGAAGAAGGCCATACAGAAGAAACTCATACTGAGTCTCCTGCAGTTCCAAGTGAAGAACACCATGAAGCTACTCCAGTAGTACCTACACCAGGTGAAACTCATACAGAAACTCCTGTTACACCAGTACCTGGTACAACAGAAGAAACACATACTGAAACACCAGTAGTTCCTGGTACTACTGAAGAGCACCATGAAGACACTCATACTGTAGTTGATGATACTAACCCTGTATTACCACCTACACCAGCAACTCCATCTACAGGTGAAACTCATACTGAAACACCAGTAGTTCCTGGTACTACTGAAGAAACACACACCGAAGCTGGTCATACTGAAGAAAATCATGAAGCTACTCCTGCTGTACCTAGTACAAGTGAAGAAACACATACTTCTGAAGAAGGTCATACTGAAGTTCCTGGTAATACAGAAGAACACACAGAATCTCCAGCTGTACCTACAACAGGCGAAGAATCTCACACTTCTGAAGAAGGCCATACAGAAGAAACTCACACTGAAACTCCAGTAGTTCCTGGTACTACAGAAGAACACACAGAAACTGGTGCCGTATCTACAGGCGAAACTCATACAGAAGCTCCTGGTAATACAGAAGAACACACTGAAACTCCAGTAGGTAATGAAGAACACCATGAAGCAACTCCTGCTGTACCTAGTACAAGTGAAGAAACACATACTTCTGAAGAAACTCACACTGAAGCTGGTCATACAGAAGAACACACAGAATCTCCAGCAGCTCCTGTTGCAGGCGAAACCCATACTGAAACAGCTGACACTACAGAAGAAACTCATACAGAGTCTCCAGCAGTAGCTACAGGTGAAGAAGCTCACACTTCTGAAGAAACACATACAGAAGCTGGTCATACAGAAGAAGGGCATACTGAAGAAAACCATGAAGCTACTCCAGTAGTTCCAGGTACAACAGAAGAAACACATACTTCAGAAGAAGGACATACTGAAGAAACTCATACAGAGTCTCCTGCAGTAGGCACAGGTGAAGAATCCCACACAGAAGCTGGTCATACAGAAGAAAACCATGAAGCTACACCAGTAGTTCCTGGTACAACAGAAGAACACACTGAAACTCCTGTTTCTAGTGAAACTCACACAGAATCCCCAGCAGTAGCTACAGGTGAAGAAGCTCACACTTCTGAAGAAAACCATGAAGCTACTCCAGTAGTTCCAGGTGTCTAATATAATATTTTAAAAATGTAAGGGAACGAGTGGTATAATGGAAACACATATTTGGACTATTGATGGTACCGATTTAAGCCAAGTAAAAAATAATGAAGAACCTGGTGTCGTCCGGGTCAAGACAATTAGCTTTGTCATTTGTAGTATAATTAATATGGTATCTATATATAGTGATATGTGCCCTAAAGTATCTGGGTTTGGGAAATTAGATCAATATAGGGACAGTATCGCTACTAGAGCACATTTAAACCTAGTCCGAAACGCTTTAGATAGTATTATTAGTGATGGTATCATTAATATATTAGATACTGGTATTGAAGATAATATGCCTATAACTATTAATGAGCTCCTAGAAGTTTACACTAGTGCTAATGATAAAATCTTTGATAAGTTCTACAAAAGAAAAGTGATCAAGTATAAGAGCGATGAGTGCTTACATGTTTATGACTTATTAAAGTGCTTTACCTTGATTGGTGCTATGTGTATAACTCTAGGGGTATATAATAGTGATCCTGAATTTGTAAGTGATGTAAAAAGTAATTTAATGTATAACGATAAAGTAATTATAGATAAAGAGTATTTCATGAATCTATATGATCTAGTCAATAAAGTAATAGAAAAAATTGAACTTAAGAAACTGGACTATGGTATGCATATATCTAATGAGACTCTTAACTCTAGAACGATTGGTACATTAGTAGCCGAAGATGAACAAGGTGCTATTACATTAAATGAAGCACATAAAGCAATAATGATTCTAGTCCGAAGATGCATCATTCTTTCAGACATTCTATAATTAATTTTTGAATTTTTGTTTCTATGTAAATTTATTTTTTAAGTCAAACACATACATACTAGTTACGTAGAAATAGACTAATCAGAAAAAGCATAAATACATTATAACTTAAACAAACCACACAAAAATCCTATCCTACCCTGATAGGCGAATAAGGCAATCATTCGTTTTGAAGACTATTAGCATAACAATTGTTACTTATCTTATTAATCTTGTATGCTAATAAAAAACAAAGGACCCCAGTATAGGCAATGCCTATACTGGGAGTTCTTTTTACTTCTTAAGGTCTAATATAGTTTGGACAATATGGTCCAATCTATAAGTTAGACTTTTAACCTGGTCTTCTAGAATGATATTGTCCTTATTGTAAGTGATATCAAACCGACCAATAGTCTCTGTTTCAGACTCAATAGATTTAAGATTATTTATAATCTTTTCTATATCCTCTTGGAACAGGTCCTTTACATATTCTGTCACTGTAATAGCTATAACCGTATCTTGGTTATGGCTTTCTTTATTGACAAACATAGTTACGCACTTAATTGCGTAATAATGCTCGCTATCAATAGTGATAGTACGACATACACATCTGAAGTCTGTACTACAGTCTAACTTCCGTACATCGTTTCCGACACTAATTTCGATTAAGCCGTTTTGGTTATATGTCACTCTAAATGGCATATTACCACGGTCTAATGCATTTAACGTTCTTAGATTGTCTCTGTCGTCAATTGCACTGTAAGCTAGTTGTCTTAAAGTTGGACTTGTGATATTCATATTGGTTTCCTCCTTAAAATAAATAACCAAATACGTATACAGTTATAATATACAATCAAAAAAAAACAGGATTACGAAACCCTGTAAAACTGCTATACTTGAACAACTCATTAAGAAGGAGGTATATATAATGGCAATACCTAAATTTTTAACTAAAGAAGGAGACTCTCTTATCTTTAATGGTGATGGAGAGTTAGTATTCTATATCCCAGAAGATTACTTTAGATCTGATGGTAATATGAAATATGCTGAGTTTGCTGGTGAATATGTAAATACATTAGGGCTATTCAACTATGAAGTATTTGATAAGAATGGTAAATCTGAAATAGGATTAAAGATGTTTTACTTCCCTATGGTAATATCTTGTATGCCTAACCAAGTAGATAAAGTTAAAGACTATGTAATAGATAAGAAGACACCTATCCCTAAGGACTATCGTTTATTACGTTTCCATAAGGGGGATATAGCTATCTTAAATACTAAGTCTCCAGAAGATATCACTAATGTGGAAAACATGTTTAAGATCTTCTTGATTACTGGTAATATCCCTAATACAATCCCTTATGACCAATTACATACGTTCTTAATGGATAGTATTAAGTATAATGGTAGTTCATTTGGTCTATCTGCTCAAATGTTTGGTATGATTATCTCTCAAGTATGTAGATCTGCTAAAGATGAATCTATCCCATTCCGTTTAGCTAAAGACCCAAATATGAATCACTATAAATCTATTTCAGTTAAGATGGTGCCTAAATATATTTCACCATTCTCATCTATTACATCTGAAAACTGGGATGATGCTGTAGTCAATGCTATCATTAATGACAAAACAGTTGATTCTCCTATGGAAAAAATCCTTATGGGGTAATACACCCTATAAGGCTTATATCCAACATAGATGTAAAAGTTTAGTAATATTATAATATGACTAACCTGTAAAATTTTTTGATTTTAAAGGAGGAAAACATATGATTGGTACTACAATCATTCTAGAAGATCAGTCCGATATTCCTTCCCTACAGATATCTGACAATACGACAAGACCAGTGGTCTTTTCGGCTTTCACTTCTGATAAGGGTACAGAAGACTATATTCATATCCAAGGTAATAAGTTCTTCGAGCAATATGGCGAGATCTCTTTCCAACGCCATGGCCAACCTTTACTTCAAGCTGCTAACGTTATCAACAATGGCGGTATCTTGTATGCAAAACGTGTAGTGCATCCTGATTCCACATTAGCTAACTTTGCAGTAATTGCTCATCTTAAAGAAGATAAGCAACAATTGTTCCGCTACCGTCATGATGAAAACTTCAATATTCTTCGTGAAGAAGTTGAAGAAAACGGTGTTCGTGTTTTGAAACCTATCAAAGACGAAGAATACTGGTTAACTTCTGACGTAGCATTGTATCGTGAAGAAGCTGATCGTCCTCGATACATCAAAGAAGAAATCATGGAATTAGGTGCTGCTGATGGTTTTGATACACCTATCACTGACCCTGCTACTATTGATTCTGATCCTCGAGTACAAAAAGCTATCATCAATACTTGCTCTATCAGCTACTCTGTAGAGTCTATCGATTCTGATACTTTATTGAAAGAAAAGATCGGTAATGACATTAAGAAATTAGCTGATTATGTATTGAAGAAAAAAGGTAATGCTCTTACAGTTGCTGAAAAGTTCACTGGTGAAGCTATCGCTGCTGGTACACGCATGAACGATTACTTGTTATTCGTTGTAACTGACAATGGTCGTGGTGTTTCTAACAAACGTATCCGTGTATCTATCGATGCTACATTATCCCGTACAGCTGAATCCGCTCGTTATAAATTAGACGTTTATGAGAACGATGTTGCTTTAGAAAGCATGATCTTCTCCTTGAACCCTGATGAATTAGAACGTGGTTATAACTTGTACATTGATTCTGTATCCAAACGTTCTGCTGCTCAAATCAAAGTACATGCTTACGAAGACCAAACTAACTTGTTCTTCCAAGCTGTTGCTAAGATGACAAATATTGATGAAAATATTTTGAAAACTGCAGATATCTTGAATGGTAAAGACTATCGTGGTCAAGAATTCGCTAAAATTCACATCAATGACAAAAACGAAGATGGTCAAACAACTACATTCTTAAACGTTTCCGAAGGTCACTTCCTTAAAGGTGGCGACAACGGTAAATGGGGTCGTTACCCTATCACGTATAAAGAAAAATTAAATGCAGAAGATGCTCGTAAGTTAAACAAAACTTATCGTATTCCTTACGATGAAGAAATGAAGAAAGCTTTCGATGGTACATTCTCTGATGATATCTTTAATACTGATAATACTCCAATTGACGTTGTAGTTGATGCTAACTATGCATTACCAGTTAAAACTGCTATCGTAGAATTGTGTAAATTCCGTCAAGACGTATTCTTCTTCCGTGATTACGGTATTGGTATGAATACATTATTGGCAATCAAATCTAAGAAAGATATGATCGGTGGTATTGATGCTAACCGTTCTCGTTTCGTAGCTGACTATTGCCAATCCTATGACATCTATGACCCTTATACAAACAAACAAATCACTGTAACTATCGGTTATGATATTGCTCGTTTGATTTGTATGCACTTCGGTAATGGTCGTAACTTGGTATGCGCTGGTGAAGCTAATAGCTGGATCATTCCTAACGTTATTGACAAAACTGTATCTTTCATTCCTAAAGTTACTCCTACATTGGACCAACAAACAAAAATGGAAGATATGCGTGTAAACTATGGTATGAATATTAACAACGTATTCACTATGGTTTCCGAATACACTTCTCAAGACCGTTACACTCAATTGTCTTTCATCAACAACGTACTTACTGTACAAGAATTGATTAAAGAAATTCGTAAAGAATGTCCTAAATCTCGTTACAAATTCATTACTGGTCAAGACTTTGAAAAATACAAAGCTGACGTTAACCGTATTATTGAAAAATTCAAATCCAAATTCGCTTCTATCGAATTGGTTATGGAACAAAATACAATCTATGCAGCTAATAAAATTGTATACGCTTCTATCAAAGTTAAATTCAAAGACTTCGTACAATACGAAATCTTCCGTATCATTGCTATCCCAGTTGCTGATAACGTATAAGGAAAGGAGAACTAAACAATGGCTTTTACAAATGGTGAAATCCCTTTCATCTTTGATGGTACAACTGAGACCAAAGACCTAACAGGCTATGCCCTTTTCCGTGGTACTACTGACTGGGCTAACTTACAACAATTCAACCAATTCGAATCTGGTTACTCCTTACTTATTGTATTGGATATTCCTCGATTCTTAACTGAATTGGCTGACCGTAATACTCGTTACAAAAAACTTATCGATACTTACGTTCATATCTTGGAATATGAATTCCGTGGTTTGAGTGGTCTCGATAACATGCAATCTGAAACTGCAGAATTGACTAATGGTATCCAATCCATTAACGTAATCAATAAAGTTACAACTCCATCTGCTTCTCAGATCTCCATGCGTTTCTTTGAAAAAGCTGGTTCTGTACTTACTAAAGTACATGAATTGTACTTACGTGGTATTAAAGACCCAACTACAGGTGTTAAACACTACAATGGTCTTATCGAAAAAGGCGTATTGGATGCTGGTTTCGAAAACGAATGTTTCACATTCATGTATATCGTAACTAATAACACAATGCGTCATATCGAAAAAGCATACTACTTGGTTGCAGCTCAACCAACTAATGCTGACTTCTCTGAATTGTATAACTCTGAAAAAGGTCAATACGAATTCAAAGAATTGTCCATTGAATACAACTGTGTACCTATCTCTAACTGGTACATTAATGAACGTGCTCAACAATTACTTGACTGGGTACGTAAAGGTACTATCTGGAATGAATCCGAATTCCGTTACAGTGGTACTTTCAATGCATATCATAAAACTCTTGTTAGCAATGGCACTGGTAATGCTGGTGGCACTACTGAATTCCAAGGTTAATATGTATTAAAAAGAATCCCTATATAGGCAATGCCTATATAGGGGTTTTTTGTGTCTCTTAATATCCACCAGAGTTATCATCGCTACCATCATCATTAGTAGCTTTAGCTGCTAGTTGTAATTTAGTTTGCTTAGCCACTCTATCTACCATATCTTGGTCGATATAAGTACGTAGCATTTCTTTCTTAATATTAGCCATAAACAATGGTTTTTGTTCTTCGGTGAAGTCATCAGAATAAGAATCAGTTATAGCTTGAACCATATCATTCATATTATTAATCATAGTAGATGTATTAGAAGTATTCAAGTAAGATGGTTGTGGTAAGGATACATTGATAATAGCCTTAGAATCATCATACTCAGCTCTATACAACTGTGTCATAATACGACTAAAGAATGCATTAGTAATGATTTGGTCACTAATTACAGTCTTTAAGAACTTACTAGATGTCATAGATGCTTGTACTGCATAGTCTAGAGAGTTTCTAGCATTTACAATTTCTACAGGTACTGTAGTAGCATCTACAGCCATATCTTCAAGCTTCTGCATAAGTTCAGTTTGTGGGTCAATGTTTTGCCCTTGCATGATTTCGAACTGTACAGGAGATTCACCAGAGGCATTTGTTGGAATAATGAAGTCATTGAATTGACCAATGATATTCAATACGTTATTCATATTCTCAAAACGTCTAATATTAAAGTTAGTCATCTTGATTTGCTTCATAGTTTGAAGAAGTAATTGAGAGATATTAGTATCTACACCAGAGTTCTTTACATAGTATACACGTCTATCATAACCACGAGACATAGTAGCTAATGTATTAGAAATATACATACCAGTATATAGCTTAGCTGGAATCATAGAATCATTTAGTAGTGAAATACCACGATGAGACTCAGGGTCAAATTTATAATAGCAATGAACTAAGTCATCAGGAGAGATGAATGTAATGTTTAATGCATTCTCTCCTTTGAGAGTCATGCTATTGTATTTAAGAATAGCATAGATTTCTCTAGATAGATCTTTGTTTAGTTTAATAAACTGAGCATCAATCATACCAGAGATTTTAGCAGCAATACCACGTAGCATATTATCATTAATATTACCAGAGCTCTTTAATGCTGCTGTAGGGGATTTAGACATAGCCATACTATTCAACGGATCAGTAATACCAGCCATTGGATATGCAGTATCTTTGTCTAAGAAATTATTAGCAGTTCCTTCGATATAGTAATATCCTAAGCAGATATCATCAATATAGATAGGTACAACGTTTTCACGTTTAAGTACTTTCATTAAAGCACCAGCTGCTTTAATATCTTTACCATACTTCTTAGCTTTATTAGGATCAGTAATACCATCTGGAGTTGGTTCAAAGAAGTCTTTTACATCTAATTCATCTTTAGGTGTAAGTGCATTAGAGATACTTGTATCCTTCTTTAAAGAGGCTTTCTGCACGTCACTCATAGCCTCCAGTACAGGTACATAGGCTTCGTTAAAACTTTGCTCCTGGATACTTTTGAGTCTCTCAGTTGCCTTGATATTGGCTATAATAGACTCGTTAAGTAATCCATTATGATAAGATAAGTTTATTTTAAAGTCATTAAAATTGACTTTATCACGAGAATCTTGGTTTTGATATGTATTAATAAAGTTTTGGTCAAATTCCACAGATTCTTTAACCACATCTGTAGCTTGATTACTATTGTATAGTCTAGTAATAGCAGTAGCATATGGAATAATATATACGAACTCTTCACCATACTTCATTGCATTATAAGCAATATCTTGGAATTTCTCTGCTAAGTTATACTTATGCTTAATAAGCTCTACGTTATTAACTATAGTCTTTTGGTTACTAACCATAGAGAAGTTAGTTTCTGCTAGTGTAATATAATCCTTAGCAAAGTGGTCAGCAGATAATACGTTGTCTAATAACGTACTTAATGCTGCATCTAACTTAGGCATATACTTACAAATCATATCGATTTCAGCATCATAGTCTTTAAGATTCTTATTATTGAAGAATGCATTATATAAAGACCCACTAAGTTCCATATCATTACCAAAGATTTGGTTCATATCATCACTACTAGCTGTACCACCACGAGAACGTAATAGTTTAGCATATAGTGTAGATATATTATTTAACCCAGTCTTATAACTAGAGTCAGAGATGATACGTTCTACTGTATCAGATATATTTGCATCCGATGCATCTAATTCATCTTTAGCATCTGGTTGAGTCATATAAGCTCTTCGATACAAACCATTGAGCATATTTAAAATAGACTTAGATAAGTCACGTTGCTCAGCTGTATCTTTTTTGATATCATCAGCCATCATTTACCTCCTTGAAAAAAGTAGCATATTAGTAGGATGTTTCAGCATTTAAAGGCTATGACCCAGAGAGCCATAGCCTAAAATACATACTAGCATAATAATTTGAATACTTGGTCGATAATATACCCATTACGTTTGAATAGTCTAAATACTAATAGCTTAAACTTAGATGTAGTTGGAATATCATATAAGTACAATTCCATCTTATCCCCTTTAACGATAGGGAAGATACCACGAGAAATCATACATACATAATCTCTTTTCTTAGTTTCCACTACTAGTTTAATAGCACCATCACTAGCTTTAGCATCTAAGAAGTATTGGAACTTGTCTACAAATCTTTCATTATTATATTGGACTTCTAAGTTCTTTGTATCCATATAACTCAAGATTGTATAGTACTTATCTAATACATCCTGACGACCAAACTCATAGTTATCATGTAAGAATGTAAAATTCCCTTGTTTCATACAGTTCTTGAAATCAAGACAATTGATATTAGCATTACCCTCAATAGGTTTATTTGATGGTGGTGCTACAATTTGCATATAAGACATACCAGGTCCAAATCCAAGTAACACATTATCATTCTCACTATTAAAGATGCTATCACATTTTAGCATCTTTATAAGGTTATTGTAATAGTCTACGTTATACTCTTTCGCCATCGTCAATCTCTCCTTTGGATAATTCTTTAGGTTTAAACATAGATTGTGTTTCTGTATCAGAATGTCTAAACATGTTTAAAGTTGTATATGTATCAGGTTCAACTTCACCAAGTATACCATCAGTATAAGCCATGAATGGTTTCTTAGTTTGTATTCTTGGTGCATTTATCTTGATGATATGTACCATCTCTTCTATATTAGGCATATTAAACCACTTATGACAGAATGTGATACTATCATCTGTAGCTATGTCTTCTATGAACTTAGCACCACTTAGTGCTTCATTATTAAACTTAATCATACCAATTTGAGTTGGTGCTGATAGATTGAACTCACGAATAATACTAGGATATAGAGAACTAAAGTCAAAGTCTACAGAGTTATCAAATAATAATACTGGTTGGTCATTGATTCTGATCTTAGCAAAATCACTAATAAGATTAGGGTCAGCTACGAATGCACCAGGGAACTTCTCTTTAGGTTTCTCTTTAAACTTATTGATATTATTACCATGAACAAACCCATCATTGTAATATATCTTAACACGTTGGTTATTAAGATATACAGTTTGTCTATGAGCCTTAGCATATCTAGTATTTGTATCAACTGTAGTATTGTATACGTAGTCAATATCACCAGTTTCTTTTTCGATACATACCTGAACTATAACATCGACTACGTTATAGAAGATATATGTCTTGAAGTCTTTAAATGGTAACTCACCAATATCTCTAGTAATATGATGATAGTCTAACTTAGCTACACCAGCAACTTGTTGACCAATATCATTTAACTTATTAGACTGATAAGCGGCTTGTCCTTTACGTCTAGAAGCAAACTGAATCATTTGGTCTAAATATACTGTATATGAAGATATCTGTGCATAGTCACCACGTTCAGCTAATGCTTGACCAGCACGTTCATCTACATAGTAATAGCATTCTTTAGTATAGAAGTCTGGATGACAAATATAGTCAGATGCTTTCTCATCAAATTGGTCTTCTATACGAGCAATGATATAAGGCAAGTCGAACGCCATGTTCCATGCTAACATGAAATCAGGTTTCTCTTCATTGACTCTATCAAATAAAGCATGCAATAGCTCTTTCTCATCACTAAAAAATAATGGATGCCATTTCATGTTTTCTAAACCAAAGTGTTTAACCCTATCATTACCACCAACTGTAGAACGAATAAGACTAAACAACTCACCATCAAGACCACCATTTCGGCATTCCATTTCAAATTGTTCCACTAATACATTACGTGGATCTCTAAGAATATAAGTATAGATATTATTACCAAAGATATAAGTTACCGCAGATACAGGTGCTTCACCTGGTTCTGGGAAGTCACCAGCAATCTCTGAGATATCAACTTCAATATCGAAATATGCTTTAGTTGGTGGGACTCTAATCTCATTAGGAAATCTCCGACTAAACCAAAATCTATAATGGTCTGATAATTCCATATCAGATAAGAATACTGTATTACAAGTATGCAACTTAGTATTAGCACCAAAGTCTCTAGACTTGATATTATTATAGAAGTATTCTATATTGCCTGTATTATCTGCAATAGATTTAAGAAGCTCACCATTATTACACTTAACTGGTATAACCTTATCTCGTTCAATGTAATCATAATGATGAGTTATTGATTGTGGATCTTTAGCCACAAAGTATATGTATTCTGGATTCTCTATCTCACATCTAACTTTCTCACCAGTAGAGTTATCTCTGGCTACCATAACTATATATGGAGATGTCCATCCAGCTTTGTCTTTCTTGGATTTTATATAGAATGAGTTCAGTAACGTTAAGTCTGACCCATCAAAATATTGGTCGTATATATGAAGCATGATTGTTTCCTCCTATTAATGGTATGTGGCCAGTGTTGTAAAAACTTACTATTTCCATTGAAATCAAGCTAAATAGGCAAAAAATAAATAAGGGGTGGCAAGACACCGAAAGGGAGTGCCTTGCCAAAGTTCAATGTGATACTGTGGTAGTAGGGGTGATTATATTTGTTATTATACAGGGAATTTGTAGACAGGTGCATAAATAATTTTTTCCGTTCATATTTCAATGGTTATATTATTTAAAGGAGAGAGATACCCAAAGGGAGTAGTTGGGTATTTTAGAGTTTATGCACATGTGGGTGTGTGTTAGATAAGATAATAACTACCACAGTATCACCATTATAGTATATAACTGAAATTATCTTTGGTTATCGCTTTAGCATGTTCATTTAATAGCAGGTACAATTCTCTAGTTATAATTCTATACCCAGGACCACTACCGTATAGGTATTTGATAACTTTGCCACCATCAAATATAAAATCCTTTAATGCTTCATTAATAGTATGGTCACTTAAGAAGTCATCTATTGGCATACAGTTACTATATGCAGTATACTTCATATAGTGCTTAAAGAATGATATAATCTCTTTACCATCTTTATCAGTTATTACAAAAGAAGCTTGTTCTCTTTCTTTATTTACATCAATAGAAAGATAGAAGTTTTTAAATTCAAAGACAATATCATTAGGACTGTATTTTATATTCTTTAGAATGGTTACAATAAATTTCTTGTTTATATTATAGATTAGTTGGCTTTTCATAGATATTTCCTCCTGTTAGTTATTACGAAGTTAACGTCTATATAAAAACCAATATGAAGCCTTATAAGGAAAGGAAATAAAAAAAATGGAAAGCATGTTTACTACTGCAACTGATACGGAGAATAAAGAACTTAAAGTTGAGATTACTCCGCCTAAGAAAAAATTATTTGGTGGTATGAGAGATAATAATAGTATTAAATTAGACGAGCCACCTAAAGAGTTAGTTGTTCCAACTAAACGACGTGGTCGTCCACGTAAGGTTAAACCTTTGAATGGTGAAGATGGTGAAGTTAGACAAGAAAAAGCAGCTATCTTAACTACTAATGTACCTATTGCTGAGATGTATGATGAAACTAATGATATGCTTAGAGAAACAGTATCTCAGTTAGGCGTATTACAAGATGAACTTAAGACTGAGTTTAATCAACTACGTATGTCATCTCGTCTTAAGGGTAAATACCAATATATGACTGATATGGCTAGTGTAATCTCTACTATCACTAGTACTAAACTAAGTGCTATTAAAGCTATCAATGATAATATCACTACAGCAGCTAAATTGGAATTGTCTCGTGTTAAAGATCTTAAGATTGATGCTGGTGATGATAATGCTGCTATCATGGGTCTATACAAAAACTTATTGGATGCCCCAAGACAACAATTGGAATCCACTGGTTTTGTTCCACCACAAGCTATCCAAGGTATGGACTTCCCATCCTTTATTGCTCAACGTGCACAAAGCTTTGATTTGATTCCTCCATCTGATAGAACTCAATTATCTCCATCTCAAGAGTTCACTCCAGAACAAAATCGTATGATTATGGAATCTAATCCTAATACTAAAGTCGTTGTAGTATATGATAGACGTACAGATGCTAAGTATTTTAAGATGATGAACTTAGCTACTAAACAATATGTAGAAAACGTAAGTCTACCAGATGACTTCTTACTTGAAGCTATGCGTATTAACTTCGCTACTGGTACAGCTAGAAACTCCAATACTAATATGGACTTCCCATTAGTAGTTATTGGTAATGATGGCCGTATAGAAGAAGCACCATTAATCTCTCAAGCTAGAAATGGTGGTTCTGCATCATTCGATGATGGATTCTAAAAAAAAATAAAATAAGATATTGGGATACAGGCTTAACACCTGTATCCCAATCTATTACTTCTGATGAAGTTCAGGGTCGTTGCGATATGCAACATACATAGTCGCAACGAATGGGGCAAGTAGCCCCATAAACACATACATCCCAACTACTTCTAGTTGGGCTACTGTGTAGTAGTTCTCCGCTGTTTCACGGAGTGCTGCTGGGGCGGAAGCTGGTAGGATTTCCCAGTTCCAGTAATCAATGCCGATAAAGTAGATGAGTTTAGTTGTAATTACAAAACCCACTACTACAAGTGCAAAGAAAGTGATGTCCAAATAGTATTTTTTCATTAAGTTTAGCATGGTTAATATCTCCTTTTCTAAATAAATATATAATACAACCATTCTATTACCACTATATTATACAACTGAAAATACTAAGTTTTACGATTTACTAAACCACTAACAAATAAGTATAAAAAAATAATACATGGGTAAGAATGTTCTGTATCCTTACCCATGTATATTAAATAACTATAGCTGGTCTTCAGTTATAGCTATTTCAATCCCTACTGATAGTAGGAATCTGTAAGCCTTGATGGCCAAGCTACGGGGTACATTATTTATACCCTCGTAGCGGTCGGCCACAAGACTCATCGCAGTTCTGATCTGCCAATCTAGATTAGTAGATCTTTCTGCTAGTTGATTAACGTAGTTTCCTACGCAACCACTTTGTGCCATAGGAGTCACCTCCTTTCGGCAAGTAGACTTATGTCTACAAGTGTATGGTTATATTTAGATACGGCTAATGTTGGTTAGCTGTATCTACCATACACATTAATAGTATACAATCATAAATATTAACTTTTACTATAAAAAATAATATACCCAGTATAGTCAATGACTATACTGGGATATCTTTTGTTTTAGAATTGTGGAAGATTGTTTATAATAGATCCTATGAATGCTAATAAATACCATAATACTATACCAACACCATATACTGTAATACCACGAGAGAAACGTATACAAGTCTGCTTAGACTTAGCTCTATTACGTAATATCTCTTGTTCAGTATTACCATTCATTGAGTATTTAGACATACTATAGGTTATAAAGTTATAGGTCATCAGTATTAAGAATATAGCACCTGGCATAAATATAAATGCATACCATTCCCTAAATGATGGGAATGTTTTTACATTTAAAGCTATCAGTAATAGTATAATTACTATACCGATAATGTAACCAGTTCTCTTAATTATCTCTTGTGCTATTCTTTCCATCTTATACCATCCCTATAATATTAACTACAATCATCTCAATCACCCATAGAATATATATTGCTACTAAAAATACCATAAGCTTTCTTCCATAGTTATGACAATTCTTAGTAACCATAGCATAGTCTATTCTAGCTTTCTTGCTCTTATCTATATGCTCAGCTATCTCATCTAGTCTAAGCCTAATATTCATATATAGTATTATCCCTATAGAGCCTAATATGCCTGGGATATATACTAATATGATTCTATATAAGTCTTGCTGATAGTTTATAGCCCAATCAGCACCAACTGTCATTATAGCATGGAACACTATAAGACACATTATAAGTTTCATTATGCACCTCTCACTATATTAAACACAAAGATACTGAGTATAGTCAATGACTATACTCAGTTTAAAATTAAATACCTCCGTGGTATGTAATCCACCAGTGAAATAACCCAGCTAGCATTACCATAATAAATATATACTCATATTTCTTATGAAGTATTTTATACAATGCTAGCATAAAAGTAAAAGCCATCAACACAGGTAAGATTATATACATCAAAATGGTTAGCATTTTAGAACGCCCCTAACCCTTTAAACGCCAAAACTATAAGATCCACTATAGTTACTAATAAAGCAACTACAAACACTTCACCGCTACCATTGACAGCATTCTTTAATGCTTCTTCGATAGCGATACGCTTACTAGTATTATTAAGAAGATTAGTTTTAATCTTACCACCAGTAAGCTCATTAAATACATTAAGACCATCTTCTAAATGGTTGATGATGAACTTGTTGGAAGAAATATCTCCGCTTTGTACCGAAATTATATACCCGCCTATTACTATATTAATAAAAGCCAATGCATATATTTCTTTATATACCAATATAGACACTAATATATTAGAGCATATCAATGTAATAAGCTCTGAAGAGAAAATTTCTAGGAAGATTTTACTTCCAAAGAGACGTTTTTCCTTTTCCATCAGGTTTACCTCTTACTAATTTAATACTTCGAACCTGGAGCACAATGTATGCTACCATTAATATTAATGTACTAATCATAGCGAACGTATCATTTAACCATGATACATTAATAAGTAGAACTAATGTTAGGATTATAACCATATACCAGTTATTATTACCTCTTTTAGTAAGCTCTTCCATAGTTGGCATAGTATTGTATAGTTTGAACAGCTCTAAAACTTGTTCAAGACCATTAATAACTTCTGCACGTTTGGCTTCTGATAATGTTTCATCTGTTTTTGCTTGTTCAATTCTGTCTTTAACTGTTTCTGGTGTTTCATTGCTATGGTTTACTAGCATATCAGCAGTCACACGTATAAGACGAATATTATCAACGTATCTATTATGATACCAAGCAAAGCAGAATAGTATGACCAATGTGAAACACATAATGGTTCTACTTAACCAGTAAGGGTCTTGATCGCTATGTAGCATAATATATGTACCAGACCCACCAGATAGTAATGTGAGAAGAATATATTGAATCTTACTCATTATCATCACCAACTTTCGTAGTCTCTACAAAAGCAATCATAGCAGCTATAACTAGCATACCAATAATCATATAGTTTGCTTCTACAAACCATCTAATTCCATGAATTAAAGTTTCCATTCTTTTAATCATCCCTTCTTTAAATAAATTACCTATCTAATACTATACTTACTATAAACCCAGCAGTTACACAAGCTATCATATGAAATAGTCTGTCATATTCTAGGTCCATGTAAGCCCATACTACAGTTACTATTAGTATTGTGATAATCAATGGAAGTATATCCATAAAATTATCAAAACTATACTTTTGCCTCATTACTAAATCTCCTTTCTAAAATATAATATAGCCACTGTATCGTAATTATATTATATAATTCAAATCCTGATTACAAAAAAATAATTAAGTATTAGGGGTGGATAACCCACCCCTAATACTTATGCTTTAAAGCTAGCACATTTGTGTTTGTAAGCGGTAACCAAAGCGTTGGTTACCGACTCTACAAACTCTTCACGATATTCAGTGAGCTCTTCAAGGAACTCGCTGTTTTGGGCAAATGTAACAGAAAAGTTACGGCACATGCCATTCGCTACAATAGCGGACATGCATTTAGCATACCCAGATATGTAGGCTGCAAGCTCTACTTGGTCATTAACGCAAACTGGCAAACTCATACCTAATTTGTCTTCCAAGAAGATAATGATATCTACAATATCATGCTCTTCCATTAAATATTCTCTAATGCCATTTCTGACATTATTGAATCCTTCTTGGATTTGTTCGTAAGACATTACATCGATTTTTGTTAAAGCTTCTAATACTTTCATGGTAATATTCCTCCTGTAATAAATAATAAAATAATATAACCATTGTATTACCATTATAGTATATAACTGAAATAATCAAGTTTTACGATATCATCACATTGTAATTTAATATAGAGTTCACACCCTAATATAAATATATTTTTTAATTCCACAGGAGGTATATAAATGAGAACCGCAGATAAGCAGTATATTGATATTGTAAAGAATATCTTAGATCACGGTACATACACCAATAACCGTACAGGTATTCCGACATATAAGCTACCACACCAAATCATGCAGTTTGATTTACAAGAAGAATTCCCTATCCTATCATCTAAGTTTGTAGCAGCTAAGACTGCTCTTAAAGAACTATTATGGATTTGGCAAATGCAATCTAATGATGTACGTGAATTACAAAAGATGGGTTGCCATGTATGGGATGAATGGATGAGAGAAGATGGCACTATAGGTAAAGCCTATGGATATCAGATCGCTAAATATAATCAATTAGATAATCTTATCAATACTATTAAGACTGACCCAGATAGTAGACGTATGATAGTTACCCTCTGGAACATAGAAGATCTTCCAGATATGGCATTACAACCATGTGCATATGAGACACTATGGGATGTGCAAGAAGATAAATTAAACTGTATACTCCTCCAGCGTTAACGGGCGCCTTTGTATAGTAATATACATCGAACAACCTTACTAAAAATGGAACGTCGTATAATTTACTTATACGATAATCATTTACGAAGATTTTATTTTTAGTTCGAGGTGATGAATATGGCAACTGTATACAAGATTATTAATGAGATAACCGGCCAAGCCTATGTTGGACATTCTGTAGATGTTAGACAGCGTATAAATCGCCATTTTAGTGAATTAGCTAAAAATGGGCATCATTGTTTACCATTACAAGAAGACTATAATAGGTATGGTAGAGTTATGTTTCATGTAGTATATGTAAAGGATAATATATCCGAAGAAGAAGCTACAATGTTAGAGCAAAAACTAATAGATGAAGGTTATGATAATCTTTATAATGTAGGTAAATTTGCTAAACATGGTGGCGACTTAATGTCATATAATCCTCGAAAAGAAGAAATACGAAAAAAGATATCCAATTCTGTTAAAGCTGTGTATGCTAATATGTCACCGGAAGAAAGATCTGCTAAATATGGTAATAGTGGAGCAAGTAATCCAATGTATGGTAAAACACATTCACCTGAAGCTAGAGCTAAAATGCGTGAGGCTAATTTAGGACGGGCTCCGTCAAATAAAGGTAAAACTAATTTAGAATATTTTGGTGAAGAAAAAGCAAAAGAAATATCTATGAAGATATCAGCATCTGCTAAAAAACGTACTGGCGAGCATAATCCATTTTATGGTAAAACTCATTCAGATGAAACAAAAGAAAAGATACGTTTAGCTAATACTGGTAAACGTAATGTAAATTGTCATAAACCAGTTGTTATTAATAAATTGGTATACGAAAGTGTGACATATGCAGCAGAAGTTCTTGGTGTAACAGCCGGAACCATTTTACACAGAATTAAATCAGATAATCCATTATATAATGGATATGCGTATTTTATAGAATAAAATTGTGTTCAACGACTATCGAAAGCATGCAGTATAACTGTAGAAGCGAGTAGAGTACACTCAAGCGAGTGGAAACGTTTGGGGCCCTGCCAGTTAGGGTCATGATATAGTCTGATCTATATAGAAATATATAGCAGTTCATAAGAGAACGTAGTATGATTAGCGACCATACTAGAACACTTTGTCAGGAGATACAGGATTAGGAATCCCCTTTAATACAGCACAATACGCTATGCTAGTTCATATGATTGCATATGTATGCAAACTTAAACCTGGTAAGTTTACTCATATCATAAATAATATGCACATATATGAAAACCATATACCTCAGCTACAAGAACAAATTAAACGTTATGAGTCTGGCAACTTACCAACACAAGAACCTAGATTGGTTATTAATGGTAGTGTACAAGACTTCTATGACTTTACTCCAGATAGTGTAATTGTGGATAACTACTTCCATATGGGTAAACTCCATATGGTAGTTGCTGTTTAAAAAAATAAAATAAGATAAGGGTAGAGACAATGTCTCTACCCTATATTTCTTATGCTTGTTGACGACCTGGTGTCATATTAAACACCATGCCTTGGATACCCAAGGTTTTGATCTTCTTTAAAAGCATCGCAACTTTGCGATGTTTACCGAGTAAACGGTAACCCGCTATAATTGTTTCTGCGTTTGAAGGAATGGCTGTAATATAATTCCAGCCGAAACCTTCCTCAAAAGTTTCTGGATAGAGGTCGTCACCGTTATAAGTGACATTATCCCACCCTAATGCATTTGCTAATGCAATTGTTCTACCTTCACCACCAATGCGCTCCATATGCCATGGAGACATTGAATTGTCTTCTGGATCAAACAAGTCATACTTCAAGTTTTGAAGCATTTCTTTTTCCAATTTATTTGAAGGAACAGCTACTAGAGTTGGGAAAGCGCATTCTTCGTGTTGTACTTTGATAAATTTCATGATATATATCTCCTTTCAAATTAATAACTAAATATATATATATAACCATGATATTATCATTATAGTATACAACTAAAATAGTAGAGATTTACGATATACTCACTATACCCAATATCATAGAAAAAAGTAAATAAGAGAAGGGTAGAGACGTATCTCTACCCTAGTATTATTGGTGACCTGGTATCATATTAGATACCTCTATACCTCGTTTATTGCACTCTCTAAGGATGCGTGACACCTTACGGTATCTACCGAGCATTCTATACCCGGCAATAATAACTTCCAGATCAGTTGGTGCCTCTACAATATTGTAGAGTTTGGTTGACATATAGTTGTCAATACCGTTATACTTTACACCAGAATGACCTAGAGCAGTTGCATATGCAACTGCTCTTTCTTCCCCTAGTTTTTCAGGATGCCATTGGCTTAACCAAGTGCCATCTTCGTATAGATCGGTCTTTAGTGTTTTTAACATATTCGCTTCTAATTTTGTGGTAACTACTGTACGTACGTTATTAAAATTGTCAAATTTAGTTACTTTAATTTTCATGGTTATTTCCTCCTATAATATAATACAACCATTCTATTACCATTATAATATACAACTAAAAATACTAAGTTTTACATAAAAAAGAAAATAAGATTAGGCTAGGGTTATTACCCTAGCCTATATAATGTTTAAGCAGCAGAAATAATAGAAGCCTCCAGTTCTACTTCAAATTCTTTAGTTAATTCTTTAATATAGTTAAAGAAATTAACAATATTTTTATTCGACATATCTAAATACTCTTCCATCAAATTTAATTGATATGTATCTAGTTCCTTTATTGCATCAAGGACTTTAATAGGGTTATTAATGTCACTTTCAGTTAGACCGTAATCTAACAGAATGGTATTAATTTCGTTGACGTCTTTAGTATCAACTAAGTATTTAATGGTTTTGAGCATATGATCTTTAGCGATCTTAGCACCGCTTTTTACATCCTCAAATACCTCAGCAGAACTAATGCTATTGATTCTTTCCATAGCAGTTTTGAAATTAACCATTTGCTCTTCTGTAAATTTTTTCATGATGATATCTCCTTTTCTTTAAAACATAATAACCATCATATTACCATTATAGTATACAATTAAAAAAAAATAGTTTTACGAAATACCAATTATATCTACCAGTATCATAGAAAAAAGAAAAGATATACAGGATAGTACATTGTACTATCCTGTATAAGTCTATCTAAATAATATTAGGTATTAACGCAAAGTTCTTTTTACGAATTGCTTTCATATCCCATGCAGCGTCTTGTAATGTCTTATGGGATGAAATTTGTTTACCATTTAAGTAAATATCCCATTCGTCATTACCATTTAGCTTAATATCAATACCAAATCCGTCTAATTCAAAATACAATTTACCATCAACGACTTTCAATACAGCACCTAAATCCCGTAGATATTCAAAAACATTTTGAATCTTCTGATCACTATAGACTTGGTCTATAGTGACTTTAAGTCTTAATAAGATAGACTCAAAATAATTCTTGATATCTTCATTACTTGTTATATTAGTAAGCTCAATGTGTGTTCTTATTGGTGATACAGGAATCTTAGAATATGTCATTCTTATAGACTCAACAGTTTCATCAAGCGCCATTAATATTTTGCAGGTATAAATACACCCATTGAAACTAAACTCCCGTTCAGTTATTTTCTTTATAAGTGTACCACCACCTTGTTTAGGCACATTAATTTTATTTATCTTAGGTTCATACCCTAAAACTTTATTATAAGCCAAATCTTCTAATTTCATTTTCAAAATCCTCCTAATTATTTTTCCATACGATTTTCTACTGCTTCCCAGAATTCTTCATCAAACTCAGGATCTTTATATGGGTTTGGTCTTGGTTCTGGGTCATCAAAATAGTGAGCATGTGTATGAGCACTATAATAGAAGCTATCATAACAGTCAATGAAATCGTCTAATCCAAATTCACCAAGCTCAACCATATCTAAGAAATCTAAAGTATATTGTAGCATATACAAATTCATCTCAGCAGGTTTAGTTGCACTAAAATTGACAGCCTCAATAACAGCTTCACATAGTAAACGAAGATCTTTGATTATACATTCATTTTCATCAATAGTTGCATATTCTGGATCTTCTGGGTCACATACCATATAGTTGAATGTGAAGTATTTATCACTACAGCTAATAGGGTTATAATCAACCGAGAACTGTTTACCATCTGGACCACCTATGATGATATCACATGATGTACCATATCCGTCAGTAATAGCATGGTTAATAGTCTTCACTATAATATCTCCATAGTTTTTAGTTGGGAATGTTACAGTAGTTAGCGTAGTGAACTTTGTTAGTTGCTCACTTTCTATTCTTAAGTTAGTATACTGTCTTGCTGTGAAAAAGTTACTGCAATCCAAAAGTTTAACAATAGCATTAGCTAACTCTTGACAAGTATTTTCTTCCATCTCTCCAATAGTGTATTTCCATTCCATCTTAATATTCCTCCTGTGGATTACAAATAGCATCTTTAGTTGCTAAATAAAAATAGTCTTGTGACAATTCAAAGAATTCTTTATCGTTTATCTTATTGTATTCAGGATAATCAAATTTGAATTCTGCCATTAGCTTTGCTATATCATCAAATATAGCACGAACGATATCCCTATCTAGTTTATAGGCATACCTATTCAATACGGTTACTGGATTCTTACCAAATGGATCTAATACAAAATAATCCACTCTAGTATCAGTAATGTATCCATCAACACATTTGAACTGTAATACAATATATACATTGATATCTTGTAAATGAATACCATAACCGATATAGTTATTACTCGATTCTAGTATATTTACAATTCTATTCTTCTTAATGAAATAATTGAAATCCTCATTATCAAATGGGATACGACTAAAGAAGTCGTTAAATAGTCTTGGTATATATTTTTCATATACGTAATCTTCTTCTTTAGCTATTCTTAAAAATTCACTCATTTCATACACCCCTTATTAAAAATCGAATCCATAAGCAGTTACTGTTTTAGTATAATAGATATAATCAATAATAGAATGCAATTCATAAGCATCTGTACTATCAATACCAATATCGTTATACTTAGAACTAGACATTAGAGTCTTCCATACATACTCTAATGCTTCACGTAATAACTCTGCTTTTATAGCACCAATAGAGAATTGTCCTGCTTGGATACCAGTAGGTAATTCCAAAGCATAAAAGATGTAAGTGAATCTTTTAGTTTCAGCATCCATTACTTCTAGTAGATGGAATTTCATATTCAAATCTAATAGATTCATCGTACACTTACAATTAGCATATTGAGTTTCCATAGTTTTTACTATCTCCATTGGTGGCTCAATATCTACACCCTCAGGTGTTTCTCCACAATAGATAGTGGACTAAATCTTCCAAAGAACTTATTTAAGTACTTTAGAATTTCATTGTTGACAAGATGATACTTGCCATCATAAAGATCTTTAACTTCACTCATAGTTTTTATCCTCCTAATTAATCTCATCCAACGGTCTAGCAAAATCAATAAAGATACATGCTTGATATATACGTGTAGCCATATCAAATATATGCATAGGTAAAATATACGGTTTACCATCAGAAGCACTAGCAGCCCAATATAATAAGCTATCTACTATCTTCTTTATTACCATTGTATCAATCTCATGTAGGTTATCAAAATTATTATAAACAATATCATCTACTTTAATGGTTTTAAAACCAAACGGTCTATCATATAGACGATATTCTATAGCCACATTAAGATCTTTTATGATCAAAGTAGCCTCATCTTCAGTATCACTTATGATAATTTCAACACGTTTATTTCTAGCATTATCTACTGACTTCTTTTGATGTGTGCCTAATGGTAGACAGCCTATAAAATTATGAAAATCTATAAACAAATCTCTTTTAGTACGCTCCGTAGTCTTAATTTCACTAACAATAAATCCACTCATTTTAAATCCTCCTTTAAATTAAATATAACCAATGAGTCACAATTATATTATATAACCATAATTTTTATTACTCTAAGAAAAAAGAAAAGTATATAGGGATGAGCAATTAGCCCATCCCTGTATAAACTACATATTCATTTCAAAGGTTAGTTGACGAATAGCCCCTGGTAATGTATACCAATCATCGTCAATACGTTCTTCTGTCTCAGTATTGAATAAATAATATACAAGGCCGATCTCATCCTTATTAGATGTGCCTACCAGCTCAATTGGGATATTATCGAAGCTCATACTTATAAAGTCTAAGCTTCCTGATGGTTCATCGTTTGGAACGGTACCATATGCTGCTAATGTAGCTCCTTTTTCATTTAACCATTTCATGAAGTCCGTACCGTGTTCCATCACATCAAATAATAACGCTTGAACCTTTAATATAGAGCTCATTATCAACTCTATATCTTTATTAACCCAACCACATGTAACATTATCTGTTACACCTACCACATAATTTACGCCAAACTTATTACATTCGGCTTTGGATTCGAAATATATGGCCTCTATTTCTTCTGAGTTATATTTTCTAGTATATATTGATACCTCGAAAATATCACCAAATAGATTGAATCTGCCCGTATATAAAGACTTATCGTCCTTATCTTGGGTAATTATCCCATGACCATATCCAAATAATCTTTCGATTTCTGTGATGGATTCTTTTATGTCTTTTGCTGTGTTATACATGGTTAATATCTCCTTTCAAATTAATATAAATAATATATAACCATAATACTACCATTATATTATACAACTAAAAAAAAACAGTTTTACGAAATACTATATATATTCTTAGTATCATAGAAAAAAGAAAAGTATACAGGATAGGAACAATGTCCTATCCTGTAATATTCTTTAGATCATATTAGGAATAAGTGTTGGTACTTTTTCTAATGATTCTTTATAATCTTTGACAGCCAATACTGCTTCATCTAATGTATGATATAAATTAGACTCATCTGTATTAGCTTGCCAATGATTACAATCTGGTACAAAATTGATTGTAGCATCGAGATCACTGAAGATATATTTCAATTTATCATCAATGATAACCAAATGCCCATCAAGGTTTTTGATTTTGGATACTACAATAGCCTTTCTTGGATTGAGTTCAATATCATTTTCCATATTTAAGATCAATCCAAAATATTTGCTGAAATATTCCTCAGCAATATCGGCACTTTCTGGGAAAGTTTTTACCACCTCAACTTCACCAATAAGATTGGAATAGTGAAAGAATCTTGCAGACTCTACGATCCCATCTTCATCAGTGTAGATGAAACCACGTTTTGTCACACTATTAGATAATTTATAATAATGAGAAGCCAAACGTTTAACCTTGCTAGAACCTGTGTTGAATTCATTTACGTTAGTATACATGATATATTCTCCTTTTCTTATAATAACTAATATAACCATGATATTACCATTATAGTATACAACTAAAAAAAAAAGAGTTTTACGATTATAAAAATATACAGGTACTGGAATTTCCAGTACCTGTAATTTTGTTTTACTTACTGCTATTTTCTCTAACGTATTTGATAGCCTGGTCTATAGTAAGACCAGCTTTTACAATAGAATAGTCTTTAGTTGCACGTACATCAAAAGCATATTCTAACAAGATACCATCATAACTAGAAATACACAATGGAATATATTCAAAGCATAATTCCATTATATCTAGTTGTGATACAATCTGTTTATACTCATTAGTGTATGTCTTACCAATAATAGTAAGAATGCCTTCGTTATCACGAATGAATTGTTTATCTTCTTCACTGATATATCTTAATAGCTTACGCATCTTAATAATACCATCGATAGCTAATGGGATAGATCGAGATAAATCAAATATCTCATGTCCGTCCTTAATTACAGATACATATCCAATACCATAGCTATTACCACCTGGCACAGATTCGATGATAAGCTGTTTAATATTATTATCTTCGAATATTACAGATACACCAATATCTGCACCGAATAATGTACCCTCACCATAGTAAGACTTTCGTTCATAGCTCTCATCTGGAGACATATCAAACTCAATATCAATTATCTCTTCGATAGCAGCTAATGTATTTTCAACTATATTTGTTTCAGTTTCCATAGTTTACACCTCGTATGAAATTGTTATTTATTTTCACGTGCTTCAGTGATAACTTTAATTACGGCTTCTTCTAAGCTATCACATGATTCACTAGTCTCATAATTATTACCAATAGTAATATTAGGTCTGTTATGACTAGGGAATGATACCCAAATATTATTATACTTACCATTTTCATAATAAGAAACAAGAACCATATTACTATTGTGACATGTAATTTCAATATGAGCACTAGGCTTACATGTACGTGCTAATAGCTGATATAATGTCATACCATCATCGATTTTCATAGTATCTAGAATTCTAATAATACCAGCTATCTTATTCATAGCATTATAAGCATAACCGACAATATTATCAAACCCATCAAGAGCTACTTTGATGCTAATATATGGAGTCAATGTATTAGATTCGATATATAGTTTAGACTGTTCATTTATATTGCTTTTTGTGACTTTAAGCCAGCAATTACAATCAATCTTTCTATTGGTTGGTAAACTGAATTCGCCAATATACTCAATATAAGTCTTATTATCAAGTATCTTTGGTTCTTTAACATTGAATAGTTTAGTCATCAAAGAAATGAGATCTAATCTCCACCAGCATTCAGATATATCTTTAGGACAAATATCTTTTATTATAGATGCTGCACCAACTATAGAATGTGCAGATTTTGCATATACAACTTGACCATTGAATCTGGTATATACTTCATATAGATTATCATTATCAGAAAACTCTAATACATTATAGATGATACATGTATTAGTTTCTGGTAAGATGATAGTATAATCAAATAACCCACGACTTACCATTAGAATATTGGATTCTAATTCTGCTAGAGCTTCTATATTACCATATTCATTAATGACATCACTTAGATTGTATGCTAAGTCTGAAATATATTTAGCTACTTCAGAGAAACTAGCATCATCTATAAGACTAATGATCATTGGTGTAGTATCAATAGTTATTTCCTTACTATACCCTTTAGGTGGTCTAGTTGTTTTTGTTTCAGTTCTTATTACAGCTTGTGGGATATTTTTATTAGATTGAATAGTCACTTCAATTGCGATTGATTCGTTACAATCTGAAATATCCTTATCTAATATAAAGACGTGTTCACATTTAGTAGTAGCAACTAATGGTTCCACCATTCTACTACTAATATTAATAAGTGCCTCTCTAAGTTTAGCTACGATTTCTTCATTTTTCATTTTACTTACGCTCCGTATCTTGATCTTAATAAATTATGTAGAGTTCTTACCTTAATTAGCCAAGGATTATTACTAGTATCTGGTACTACTTTACCACTCACGAATAAGCTATCATACAATTTTTGTACGAATGCTTTAAAGTAATGAGAACTGTAAATAGCTTTACCATAGATACATTTACCATGCTGATGAAGACTAAGTTTATATTTATCCTTATCCTCATAAGTTAAGATATAATCATCCACTTCAATATACCATGGGTTTATACCATGTATGGTTCTAGTTATAGAATGTGGTACTGTATCTAAAACCTCATAGGTCACTTGAGCCAATTCATCATCAATACATGCCATTATTTTCTCTCCTTTCGTTTCATAGTTACAAACTTAAAACTATAATATTTACGATCTACAACTTCAGTTTCATTTACAACTTTCACTTTCTCCCATTCACTTCGTTTTAATTTAGGAAAGAAAGTGTCAGCTGGTAACTTTTCATTAACCACTGTAGCTATAATATCAGTAGCATCATCTAAGAATAATTTATAGATTTCTCCACCACCAATGATAAATATATTAGCCTTTCTAAGACGTTCAGCTTCAGCTAGTACTTCTTCTTTAGAATGAAATACTTTAACTCTGTCATTGAATCGTTGTTTAGGTACATATGATTTATCTGTAGTAAGAATCCAATTTTCCCTATGTGGTAATGGGTTAGGAAGAGATTCATAGGTTTTTCTACCCATAACTACAGTACAACCTAGAGTTGTTTTCTTAAAATGCTTTAGGTCTTTAGGTATATGCCATAATAGCTTACCATCTTTACCTATACCGTTATTTAAGTCATGTGCAACTATCATTGATACTAACATCTCTTCACCCCATTATCTGATTTCTTTCTCAACTATATTATTTATAGCTGAAGCAATTAATAGAATTATATTTACAAACGTCATTCCCAGTATAAGCATTATACATAAGATATACAGAAACGTTTCTGTCTGTACTCCTATAATATACGGTAAAGACCCTTCACCATATAACTCTAGGGATATATGGTTAAGGATTTTACACAATATGAGTATAAGACAGGTTATTAATGATCCACAGAGAAGAATGACTATCTCTCGTTTAATGAAAGTCTTTAGTTTTTCCATGCTTTCTTAATCCTTTTGAATAAATATGACAGTAGATTCCATATAAGGTGCGGAACCCATATAACTAATGCAACTACACTTACTATAGTAAATACAGGTGCTATTATATCATAAGTTATATAATCTATAGTATTACTTACATGTGTAAACCACATCAAGGAGAATACCCATGCAAGAAATACAAATATACAAGCTATAGGTGCCATGATAACAAGTACAGTAGCAAGGAATTCTTCAATACTTTCTTTTATCCTGATAAATGATTTCATTTATCTCACCTCAACTGGTCTAGCTGTCATATCTATTACACTTACCCTGTCTGAATACTCCATATTGTGGCTGATTAGGAAGCATTGTTCACACCCAACCAATGAAATAAGATTACCCAGTAGGGTAATAAACTGAATACGATTTTCAGTGTCTAAACCACCATCAATCTCATCTAGTTTAAGGATATTATAGTCTGTACTAGCATTAGCTAAGATAGCAAAGCTAATAATCATAGATAGCATACAGATTTGTGATGTACTCATAGAAGAGATATCATCATTCATCAATCCACTACCTAAGCATGGAATTCTAAACTCTGTTTCATTAATAACGAATGGTTGGATAACGAATTCACCACCAAAGATACATGAAGCCAATTCATTAGCCTTAACCATGATATCATTCATATAAGCACCAATGAATATAGTCTGAATACCAGTATTTGGGGATACATAATACTTGATAGCTTCAATACGTTCATAGTTATCAGTATATTCTTGCATTTCCTTATGATATTCATCAATAAGAATCTTATTATGAGCAATATCATCACGTTGAGCTATAAGCTCATTGTAAGTATCCTTACATCGTTCAGCTACAGCTGATTCTTCAAGAATCTTAGCATTAAGTTCCTTGATTAAGTCACGTTTAGCTTTAGACTCTGTTGCTTTCTTTTCTAACTCTCTCATTTCTAGGTCAATCTCTTGGATTTTATCTAAATGAGGAAGATTAGTTTCAGATTCTCTAATAGAATAGTCTGTTTCCATAACTAAAAGATCATAATCAGCTCTTTCACCTCTAAGATCACTTAGTTCTATTTCATAACCATTACATTCTTTTGTCATTCTATCAATATCACTATTGATTTCATCAATGATAGTCTTATTAGCGTTATACTTAATAGCTGATTCTTTAAGAGAGTCTACTATCTTAGATACAGACTCTTTAGCTTCAAGTAAGTTGTATGAGTTAGTCGCTCTATAGACGTACTCTTCTAAGAACTTAGCTGTAGTATTATTAGTAATAGATTCAATGAACCCTTGCCAAATACCATCAGCACCTATCTTAGTTAGATAAGACTTATTGCTTCCAAAGACAAATTGTAATGCTTCTAGTTTATCCATGAATGATTTAGCTTCATCTGTAAGATGTAAATTATTATTAAGCTCTTTTAGCTTATCTTCTAAGTCTTTAAGCTTAGCAGTCAATCTAACTAAAGCATCTTTAGGTTTCTTCTTCTCAGCTTCAATAGCTTCTACTATGAATACACAGTCAGTAAACTTACAATCTTTAGGTTTAAGCTCAAGATTCTTAGTTTTCTCTACTAAAGACTCATAGAAGCCCATATCTGCTTCTGTAGATATACGTTCTTTAGTACATTCTTCAATCTCTTTAGTTATCGTAGCTAAAGTATTCTTATAGAAAGATGAGGATCTAGTTACCAATGTATCTACATCTTCTCTAGTAATACATTCATATCTATCCATAATAGCATAAGAAAAGTTATTCATCATATCGAATAACTCTTTAAGTCTATCATATTCAGATTTATTGTCTATACGATAATCTAGTTTAGCTATATCATCTTCTATAGTTTTAAGATTAGCTACAGCTTCATTATATCTACCAAACTCTTCTTCAGAGAAGTCTGCATCAATAAAAGTCTCTAATCTAGATTTCTTCTTATTGATTTCTGTATTGATATTAGCTATCTTTCTTTCACATTCGTCATAAGCATTATTTGTACGTTCTAATGCCTCTTTCCAACGTGGTAGATTATCTTTATCTTGCTCTAGTTCACGTTCTAATTCTTTAATGAGATTAGCACGTTCTTCTACAGTATAGATATTCTCAATACGTTGTCTAAATATCGGAGACTGTTTTAATGTATTAGTAAGAGCTATACGATCTTGCTTAATAGATTCGTATCTGATATTTATAGTCTTATACTCTTCTAATAGCTTCTCTGCATTATTTTCATCTAGTTTAGCTTTAAGAATAGCTATACGTTGTATAGATGCATCTCTATCAGATATAGCTTGACTAACTTGTTTAGTTATTGTATTATATCTAAGATCTAAATCCTCCTTGTTGCCAATACGATTAATCTTTGCTGTCAAAGATTGTATTAGACTCTTATACATAGAATGCTTCTTGGATATAATCTTATACATGGCATTATATGCTTCGATACCACTAATAATCGAAGACACAAATGACTTACGTTCAGCTGGTCTCTTATCAGCTAAGCCACGATCTTCGGAAGATAGTTGACTTAATGCCAAGAAGTTAGAGTCTAGATTAAATAAAGAGTAAATGATATCCTTAGCAGAACTTACGTTCCAAGTCGGATTCAATTCCTCTTTACCATTAGGTCCATATTTATAGACTTGAGCTTTAGTCTGTTTACGTTCACCCTTTTTGTCTATAGGGTGTACATATTCTATCTCATAAGTTATACCATTGTGTAAATATCGTATAACCTTTCTCCCAGTTACCCCTGGAACAATAGCATTAGAGTCATCATTAATTGGTGTAAGCGATTTAAGCAATGTGCTCTTACCACTACCATTGGTGCCACGTATAATCACGATAGGATTCACATTTTGAGATAAATCTATCTCTAATATATCATCACCACGCCCATTATAGATGCCTATATAGTTTTCTAATCTTATATATGTAATACGCATAGTATTCCCTCCTTATTAGAGGTCTGTTTAAATATCACTAAAAATTGATATACAGTATGGGAACAGTGTCCCATACTGTATACTTGTTTTATCCACGAGTTAACTCATCAAGAGCTTTAGGCATAGCCTGTGTAGCCCAGTCTATTGGAACTGGTACATCATATCTCCAATCGATTTCATATTCTTTACCACACTTGGTACATTTGAATTTGAAATCATGTTTATAATCCATAATCCATTTATGAGGATCATCATGCTTATTGAGGATGCTCAAATATGGAGTACGTTCACCCTTAAGTGATATAAGATATAATGATTCACTTCTACATTCAGGACACTCATGAACCTGAATAAACATTGACTTAGCCATATTAGTTCTTCTTATTACGATTCTTCATGAATTCTTCTTTAGCATCTAATATAGCTTGTTCATTTAGTTTTTGACCAGGTACAATGAAATTGCTATTTGGTTTATAAGATGCTTTATCATTGTTTTCGAATCCTTTGAAGTCAGCTAATTCTGGATGGTCTTTCACATAGTTATCAACTTTTTCTTTGATATATGCTACTAGAGTATCACGTTCTTCTTTATGAGATTCATCACTGAGATATTTTAGTATAGATGGAGCATGAGCTAATGTAGTAGTCAATATTTTATCAGCAGGAGAGTTTTGTAAACAGTCCTTGACAATCATTGGTACAACCAATTCAAAGCGTTCATCTTCAAATATACGGCTTACCATACCCTTACCAATTTCTTCAGTATAGTATGGTTGCTTAGTTGCTTCAATAAGAAGCTCACCCACTAATGGTAAGAAGTATACACAAGCGACAGTGTCACTCAATGTCTTAATAGTATCAATTACTGGTTTATAGTTACAGTAGTTAGTATCTAATAATGTACGGTATACTTTATTAGAGTATGTATGTGGCATTTCCATATCAGAGAATAATTGATTATACATGAAATCAATATATAAAGTGATAGCAGTTACCGCATCCTGATTAGACTCAGGTGTAGCATTTCTATAGATGTATTTAGTAAGTTCATAGCATAGACTGATAAATACATCATAGTTCTTGTTTTGTAGAGCTTTCAATACTGATTTAGTGTTGATTAGCATAATTTCATTATACATATAATCATTGTCACCATCGATGTCTACACGGATAGTAGAGATGAATTCATCTTTATTAATCTTTTCATCTTCAGTATCTAAGTATACATACCCAACTAGTTTGTTTGTTGGGAATCTATGGATTATAATATGTACCTTATTATAGTCAATGTCTTTATCTTCCATAATAAAAATACGGTTAATCCATGAAGCTAGACATCTAGCGTTTTCACCATAGTAATCACAATTAGGCATAAGACTATATCTTTCTTCATCTTTGAAGATAGCATTCTTAAGATCTTCTGCTAATTTAGAGAAGCTTAGTGTAGCTGGAATATTCATTTTAGTTTCCTCCTATTAAAAATAATGTATATAGTATGAGTCAATAGACCCATACTATATACTATATTAGTTAAACAACTTCAGTGTGCTTAATAGCACGAATGTCGCCTTCGATAACTTTAACCGCATCAGAGTAACGGCAATCTGCCATATCAAGAATGATATCAGAATATACACGTTCAACCCCATTAACGATTACTTTACCGAATTCTGTTTTTAAACCTAGTTGATTATTGCGTTCTTTAAGCTCTTCCATTTGTTGACGAGACATAATGAACACACGATGATAAATATCTTTTACTGCCATAGTAAACACTCCCCAGTTAATCTTCGACTATAAGATCTCCAGGTTGATAGTTTGACTGTTTAGCTAGGCTTATGGATTTACCCATTTGATACATTTCATAGATAGCACGATTCTTACCATCATCTGCTCCCTCAAGAACAGCTCCGATATCATCTGCCAATTCAAATGCGGACTTAACACCAATAGCATCTCTGTAACTTTGTTTAAGTTCATTGAAAGATGCATCCCAGCTATTAGGCTCACCATCACTAGTAAACGTATATCCATCATATACACTCTGATTCAAAGGACACATAATACCACTAGTACCAGGTTCAGTTGGTGAAGAAGTATTAAAGTCTAAGATACCTAAGTGAGATGGAGAGATACGTTTAAGTCTACCCTCGAGATTCTTATTGGATGTTTCACCAGGACCTGTAGGCCCTTTGAAAGTCCACTTTAATTGTAATATAGCATCACGTTCATTAACCATATTACGGAAACCTTTGATACCACTCTTTTGTAACTCAGATATTAAGTACATAGGTTTGATATCGATACATTGTCTAAAACGTTTGATTATAGTATCAGATTTAAGACGTCTAGCTATATCATTTAAACGATACATACCTGTATTTAGTTTCATTACATATAGAGACGCAATCCATTCAGACCATCTAATACGCTTATTAGTAACATCGGTGTTATCTTTAAGTCGAATATTAGAGAACTCTGCCATCATCCATCTTAGTATCATATAAATATTAGATTTATATTCATATGGTAATCTGATATTCTTCTTGGTTACTATATCGTATTGATCTTCTAAAGAATATAGAGCGGATAATCCTTTCTCATATTCCATATTATTCTTAACGAAATGTGCACCAAGAGAAATAACCCAGTACTCTTTATTGAATAATGACTCTGCAGTATATCCAGTCTTCAAACTACGAAGATTATCTAAGATAGTTATAACTGCTGATTGATATACACGGTCATTATCAAATAATATCTTAGCTACTTTTACATAGCCTATACGGCTAGTAGTGGCTTGACATTTGAACGTATAGTAATTCTCTTCTTCTTCAAAAGGTTCTTTAGAAATGAAGATAGTATTGTCGAATCCAAATAGACTTAATGCTTCGTATAAACCATACTTAGCAAATAAGTATTTGAATGCTGGAACTTTTCTATCTACTGCATTCTTCTTACCCTTATAGGAAGCACCATTAGACATGATGGAATATACTGTACCATTAAGCACAGTACCATCAGTAGTCTGATAGTCATAGAAGTTACGAATCATACGTAAAGCACCAAAGACAGTCTTTAATGTAATCTTTTGTACTTTAGATGATTTAGCTAATGTATTATTGTAAGTACTCCCATCTACTAATTGGAACGATGGGAAGTACGTGTTACCATTTAAGATGATATAAGCACCCTCAAATACTCTAGGTACTGCTATATATACATCAAATGTATCACTATATCCATTGACTTCAATGTAATAGGTTACCTTAAGTATCTTAAGATAACTATCTTTGATTGGTACAGTGATATTATCATTGTTTTCTATGAGAAGTCTGTTTACTTCATCATAGTCTTCTATAGTATCGAAACCTAATATCTTAACTGTGAAATACTTATCACGTTGACAAGATATAAGCATAGCTTTTAGGTCTTCAATAATAGCATCATCGGATTTAGAGAAGAATACGTCATTAAACTTAGGACGATTCTTATCATTATAATCGGCAATGAACTTGCTTTGCCAACTATTGTTCATCGTTACCCTCCTCTTCCGTTCCATTTGTTAGTTTGATCATTATCTCTTCACCCATAGGATTAGGGATATCTCCCTCTTTGTCTTTGAGAATGAGATAAGCGTCTATATCTGTCTTATCACAGATAGTTACTAACTTATTTAAAGTCATAGATGGCTTATCAAATATACGTTTATCATTATTGAAGTTCTCTCCAAAACGATATCCATATAAGTCTAAGTCAATCTTCTTCTTTGCAATAGCTGTTTTCATACCAACCATTTCTGGAGAGTCATCAGAATGAATTGGTGGTGCAAAGATATTGTCTGGTGTGACATTACTAAGTAATCTATTGTCTAAAGAGAATGCCTCTTTAGACTTAGCTACTACGTCACTAATACTAGATGTATTATCCCAATCCACATGTTCCAATTTATCAAAAGTAAAGTTATCTCTCTCTTCATCAGACGGTTCGATAAACTTTAAGAATGGACCATGTTTATAGAATCCAGCTTTACCTGGATTCTTACTTATGTAAGTTTGAGTAGTACTAGGATAAATAATTCCAGTTCCCTCATCAATATACCCCATGAATGATGTATCATTCATAAAGTAATCGTTATAGTCTGTATTTATATCATACAGACTTAACAGTTTCCCTTCACATATTGCACGCTTCATGTTTTAACCCCGCTTATAAAAATTATACAAGGACCTAGGGGGAAATACCCCTAGACCCTGGATTTGTATAATCATTTATTATTGTTGGTTACATTTGTCGTCTTTGACATAAGTTTTCAATGCAGTACCTGGTTCAATAGCTACTACACGATTACCCTCTTCATCTAAAGATACTGCAATAGTAATAGTATCTTCGATGTCGATTTCAAGACCTTCTTCAGTGATTTCATCACGAGTCAAGCTATTAGTGTAATTCAAGATAGTGCTGAATAATACACGTAAGAAATCGTAAAGCAATTCAGGTGTTTGGAAACGGTTTTTAACTTCTTCCAAGATGAATTTGTTTACGAATTCTTGAAGCTCACGTTCAGAAGCTGCAATAGTATATTGACATAGCTCGCTATTGTCAACTAATTCCTTATCAGTAGTGAAAGATACATCAAAGGATGTTTTGTTTTCTTGGTCCACTGTACGGTTAACTAACAATGCACACAAGAATACACCATCTGTATTACTAATAGTAACTGCAGATGTAGTAATGTCCGCACCACCTACTTTGGATAAGAAGTTAGCCAAAGAGAAGATGATTGGACGGAAAAGCTCTTTAAAGCTTGCCAATGGAACGTCAAAGCCTACTTCATCAACTAGACGAGAGTTCCATGTTTGAAAGATTGTAGTTTCTGTTAGGTTCTTAATCATAATAATATCCTCCTATAACCATAAGAAACGAGATAGCAAACCACTATCCCAATTATAATATATACTTATAGATTTGTTTCACTAGGGTTAAACTTTTATATTTAACCCTAGTTGAGCTACTAGCTCATCTATAGTGACAATTGGAATACCATACTTATCAGCTTTAGCTGTCTTTGAAGATGTATAATCCTTGTAAGGTACTACAAGATAATCTGTAGACTTAGTTATGGATTCACTAGGCATATCTCCATTAGCCATTAAAGCTGCTTCAACATTAGCATCTCTAATACCGGTAAAGCATATACGTTTAGCTGGTTTAGCATTGATGCTATGTTTCAGATTAGGTATCTTAGTATAGATATAGACCAAGTCATCAGCAAATACTACACGCTCTTTGAGGATAGTATCTACTGTACGTTGACCTATACCTGGAATAGCCAATAGTCTATCAGATAATTCATCATCAGATAACTTGATAAGACAATCTAATGGAATTACATTGAAGATGTTTGACCATGTACCAAATCCAATATCAGTGAAACCTAAAGACCCAACAATAACGAAGTCTAGGTTATCTCTGGATTTGATTTCATTAAGCTGGTCTAAGAACTTAGCTATACCACGTTCTCTAAATCCAGCATTGAATAATCTAGTCTCATCTACATTTTCAAATAGATCTCTAAGAGACTTGATTTCTAGTTTTTCTATAGCAGCATGACCAAAGTTCTTGAAGTCCAATCTATCCATCATATTAACCATCTTAGCTTGATGGATACCTGGGCAAGTTGGATTCTCACAAGATACAGTCTTACCAGAGAAAGATTCTACTAATTGACTACCACATGCTGGACAATGATCTATGAATGGTTCTATAGGATAGAGTTTCTCATTCTTATCATTGTTTGTATTGTATAGTTTACTTACATATGGCATTACATCATTTACATAAGCAACTTCAATCTCATCATTATATCTAAGACTGAGTTTCTTATATCGTTCATAAGAGTGGCCACTAGCTTTATAGTGAACTGTACCATTGAACTCTACTGGGTCAAATATAATCATCGGAGTGATTACTCCATTAGAGCCAACTGTATATGAATATCCACGGAATCTAGTTACTCGTTTCATAGCATTAAACTTAATAGCCATGCTATACTTATTGACATGGTTTACACGACCTAAGACTTGTTTATGATGATTATCATTATAGGATACTACAATACCATCATAAGCAAATGTCATATATGGACGCATCATATCAGCATCTTGAACGAACTTGTCTACCATGTATAATACATGGTCATATCTACCAGAGAAAGATTTATAAGCATTAGAAACTTTAGTTGCAAAGTATCTATTCATAAACATAAGCTCTTCTTCTCTAGTATCAAAGTGTAATGATGTACCTAATGGAACCAAAGTAATATACTCTAAGTATTCTCTAGCATTAGCTAAACCTAGAATACCAGATACTGCAGTTCTCATATTGGTATAGGATTTACCAGTCTTTGCTTTAAGTCTTTCCATATCATACTTAGTGATGATAGCTTCAAACTTCATACCAAAGACTTCATTGTCTGGAATAGTATTAGGGAATCTATATCCATATAATACACTAGTAAGATCTGTAGCTCTATCATTATCCAAATCACCACGAGTTCTAGCAGATACTACATGGTTAGATACCTCTGCTTCAATAGAGATACCATCATACTTAAGTTCCATAACCATATTCAAAATATCTGTAGGGCTATTTACACCCATACGGAAATGTAATCCAATGAAATCTCTTTCGAAGATCTTTACATTAGGATCTGTAGCTACACCAGCAAGTAATGCTTTATTATCTAATACAAACTTACACTTATCAAGAGTACCAACTAATTCAGGATACTTATGAGCTGTGTCTCTTTGTCTATCAGATACTTGACCATTATTCCATGATAACGGTGTAGCAAACTTAGATGTGTTACCATATGCTAGAATATCCATACCATACGTATTCTCAATCCCTATAGGAACTGGTATAAACATATTTGGATACCCTGAAGCATCATCTTTGTCTTTACGTACACTATTCATACCAATATTGGCTCCACCAACTTGGAAGTTAGGGTTGTATCTCTTATACATTTCTAACAAGAGATCATATACCCCATCTTCAAGTGGTAATACTTCAATATCAGTACCATTATATAGTGCATTGCTTATACGTAATACCAACTCTACATCATCAAGAAGTACATTAGTCTCATCTTGAAGTGCACAAGTTGCTATATGATTCATAAGATATACATTTTGAGGATCGAGGGCAGACTCAAAGTTGCCCCCTAGTATATCCATATAAACTTGCCTTAACTCAGACATAGCTTACTCCTTCTGAGGTTCTTCTTCCTCTTTAGGTGGATTGATAAACATATTAGGTTTAGGGTCATCACCTTTGAAGATGATTTGTGGAATCTTAAACCCTTTCTTATCATCCACCATTTCAATTGTAGGTTTACGATCAGCATCAGGAACTTTGATAAACATGCTTGGAATAGAAGATGGAAGAGCAAAGATACTCTTAATCACTTTCTTATATTTATCAAATCTAATCCTTAAGCCTATAGTCCGTAGATATACATTAAGCACTTCTACAGATCTAGATTTAGATTCACTATCAACTTTAACGTCAATATTGAATGGAGAATCTGTTAATAGATTCTTAGCTTTACGTCTTGCATGTGGAGACGTACTATATACTAGAAGCATAATAGCATTAAACCAAGAACCGATGTGTTGCATAGCAGACGTTTCCATTACACCCCAACGTACTGGAGTATTAGGGAATCTATGTCCACCCTCACCTGGGTTCTTATTACGGCTATTTTCATTTCTAGAGTTTGTAGCAGATAATGAAGTTACGGAGAACTTATCTTCTGCATATTGTTTAAGTCTTACAATGTATTGATGACCAACTAGTAAAGGACGTTGTGTTCTTACCTTACGAGGATTACCATTACTATCAAGTAATTGACAGTAAGCATAATCAATCTCACATTCAGGGAATAGCTCATACATAGCCACTAGTTTATCTAGGTCAATGTTTTCTTGTATTGGAGATACCGATAGGATAATACACCCATCATTCTTCATAGACTTAAGTAAATCTAACTTGCTATCATCATTCAAGGCATAGATGTATTCCCTGAAAGCATTAGCTTGCATTAGAGTGAAGATACTCATAAATGTAGCAATACGTTCTAGTGATTGATTTACCTCATATGGGGTATCCATAGGTAAGTATCTTAGAAGTTTAGCAGATGCTGCATTTATTTCAGTTTCAAATATTTGAGCTGGGTTAAGACGGTTAGTAGAAGTACCTTGATTATAGATCATTTCTACTCTACGGCCATCAATAGTCTCAAACATTTCTTCGTCTGGAAGTATACGGCTAATAACACCTTTACCACCATAACGATTAGTAATCTTATCCCCGATATGTAGTTCATTGTTTTCACGTACTACAACTTCAAGGAAGATATTAGAGAAAGCTTTCTTACCATCAAGAGAGAACTTCTCTCCCTCTAATAAGCTCTTTGCTCTAGAGTAAAGTACTTGTAGCTCATATCCAATCTTAGCATTAGGATAACGATCTTTGTACATATCCACTTTATCTACAAGCTCTTGAGAGAATCGAATAGACTCTTTCCAATACGTTCTAAGCTGTGTAGTATAGTTGGATGATTCCATCATCTCTGGGTTATTAGTAATGACATTGACATCAACTACAGTACCTGTAGCAGTAATCTTATTATCATTCATATTAATATCCATAAGTCTGGAATATACTTGAGAGAACAAGGATTCTTGTTTATTCTCACGTCTTGTAGCCAATAGAAGACTATTGGATACTTCTTCTCCGATATCAGGCATAACTTTATAGATAGTTTCATTACCATATAGATTAAGCATGATATCATTCTCATTGACCATGATTTGGACTTTATGATACAATGGAGAACTTAGTCGCTTAGCACAGCTTTCAGATAATACAATAGCATCTTCTGTAGTATCAGAGATAGCTGCATAAGTAACTAATAGATTTACACCATCCATACGGTTATTATACTCATCAAACCCTTTAGATTTAAGATAAATATCACCTGTACGGATTTTACTACCAATACCTAGAGAGTCTAAGTATTTAGTATTTTGGTCATACCCATAGCTTTCTGTAATATGTAAGTATGAGCATCGTTCTACTACATCAATGATATTCTTATTAGCATTGTATGTAAGTAGAAAGTAATGGTGATTAGGAATCCAGTTAAACTTATCAACCTTGTCTAGGATAACTAAATCATCACCATGGTATTGTTTGAATGATGTGGACTTATGCCCAAACTCATTCTCATAGCCTGTCTGTAAGAACGGCACTTCAGGTGTGTTCAGAGACATGACTTGGTCGGCCTGTGTTGAATACAATAATTTACGTGACCCAGATACTGCTGTCGGTATAGGTTCGGCCAATTCTTTACCTAATGCCTCTTCTGGGAATTTCAATCTCCTTTCATATTTCTTAATTTCGTCTACAATATTTACGCTAGTTGCCAATGTACTTACCCCTTTCCATTATGTAACAAGCATAGAATTGCACCAGAAGATTACTGGAATCTTCTGGTTCAAAACTATAATATACAATTACTCTTCTACTTGGTCCATTGCTCTAAATAATGCCATTACATCATTAGACAATGTATTATCTACAGACTCAGTTAAAGTTTTAGTTGGAGTTAACAACTTACGACATTCTTCTTTAGCTGCTTCAAAGAATACTTTTTGGAAGTCCTTATTACTGAATAGAATTTCAGTAAACTTTTTATTGGTAAACTTCATATCAGCATGCTCATCTAGTTGCATATAAGCCCCTTTGGCTTTAACACGACCAGTATCTTTAAGAAGAAGTAATAAGGAGAAGTATGGGTCAAACCCAATATCAAAGTTAAGCAATAATGGTGTAGTCATATTGGCTTTATTAGTACGAGACTTAATCATTTGAACTACGATTTCTTTACCATTGAAACCGAAAGATTCTTCTTTAATCTTCTTATCATCCAATTTGAAGATATTATTTGCATCGTAGTTAATAGCTTTACCACCAGGTAATGTTTCATCTTGTTTAAGATATGGGATATCATTCTTAGTTGGCATGAAACCAGTCTCTACACGTTTATTGATGTGGTTGATTGCCAATACAATGATATTAGCAGTCTTAAGTATCTGCATAGTCAACTTAATGAACTGCGTATTAGCTTTAGCAATAGCAGTTGCATCCATTTGACCACCCATTTCACCACGGTTAGCTACACGTTCTGGAACCATATTGGCTACAGAGTCAATTACATATACCGTTGGTACCATCTTAATAATAGGTAATCCACGAGAATCTACATGGCCTGTATCATATAAATACTCATCTTTATTAGCCATCTTAGCATCATAGATAGATAAGATTTCTTTATAGATGCTTTCTACGTTAAGACCACTATTACGAATACTTACACGTTTAAATAAGTCATCACCAAACCAACCAGTTAATGCTTCAAGACGATTAATAGTAATACCGCCCTCGATAGATGCGATAAACATTCTTGCATTTTCAAAACGACGAATGATATTAGCACCCCATTGTATAGCTGCTGTTGTTTTACCAGAACCAGTACGCCCTACAACTAGATTAAAAGAGCCATCTACAATACCAAATGCATCATAAGAGAATTTAGTTCCATCTTTATGATAGCCATTAATCTTATAACCATTCAAATAGTCTACATTAAAGAACCCCGTTGGATATAATACATCATAAATACTTGTACTACTAGATGTATCCATCTTATCAGATACTACCGAAATTAAATCTTCACTCATAGTGCTTCCTCCTTACATAATTCCAAAGTATTATATACTTTCTTGTTTCCTAGTATGTAAGAATTAAAAAGAAGTCCCATATAGGCATTGCCTATATGGGAGTTTTTGTATGTAAACTGTTTTACGATTATATACTATAAATGTGTATGGTAGATACAGCTAGTAGTATTAGCTGTATCTAAATATAACCATACACTTATGGGGCTATAACCCATAAGTCATAAGGAGGTGTTTCTTATGACAAGAGAGTCTCTTCTTTCTCTTTGTGCTCATAATCCTGAGCTCGAAGCGAGAAGACTAGCATCCGAAACCATACCAGTAGGTACTGTGTCTGGTGAACGGATGCCAGAAAAAGATACTCCAATCGTCCACATGATTCCAACATGGCGGATGCGTCTATACCATAAATATGGACTATAGGTAATTGGAGTTTACATGGGTAGGTGTTCACTCATCTACCCATGTATTATTTTTTATAAGTAAACTGTTTTATAGTTATATACTATAAACGTGTATGGTAGATACAGTTATCTGTGAATAGCTGTATCTAAATATAACCATACACTTGTAGGAGAATATCCTACAGGTCATAAGGAGGTGAATCCTCATGACAAGAGAACGAGAATCTATTCTCGCTTTCTGTGCTCAGAATCCTGAGCTAGAAGCTAGGAGACTAGCTTCTGAAAGCATCCCGGTTGGAACTGAGTCTGGTGAAAGATTACCAGATAAAGACACTCCGATCGTCCACATGGTACCACCATGGAGGATGCGTCTATACCACAAATATGGGGTATAGATAAGAAGTATACATGGGTAGGTGTACACTCATCTACCCATGTATTATTTTTTGTGTTGCTATGGTAAATAATAACCTTCGTTCTTTAGAGTATCAGCTATAATAGCCAATTCTCTATAGTCATCTAATGGTAAGTTTACCAATGTCCATTTCACATCATCTAGTTTAAGTTGTCTAGCTACACAGACTTCACTATATTTGAGTAAAGTATCTTTGATAATGTGTTTAGGCATAGCGTTTACTATTCTATATAGAGCAAAAGTAGTATCTTCTTCGGCTGCTCTATATCTATAATTGTACCATTGTTCACTTCTATGAGTATCTAGCATATTAATGATAAACAATGGTGTCATTTCACCATAGAATAACGCTTCAAGAATGATGCGGATATCATCTACAGTAGTTGTATTATATTCATAGGTAATCATCAATAAGAATAAGATACGTCTAATATTGATTTCTTCACGTACATCTGAAAATCTTGCTATTACAGCCATAGTATAGAACTTTCTAGGGAGATAATAGATACCATCTAAGATTTCACATACGTCTTTATTGATTGTCATACCTAAATCATTAAGTATTTCTGTAACCATACTAGGTACTTCATCATTCTGATGTACCACATTATGGTTATAGATTACTCCGTTTATATAGATACGGTCTAGTTTATTAAAACTAAACCCTGGAGTATATTTAGTAAGCAGTTGTTTAATTAGCTTAGGAACCATAGGTCGTTCTTCCCAAAGCTTAGCAACTTCAGGAACCTCATAAGAGTACTTAACGAACTCATGGAAGTTATTAAAGATGAATAATTTAAGTTCATCTTCATTATACCCTTTAGACATAACCTCATTAACAAAGTTATCTCTAATCTCTGCTTTTTCTGCTTCCGAAGGATCATCTAATAGCATATTCAATTCCATCGTATCTACAATAGGATCTAATGCAGGATTCTTCAGGTTATTAAAATAAATGCCCTTCATAAGTCACCTCGTATATTGGTAGGATTAATAGTCTTTTGTAATACCATTGCTAGTGATAATTACACGTTTAGGTTTAGCTGGTTCTTCTGGAACTTCAACGGTAGGAGATACTGTAACTTTTTCTGTAGTTTGATTGAAGAAATCATCTTTAGCGGATACAGTTACACGTGGTTTAGCTACAGGTTTGGAATCAGCAAAGAATGCATCTTTATCTGCTTTGGAGATATTTTGTGGACCAGTCTTATCGAAGTTAAACATACCATCTTCTTTATTGATAGTCATAGAAGAAGCTTCATCAAAGAAAGAGTCTTTAGATTTATCAACTTTAGAAGTGCGTTCTAAGTAAGTTTGGTAAGCTTTATTAACTTCATCGATTGGCATTTTAATACCAGAAGCAATGAATTCAATGAACTCTTTACCAGGTTCAGCATCTTGAATATGAGTGAAGAATTCATATGGTTCACCAAGACGTTCACGTAATACGTCAGTATTCAAGTCCATATTTTGAGCTGCTGGAACCAGACCAAAGATTACACCAATACGTTTAGCTGTAGGTTTGAATTCCAAAGATTTGCTATAGTCTAACATTTTACGAAGTTCTTTATATAAGTCTTCTGTATTCTTGATGCTAGCAATTTTAGCTTTTTCAATAGTCATGAAACCAGGAGTAGTAGACAATTTGTATAAGTCTGTATCATCAATATTTTGATCAGATTCTACTAAGTCTTGACCAAGAAGAACTGCCATACGTTGAGTAAATTCTTGGTTAGCCGCACGTTCAGCATCTTGTTTGCTACGGATACCATCTAAGAATTTCTTATTACTAATAGCTTGTACAGTATATTCATCAGATAATTCTTGGAAGTATTCTACAGTGTTTTGAATACCACGAGCATCTTGTTCGAAACCAGTGAATACAAACATGTGTACATTCATTTTCAATACTTGTTTACAGTACTTAGCTACAATAGTAGAAGCACCACAACCAGTACCACCTTCGGAAGAAGATACAATGATAATAGCTTCATCTTGAGGATCTGGGAAAGAATCTAATTTGAATAAGTCTGCACGTAAAGCTTCCATAGCTAATCCTTTAGCCATATCACGTTCTTTACCACAACCACCACGATTATCACCGAATACAATATTAATATCATTGAATTCGTCTTTCATATCTTTTTGAGTGGTATTCAAAAGTAAAACATCTTTACGATCAAATACACCTTGGTTAATAGCATGCATAGCTGCTTTGTTACCAGCAGCTCCAATACCGATAAGTTTTGCTTTCATAATAATTACCTCGTATTAAAATAAGTAACCTATATTAACCCAATTGGGTCTGATTAATATACAGTTACAGTGAGTGTAAAAAATAAATATGTAGTAGAGCCAATAAGAGGCTCTACTACATATCTTAGACAACTATTTTTTATCTTTGTCTTGTTCTTGCTTCAATTGTTCTTGAAGCACTTTTTGATCATTATCATTAAGCTCTTGGAAACCCAAGCCTAGGTCACCAACTTCATTGATTACGCCATATTTATTATCTGCCATAATTTTTTCCTCCATAAATGAATTATTTAGCTATATGTTCAGCCCTGTTATTTAAGTAGACTGCTACATCATATAGACTATCGAATACCTTTACACCATTAGATTCTACTAAATCCATAAGAGCTTTCATAGAATCTAGTTGATGATTAGTATAAGTAAAATCACCACCAAAGTCACTATACAATACACATAGTATAGTATTTTCAGGTCTCTTATTACTATCATCTACTACTTCAGCAATAGAGTATATTCCTGACATAGCTGGTGTAATACAATATAGTCTTACATCATCATGATCACGATGATACTTCTCTTCGAACTTAGCACGTTCATCCCATACAGACACTACAGGATTAAATGCTTTTACTTTTTTGGTAAGCATTCTAAGTAAATCATTTCTCCATACAGAACCATTACAAGTACCGCCTAAGAATACAGTTAACTGTGGTTCTTGTTCTTCACGTAATGGAGATACAGCTTTTCTTGCAGATACACTGCTTAATTTAATCTCTGATAATCCATCAATTTCCATAAATTATCCTCCTTTTTATATAAGTGTGGTATAGGTAACACAAGAAAACCCCATACAGGCAATGCCTATATGGAGTAATCTTGTTGTGTTTAAAGTGAGTTTCAGTAACTCTTGAAGAAGCGCTTGACCCTTATAGTTGATTAGAAGGGAAGTATAATAGGCGTTGAATGGTTGAAGAGATAACCTACTATACTGAAAGTATCAACTATATAAGCCTCTTGATAGGTAGATTTATAAGTTATAGATTATACGAGGTGCTACCTATCACTATATTGTTTATATGATTTTATTTTTTACAAAAGACAAATAAAACCCTAGTACAGATTGTATCCGTACTAGGGTTCTACTAGGTAAGTACATTTAGTTATTTAGGAGTCAAATGAAAAAATCTTAGCTACTTATATGTTAGGATCTAGATGAAGCCATTCTATACAAGTTCAATAGTTGCTGATAGGATTCTAAGTTACGATCACTATTAAACTTAGTATGGTATAAGAATAAGATCTTATTATATACGAACGCTAGTTTAACGTAACCAGTCTTTTTAAATAAAGCCTGTTTTGCTTCAAGATATGATTCATAGTCTTTAGTGATATCAATGATATCTTGCTGGATACGTTTACGTTGTTTAGGTGTAAGATTAGCTGTCTTAAGTTCTTGGTTCAATACAGCTAATGCTGCTAATGTACGTTTACTGGAATCAATATGTGCCATTGAATCAATAAAGAATTCAAATACACCTATAATACCAAATGTAACGTAGAACTTAAGAATCCATTCTAATACATTAGATTCTGTAGTGCTCTGTCTAGTATCTAATTTATTAGACTCTAACTTAGTCAATGCTGTAGTCAATGCAGGACCATATCCGTAGATAGTGGCAAATGCATCAGACTTCTCTTCTTCGGAATCATATTCAGAAACAAGATTCTTTACTGATTGGTCAAACTTAGTATTCAATACTTTATTGACTACAGTTTTATCACCAGTTAGGAATTTGAATGCATCTGATATATTACCATTTAAGATAGCATCTTTAACTAAGACTACACCGTTATTAATATAAGCCAAAGCGGATCTACAATCTAAACCATTGAATGCTTGTTGGATACCAGCCATAATATTAGCATCACTAATATTACGGATATCTTCTTTAGCACCATTAGTTAAATTATAGATAGCTTTATTCATATCAGTCATACCACGAACTAGGTTCTTGATACTAGGGAGATTGTATTCATACATAGCAGCTTTAGCACTGAAATGATGACCAATCTCATGTAATAAGATGGCTACTAGCTCTTCATTAGTAAAGCTAGTATCACATAATAAACCATAAGAGAAATATACATTTAGATCATAACCATCTTTTGGGTTAAATTGGTATGTGCCATTCTTAAAGACTGGTTTACCCATACCATTTAGTTTATCTCTAAATACTAATGTATAAGCATTCTTCGCTGTAGTGAAGTCTACTAAGAAATTAGTATTAGCAAACCCAAATTGATTCTTCATTACTTTAGCTAGTTCTTTAGATTCGACTACTGTATCGTTCTTGTACTTTTGTTTACGGATATCTCCGATAATAGATTCTAGTTTGATAAGGCTTGGCGTCTTACCAAAATACTGTTCGTTATAAATAAACATTGCTTATTCCTCCTTGGCTTATTAAAGTGTTTCACGGAAACATCTTAATAAAATCAAGGAGGATAATGATGAAGCAAGATAACGAAGTTATACTTAAGAAGATATACCCTCTAATAGAGCAAGCTATCTCTAGAAGGGTTTCCCAATATAAACAATACATCAGTAAATTCATTGCGGCTAGAGCTGAAGACTTATATGCTATTGCACCATATAGACGTATTTACTTTACTGATAACGATAGAGATGAATTCTTCAGAATGCTAGGCATTCAACGTTCGGTCATCCAAAGAGAATTACGGAATACTTTCTATTTTAGTATTCCGTCTTTTAACCCGGCAGCCGCTAAAGATGAGACTACTATTACAATGCTATGTATAGTTAGATACTTCTTGTTGAATAGAAAGAAATACTACAAGGAATTGGACTTATCATTGGTTAATATAGCATTCTCTGGGTCTTTCTATCCATCTATCCATTATGGTTCATTCCAAGTTGTACAGCCTATTGAGTATAAGCATATTATGGACTATGTGGTTAATAATAAGATGTCTGCTAAGTACGATCTTAAAGTCAAAGGTAATGTATTTGGTGCAATACGTTCTATTGCTACAACATGGGCTGAGACATATCAAGATAAGTTTGAAGACTTTGATGATGAAGATATCAAAGATATTGTACAGCAATTACATACACGTATTAAATCATTCATGAAGAATATTGCTACGTTGTATTATGAAGCATTTGAAAATCGTAATGAATATCTTAACTATGCTAGTGATGACTATAGTGAAGATAACTATAGATTGGCTGATACTGATAGTCTTATGGCTGAACGTATAATTGATAAGACTGTACAAGCTATTAGTACTATGGGTGTAAACTATTCTTATTGCAAGATGGCAGCTGATGTCAATGTATCTACCGATGAAATCAAAGCTATCATAGAATGGGTATTAAAGAATGATACTAAGTCTCTTACTGAGGTTAAAGAGTTCATTAGTCTTCTAGTATACTTATTCTTCCAGAGTACAGATAAGAAAGACGTTAAACGTGTTGAGTTCGTAAGATTTACTACAGCACCTAGACCTAATAGTAAAGTCAAAGAAGTAATCAGATCTAAGGAAATCCTAGAACGGTGGTTGATGAATGGTTCTAGACGTTATCATGTACGTAAGAACCGTGCAGCAACTAAAGCTAGTTACCAACGTTCCGTTCTAATGTATTTCGCTTTAATGATTCACTTCTCTAATCTATAGGAGGAACTAAATGACACCACAAAGAAAGAAAGCCGAAAAGCTAGTATTTGATGTAATGCTGGCTATGGATCCATCTGGTAAAGTTACTGACTATTATAAAAAGATATTCTCTGATATGAGTGATAAAGAGTTTACTAAGTTCGTATCTGGTAAATATCCATTTAGATTTATCACTCGTGTATTTGAAATCGAACCAACTATGGACCAAGTAGAGAAAGCTGCTGATGTAATGGGAGTACCTATCTTAGAGAAAGTTGAAATGCCATATATCTATACAGATGAGAATGGTCATGGTGCTACATCTCATGAAGCATTAGTAGGATACTTACATCTAAAACGTATGAAACAATTCTTGACAAAAAAGAATGCTATCTCTACTAATATAGCTATGCGTGATAATAAGACAGGTATGCTTATCTCTCATGATAAGAACGGTATTACCTCTGACAGGGAAATGGAATCTCTTGTAGTTAATGGTATGGATGCAACCATTAAAGAGTTATCTAGAGCACGTGCAGATTCTATGGATGCTAAACAGGCTATGTATAATACTATCTCTACGTTAGGTTATATCTCTCAAGATGATATTCCTGATGACCCTAGTGATCCTATGAGTAAGAACTTACTTAACGTATATATGCTAGGTGCTCATCTATCTACTAACTTAATCAATATTGGTAATGTAACACCATTAACTTTAAGTGGTAAGAAGATATCCCGCCGTGAATAAAAAAATAAAATAGATTAAGGCTAGAGGAAATTCCTCTAGCCTTATTGTTTTATTTTTGGTTTTGAATCTTATATGCATCTTTCATAATGCACATGATTCTGTACTTTACAGAAGATTCAATTTTGTTAATAGTTTCGATCTTGAAGCCAAGACCGTTATGTGCATATTTAGCTCTAATATTAGCAAAGATTGCACTTACTTGCTTCTTCATTTCAAGAATAGCATATTCATGATATAGTGGATAATTTACCACTTTATCACTTCTTAATGCTTGAAGTACTTTTTGTGTTGTCAAGATAGGTTTACATCTATCTAATAAATCAATTAAGCTATCTGTTTGAGCTTTGATTTCATCAATGCTCATAATAGTTGCCTTATATTGATTATGATCTACACCAACACGTTCGATACCTACAGAAATACTCATGATTAATTCCTCCTATATAAATTAAATAATATAATCATTGTATTACCATTATAGTATATAACTGAAAAAACTAAGTTTTACGAAACGGCAAATACCCAGTATAGACACTGCCTATACTGGGTAAGCTATTTTAGTTTAAGTAAGGAGTATTATTATACCACACGGTATCACGTAAATAGGAGTAATGGTATTAGGGTAGGTTATGGACTACCCTAATCCATTAAGAGGAAACTTTGTTTATTATTGCAACAAGGAAAACAATAATAAACCTGCAAACACTGCAACGAGTATCTAACATGGCCGTTTGTTAAGATACTGGCACCTGTATGATATACGGTATATAAGAAGTAACAACCAAATCTAGTTACCGTTAACCTAGATGAGATTGTAATAGTCAGCTGTCACTGCTATTACACTAGTGTTAGGTTAAATGAGAGTATGATGAGAAAAAATAAACAGGTACTGGAAGTTCCAGTACCTGTATTTAAGTATTACTCAGCTCTAAAGTCAACTTCTGTATCGTTAGATATTTGTGTTTTCTTAGATATGATGGAGTCTAGAGTCTTTACGGATTTCCATTCTTCTAAACCATCATACTCATGTCTATACATGATATAGTCTCTAGTATATATAAAGATCTTATCTGATATTTCTACATTACCGAAGCCGCTATCATATCTAAAGTCTGCATTCTTAGCAAATACATCCCAAGACATATATGAATCACCATAGACAACACATATTACATCATCAGTAGATATCTTAAGATATTCTAAATATTCTAAAGTCTCTTCTAAGAAATTAGTGTCACCGTTATCATTAACATCTGTTTTAGCTTCTTCATATAGATACTTCACATGAGTTAATAAATCAATTAAATTAATAAAAGTTGCTTCATAGATTCCAGTACTAGTGCTAGGCATTAATCCTTTGTTTAGGTATAACTGGTATGTATATTCACCATATCCTGCTTGTTTTGCAGATATATAATACTTACCATCTCTACTTATAGCTTCCCATCCAAATTCATAATTAACACTACCATCTAGGTATAGAGTATATTCCTTATTCTTGAAGTAATACTTATATAGTCTATTCTCATCACTATTTATAGATAGCTCATGTTTCAATACTATGTCATGAGCTGCTGTTATAAGATAACAGAATGCTTCAGTCCGTATAGAATACCCATTCATAATATGAGCATTAATAGAAAATGATGGATCATCTCTATCTAACTCAGGTGTTAGTTTTACTTCTGTTAGGTTTTTCTCACTATCGAAGTTTAGTGTAAGAGCGTATGCTACACCACTAATGTAGACGCCTATACCAATTTCTCTTTTTACATTATCCATTAGCTCTTTTTTAGCATCTGGGCTTAGCATACCATAAATAGAGAGTTTTTCAATCACATTTTGCTGTTTCATTTTTATCACCATCCACTATAACGTCTAGAAGACTATCTAAATATACATAAGAACCTAATGATTGTCCAAAACAATCACCAGAATTAGGTTTTGGTATTTCATATAGGCTGTAGAAGAGCTGGCCATAACCAGCTTGGTTAGCATATATAATATAACAGCCATCCTTAGATCTGGCTTCCCAGTTTAGTTCAGTACCATCATCAATATGTAAAGTATAAGTTCTTCTGTTGAATAGTTTATAGAACCTATTTTCTTTATTTCTAAGCAACTTAATCTTATGCTTTACAAGAATACTGTAAACTTTAGATAGAAAGATTTTAAATACCTTAGTACTTATAACTCTAGTAGAATTGGCTGTAGAAGCTATAAATGCTGGTGCTACTAAATCGTTAGCTTTAGGTGCTAATTTTACACCAGTTAGATTAGTTAGTTCATCAAACTCTAGACTTAGAAGATACTTTATGCATAGTATATCGATATCAGCATATATACATTCACGTTTATCATTATATGTAGAATCTTCAGTAACTGTAATGATACCAAGATTATCTAATATTTTGATGACTTTCTGCTGTTTCATTTTATCACCTCGATAAAAAATATAGGATGGGATATTACTCCCATCCTATAAAACAATTAGATTCTTTTTACTACACGGATAAGATTAGGAACTCTATTACCTTTAGATATAGAAGAGCCTAATGGGATATCACGTACTGCTACATCTTCTTTACCTGTAGCTGATTCAATCATAACTACATCTGTATCTCTTACGATTAAGATATCTCTAATTGCATCACCACGACCTAGTTTGATTACATTGTTACCAGCTCTTGCTCTAGACGACATAGGTAATGCACTAATATCAATCTTATTGATATAGCCATTATGGGTTACTACAATAGCATTAGTACAACCACCATAGACTACAGACATACCATCGACATTATCATTGGTATTCATAGCCTTAACTCCTCGAGTAGCACGTTTCAATACTGGAATATCATCAGATTTGAATCGTAATGCTTTCTTATGAGAGTAAGTGATGATTTGATTATCACCATTTTGAGTAATGACAATAGATTGTACTTTATCACCATTCTCTAGCTTACTATAGATAAGACCACCAGATGCTACTGAACAGAAGTCATCTAATTCAAGACGTTTAATATAACCAGCTTGTGTCAATACCACCATAGTATAAGCCTTAGACTTAGCTAATTCTTTTACCTTAGATTCACTAATGATATTAGTAACGATAGATGTCATCTTCTTATTCAAAGACAATGCATCAGTACCATTTTGTCCTTTACCAGTTAGTGGAATCTTATGTACAGGCATACTGAATACTCTACCGAATCCATCAAACATCAATAGATTATCTCTATTGTCTGCATTCAAGATAAATGCTGAACATGGTTCACCACGGTTAAGATTCAATGGTTCATTTACACCATACTTCTTAATTTTATTGGATTCAGTAACTACGATATTGAATTTACCCTCAGGGATATTATTAATATCATCTTTAGAGATTACACGACAACGTCTAGGAACACCATACTTCTTCTTGAAATATAGTAACTCATTACGAATCTCTTCATTGAGAGCTTCTTCGCTATGAATCTTAACTAAGCATTCTTCCATCTTAGCTTTAAGCTCTTTAGCCTCTTCAATATATCTATTCAAGTTACCCATAGATAGGTTCTTGATTTGTGTATTGATGATTGTCTTAGCTTGTAATGGAGTAATCTTAAACTTAGTTACAAGATAATCAATGATAGGTTGATCTTCACGGTCTTTACGTTTCTTAATCATATTGATAATCTTGTCAATCTCACCAGATTTCAATAGAGTGATGTATGCTTCACGTTCATGGAACTTAGTCTTAGCTCTTTGAAGAAGATTATAGTACAAACGTAGCTTAGTAATCTTTCTAAATTGTAAGAACTCTAGTAAATATTTCTTATAAGTAAGCTTATGGATATTGCCATTGAACTGAACTTGTAAGTTTACCCGATAAGAGCATTCCAAACTAGTATTAGCAAACAATGTATCTCTAACAAAGTTAGGATCAGACCCTGGTTTCAATACCAAGATATGCTCTAGCTTAGTTGGTGTATGATTTTCAAAGCTATTGATGATTTGTGGTAACTTACCCTCAGATACTAAGGTATCAATATTATCAGTAATAGTGCCTAAGTATACTGAGTTAGGTACACTATGAATGAATAATGCAGGTTTCTTATCATAAGTACCAATATCAATATGACCACGTACACGATAAGAACCAAAACCATTATTACTAATCTTTTTGAAATCTGTCTCAATAATATCACATGGCATATTATGATCAGGAATCAATACAACGTGAGCATTAGGATTGTCTAATAGCTTAATAGTTGCATCAATAACTTCACCTAAGTTATGTGGTGGAACTTCTGGTCTAAACCCTACAGCAATACCAAAGATACCATTGATTAATAATAATGGAATCTTTGCAGGTAAGAAGTCAGGTTCTACTTTACTATTATCAAATGTCGGACTCCAATCAACGATGTTTGGAGAACCATTAACACCATCTAATTCATCTAGTAAAGCTTCTTTAGCAAAGTCAGCTAATGCTACTTCCGTATAACGAGCAGCTGCTGGACCATCACCTTGGAAGTTACCAAAGTTACCTTGCTTTCTGATTAACGGTACATTACATTCGAACCAGTTAACCATTGGTTTAATAGATTGATAAATTGCACTATCCCCGTGAGGATGATAAGATTTCATTACCTCACCAACGATACCTGCAGATTTAAAAGTTCTATTTGTATTTTGTGGGAAGTCTGCATACATCGAATATAGAATCTTACGTTGTACGTCTTTAAGACCATCCCTAAAATCAGGTACTGACCTATGCTTGGCTATATAAATGGCATATAGCTTTAGGTCATCTCTAAATTTATCTAGCGTATTTACTTTAATTTCTTGTGCCAAGTATATCCCTCCAGTCTATATGTATGTTTTTCGTTTGGTAAATTTTTAGTTTCCCAGTTTAACATATTGGGATATGAATAGGAAGCCACTATGGTCGTAATTTACCATAGTGGCTATATAGACTATTGGATTTCGTTAATATTAATCTTAGTGATTTTGTAACCACCTTTGGTGTTAGGACGTACGAATACAAACGCATCGGCTTGTTTCATATTCTTAATGATTTCATAGTTACGTTCACCAGTTAAGATAGTAATACTTAGCATATTATCTTTGAAACCAGATTCTTTTACAGAACCAACGATTACAGAACCAAGAGCTTCCTTGTTTTGAGTAAATACATTACGTTTACCAAATACATTTACTTCGACCATATCGAAGATTTCACCTGTTTCTAAAGTATTAACTAACCAATCAGTTACTTCATTGGATAGTTTACCACTGTAAGTTACAGGAAGAGTAAGTTCAAATAATTTAGTTGCAGGTTTACGGTTAGGTTTAATATTGTTTCTCATTGTTTTCACCTTTCAATTAATTCTTAGTAGTGCTACCAATGCCACCAGTACGCACTTCAGTTACATCATCATCGTCTGTAGTCAAATACTTAACAAAGATACCTTGAGCAAATGCTTCATCTTTTGTAAGATATAAAGGTTCTGTACCATTATTCTTAATCTTAATGGCAATATTACCTTCATTGGATTCGTTATCAAAGTAATCAGAGTCAATTACAGAAACAGTCGTGACTAAGGACATTTGATATTTGTAACCATAACTGCTACGTGGAAGGATTAGTAGTACTTCATCTTCATTCATTTCAACTTTAATATCTGTACGGATATTAAGAGTTGCACCTGGCATGATTTCTGCATCTATAGGAGAGAAGAAGTCATAACCAGCAGAATGTTTAGTTGAACGTTTTGGTAGTAATGTGCCCTCAGGTGCTGTGGACACTAAGTGGAATTTTCTCGCCATCAGTTCCTCCGAGATCTATTATGCGGGTATAGCAATAAGTCATCCGATCTGAACACTCCATAGTGTTTCGTTCCAATACCGTTATACTTAGCTGCAAATTCCGCACAATTAAAATTATCAAAATCAGCATAAACTTTATATAGATAGCTATCACCATCAAATATCCAGTTTATAGTTACCAAAGATTTATGATATAAGACCGATGGTATATACTCAGCATCTTGAATACTCATACATCTTACTTTAAGATCTCCAATATAAGAATAGTATGATCCACGGTCAATATCAATTTGTAATCGTTGTTTCATATAATCATATGCATATGCAATAGTCTTATATCGATACTTAGCTTCCTCTTCTGTTTCATTCATGAGATTATCCCATACAACGTCCTGAGGATCACTAAATAAAGTCGCTATATACATCTTTTGATATATAGCTTTGATATCAGGAATAGGTTTATGGATGTATTGGTTAATACCATTGATAAGTGGAATGCTTTCATTCTTACCCATAATGATATACCAGACAATACTAGATAGGCACTCATACTCATAATGGTGAAAGTCTATCTTCTCATTGTCTTTATACTTCTCTAGTAAAATTTTAGACTTTGGTAAGTAATCTATAAATATCACTCGTCTAGCTTTATTTACCATTGTATTAAATCTACGTAAAGATACCTCATTATTTATATTAAAACCAACACCGACACATACAACAGCCTCATTTTCATTAGCCCTATCTAATATAGTAGCATTAGGTTTAAATATGTATGGTAGAAGTTTAATATCCCTAGAATCCTGAATATCATTTAATAGACAATAGTCAGGATCCAATCTTTTTTCTTCACTAATCAGAACTTTTTCTGGATTCTGAAGTATTAGATGGGCAGCTAACCGCCCATCCTGTGTATCCGCATAATATATGATCATGGCAGTTCTCTCCTAGAAAATGTAATTGGAGATATCTAACCCTGCAATTAGGTCCATCTTACTAGAATCGATTTCACGAATCTTAGCAATTTCATATTTGATATCTTCCACTGTGTATTGTTCGAGAACCCTTTCTTTATCTTTACCGATTACTGTATCATACAATTGGTCTTCGTTCATTTCCCCTAGACCTTTGAATCGAGTGATGTTCTTTGGTGCTAGTTCCTTAAACTTATTCAATAAGCCATATAAGGACATAGTCTCACCATCGACTATATAATGGCTAGGTTGAGAGCTAATGATATCAGTTACTAATTTATAATGCATAGTTTCAAAGAAGCTTAATAAGCGTTCATTGATGTATATAGTTTGGTACTTGTTATCTTCATAAAGACCAGTAATAGTCCAGTTGCCTTTTTCATTCTTACATTCCAAATACTTATGATTCTTTGTAATCTTAGATTTGAATTGACTGAATGATAGGCCTTTGCCCACATATAACAAAATTTCTTCCAATAAATATGGATTGATGGCAAATGAATTCGCTGCAGACTCTAAACGTTCAATGTAGAACTCTGTAGAATTCAATAACTTGATTAATTGATTATTGGTAAAGTTCACCTTACCAGGTAGGGTTACTTTATGGTTCTTTGAAAATTGTTTCTGTAAGTATGCATTGTACTCTGTACGATCAGTAAAGTACTTAAAGTTCCTACCATCAATCTTACCACCATACAAAGGTGGTACAGATGCATATACACGACCATCTAATACTAATGGCTCCATGTATAATAAGAAGAACGATAATAACAATGTACGGATATGAGCACCATCAGGGTCAGCATCTGTACAGATTACTATACGTTCCCAATTACACTTACTAATATCAAAGTTCTTACCATAACCTGCACCTATAATAGAAATGATAGCTGCGACTTCTTCATTCTTAAGTACATCTTCTTTTTTCTTAGCTAAAGCACTAATGATTTTACCACGAATAGGGAAGATACCTTGAGAATCATTGTCACGTCTATTACGAGCATTACCAGCAGCAGAGTCACCTTCCACGATGAATAGTTCGTTATGCTTCTTACCTTTAGGTCTTACAAACTTAGCTGGAAGACCAGTAATAGCTGAAGCATTCTTAACTTGAATACGGACACGTCCTGCTTCATTTTTCGTACGAAGTTCTGCTACTTCTTTAAAGTATTTACAAAGTTTTTGTAGATCCGACGAAGAGGTCTTAGCCCATTGGTCTAAACCGTCTATCGTGATATCTTTAACAAAAGGGACTAGGTCTTCATTAGAAATGATTTCCTTTGCTTGTCCTGTAAATTCTGGATATAAGTGATATACAGAGTTTACACAGCATAGTCCACTGAGGATATCAGCATTTGTAATCTTTAGTTTTGAATTCTTACCTAAGAAGTATTTATTCATATAATCTCTAAAGAATTTGGTAAGCCCTTCAACGAAACCCTTAATATGAGTTCCGCTAGGTGTAGGACAGAAGTTTGCATAACCAGCAAAGATATCATCTGCCTTTGTACTATCAAAAGTAAATAAGATATCAGCTTTCATCTGTCCATCTTCTTTAAGCTTGGAGATATGTATTGGAGCAATCATAGGTTTAGTTGCCAAGGAATCTAGGATACCAGCAATACCTTTATCGTTCACAATACGTACTTTATGACACTTGCCATTAGCATCAGTACCAAAGTAGTTTACTTTAGCACCAATATCAAGTAAAGGTATTAGACTTTCTAATAAGTCTAATACATCTTGCCAAGTTGTAGTGATTTCACCCATAATAACTTTACCAGCTTGATAACCAGTATAGCCTTGTTTCTTAGTTGGCATAGTATGAATAGGGTTAAATGTAATAATTGTACCTTGGTAGTTATCCTTATTAGGGATAGACTTAACCTTGGCAGTTTCAGGGTCACCTAAGTATAAAGACATCTCTTGTCCTTTACCTAGACGATAAGATTTAACTACAAAGTGCTCACTACATGCACTCGTAGCTTTAGAACCTAAACCATGTCGACCAGATGAGAAAGCACCTGGTTTCTTTTCATAGTTAGTTGACGTATTTTGACTAGTAAATGCAGTAACCATGATGTCAAATGGAATACCACGACCGTTATCTTGTATGGTAACTTCGTGATTTCTCTCATCATAGTATACCCAAATTTCATCACATGGAGAATCTTTCTTCATCAACTCATCGGCTGAGTTCTGAAAGATTTCCCTAATCATATTAATAAATCCTCGATTACCTGAGTAACCTAGGTAAGTACCAATATTCTGTCGTACGCCTTCAGTTGGAGTAAGAGTTAAAAAGTCATCACCATAATTGGCAATATTATCTTGCATCTCTTTTGTTATTTTGGCCATTTTATCACCTCTCACTTAACTGTTAATCTTTGTTTAAAAAATACATATTGTAAAAGCCCCAGTAATGGGGCTTTCTGAGTCAGTCTACATAATTGAAAGGCTGTATATTGCACCATTCAATGGTACCCCCAAGCTCATCTTGAATATATTCCTCAAAGCTTGTTTCTATGGATTCACCAGGTCTACAAAACATTGATGGTACAAATGGTTTAACGTCTGTAATCTTGAATTCGTCTCTAAGGACTTCATTCAAATACTTAGGCACGTCTTTGTAAGTTTGTGGATAATACATATTATCACACATACTAAAATATTCTGGTTTCTCTTTACCTTCGACTTTTTTACTCCAGCCTAAATCTACATTCACTGTATCATCAAAGATAATATGATCTTTATCATTAGTATCATATATAGCAAAGCCAGGTTCTTCTGCATAGTAGACAAACCTAATACTACTATTAGGAACCATTTTATCTATCAGAATAGTAAATCCTGTAGTAATATAAGTCCATTTATTGCAATACTCTGTTTGGAAATACCATACAAGAGTACCATCAGGTAACGTAGTAGACCAAATTTCATTATCACCTGGTGGCCATACCATTTCACCACGTAATGTGGTCCCATCTTCACAGTCATCAGATAATCTTTCAAAGTCTTCTTCTGTTTCCCATAGTCCTAAGTCTTTAAGAACATATGGTAGCCATATTTTCTTATCATTGTATAGAGATATCAATTTATCTCTAAGCAGTTCTATCTCTTCTCTTACTGGAGAATAGAATGCTACGCTTTGATAACAATCATTAGCCATTTTTATCACCTCAGTAAAAATAAAAGATTCCCCATAGGAGATGTACTCCTATGGGGTTGTCTTTATTTATAAATTAGCCTAAGCTGATTGTATCAGTTGTAATAGTTTCCTTTTGAGGAGCTGCTACAGCTGGACCAGGAACAGTTGCACCTACGGAAGCATTAGCATTGAATGGGTTAGCATTCGCTACCATTGCTTGTTGGTTTTGCAATTGTTGTACTGGAGATACAGGTGGTTGTTGCATTTGTGCTTGTGGGTTAAATGCTTGACCGCCCATCATTTGTTGTTGCTGTTGTTGGTTCATCATTTGACCTTGACCTTGGTTAGGCATACCTTGCATAGGTGGTTGTGCGTTATAACCGAATGGAGCTTGTGCTTGTGGTTGTTGCCATTGTTGTTGAGGCATTGTTTGTACAGGCATTTGACCATTCATAGTTTGTGCATTATAGTATCCACCATTTGCTGCCATGTTGTAGAAGTTAGGGTTAGCTTGTGCGCCCCATGGGTTAGCATAAGCTGGTTGTACATTACCATTCAAGATATTGTCGAAAGATGTGAATGCATCTGGACGTACAGCTTGTTGAGGTTGTACGTTTTGAGCACGGCTCATACCACGAGATACATCATCGAAGTTCTTGAATGCCAAATGATACAAATCAAGAGATTTTTCAGCAATCGGTAAGCTCATCATGAATTCAGTATTGATTTCAGCTGGCAATGTAATGCTGAACAATTTGATTTGTTGCCAAATGTGACGCATAGTGCGTACGGCATTTTGTACTTCTTCATCACTGTAAGGTGTTGTAGGAATACGTTCACCACATTGAGTGCATCGTACCCAACCTTTACCATCAGCCACAGTCAAGAACCCAGTATGGTCTTTGTGTGGACATTTTGCCCATGCTTCTTTTTCTGGTGGAATTTCCAAAGAGAAAGAAGACTTTTGTTGAGGTTTCAACAATTCACGGTCTTGTGGAGTCATAGGGTCTGTAGGTGTTACAGGTGCGTAATTTCCTACAGGCATTTGAGCAGTGTTGAATGTTGGATTTGCAAATCCAGGGTTTTGATTATACATATTGTTTCCTCCTATAATCAAAATACTATAATAAAAGTATGAGTACCATACCGTGTATAGGGAATTTCCCTATACACAGATATAGTATATAATTATAGATTTGTTTCATAGATTTTAAAATTTACAAATCTAAATTATTTCATAATAGTTATTAAGATACCATTGTTTTAACGGTAGCAATTAAGTTATCCACAATAGTGTGGTCTACAGGGTTAGCATCTTCAGTTACTGTGATAGATGGTGCTACACCACCATGAATATTAGCAAGTGTAGTACTCAAAGCTACCAAGGCACTATTAAAGTCGTGCTTGGAAACTTGATCACTTGCTGTAGTTGTATATTCAGGGGTAATAGCATCAAATGCAGTAGCTGCAATAGTGTGACCTGCTAACTTGTCACTGATAATTTTATTAAGCTTAGTAAATAAGTCAACTGCACCATTAGCACTTAAACCATTAACTGGTGTAGCTGGTGGTGCTACTGGAACACTTGGAGGGGCTACAATTGGTGTAGTCGTATGTGTTCCAGGAGTTGGAGTAGTAGTTCCTGTACCAGGTGTAACAGGAACTGTTGTACCAATAGCAGGAGCTACAGGTGTTCCACTACCACTTTGACCACCTTGGGAAGGAGTTGGAGTAGTAGTTCCTGATGTAGGACCTGATGGAGTTGCTGGGCTAGTAGTACTAGAACCTGTACCAGTAGTAGGTGTGGTTGTGTGGGTAGTAGTTGTACCAGCTGGAGGTGGTGTTACAGGTGTTGTACCTGTGCTACCTGTACCAGAAGAACTACCAGGCGTTACTGGTGATGCTGTACCACTAGTTCCATGTCCAGGTGTTGGGCTCACAGGTGGAGTAACATGACCTGGGGTAGGAGGTGGTGTTACAGGTAAGATTGTACCAGTATTAGTTTCATCTACATGAACGCCTAAGTATCTTAAGTCAGGTACATGTGGTGTAGGATATGGATAAGAATCATTAATATCACGAGTTACACTATGTACTGCTGTAGGGTCATATAGAGGGTCATCCAATCTGTATTGAACTACAGGAACGTTATCGCTAGTTGTATCCGCTACTGGAGCACTAGGTGCTGTTTGAGGGCCAGCCATTGGAACGTCTTTTGGATTGTTTTTCAAATCATAAGTAGGAACACCAATACCACGAGAACGTTGTTCATTACGTAAACGCATAAGAGCAGCTTCTGCTTGGCGTTCTTGTTCCTCTTTGAGTTTGTAGATTTCATCGAGCTCACCTTTACGTACTGCACCAAATGCATACATATCGGTTGTAGGAGCTTGTTCATTTAAGAAGAGATTAATAATCTTATCTTCAAAACCAAACTCTTTCATAATAGCTCTAGCATTTTGTAAATCCATATTGATATGAAGATATTGAATCATTTCATAAGGTACTACTGTGAGCTGGAATGGTTCACGGTAAGTATCTGTAGATGGATCTGAATTTTGATGTGCTACAATAAGCACTTCATTATTATCATCCCAAATAGTTGGGACAAAGCCAAGATTGTATTTGTGATTATTATCACCATAGACAAGCATACCACTGACAGGAGTATCATGATTACTATTGACAGCTTTTCGCTTATCTCTTACTAGTTTAACTGCAGTTTTTTCCATAACTAGTATATTCTCCTTTTCTCTTAAGAGTTTTTACAAATTGATCGACAATGTCTTGAATCCAATCCGGCAGAGTCAAGACAGTTACGCCCATATTGTCATTAGTTGAGACAATTATATACCTGTTATAGATGGCACTTTTACAGCCCGGGTTGTATCTTACTACCCGTTTTAGGTGGTGATACAATAGAGAATGACCTTTCGTTTCCTCCATTGTAACACCACGTTCAAATGCTCTTTTAAGAAACGTCTTCTGTTTCTTCTTCGATTTGATATTTACTCTTTCTTTCATTCTCTTAGAGAAATGAGTAGATAGAGTATAGTCATTATCGAATTCGCATTTTTTCGTAAGGGTCTCTTGCATGTAACCCCAACCGCTCTTGATAAATCTTTTCTTGGACTTGATTCAAGATTTCTGGTTGGAACACTCCTTGCTTGAGATAGTCTCTGAATTGTACTAGAGCCGTATATACTAATTGGTTAATACGTGCTAAAGCTCTATAGTAGTTCAAGAAACCATCATCATAGTAATTGAACTCTTCACCCTTTTCCATACATACATGCTTAAACGTTTCAGCATATTGTACGTTTCTACCATAGAAGTATGCTTGTAACTGAGCTGCTTGTAATAGAGAATCTATAAAGCGTTCATTAGTAAATACTTCTACGTACATATTACAATCAATATTAGCATGAGTAAAATCAGTAATGACTTGCTTAGCTAATCTTGTGTATTCTTTAATGGCTTTATCACCATAGTATAGTAAGAAGTTCTTATTCTGCTTATTATTATTGATTTCACGATCAAGACAATTCTTACGCTTCTTACCTTTCTTGCCCTTAGCTAATCTAGCATCAAATGGTTTAGTGCCAGTGATGAGTTGTTTAGTTAAGCCAGTTTCTTCCTTAAACTTATCCTCGTAGCCTCTACGGAAATAAATCTCCGCTTCACTAGTTGGTTCAGTTGGGAAACTTGGAACCATTATAGGTTGATTGTTTTGTCTGAAGAATGCTATATGCTCTTCAGCTCTTGCTTGACCCATCTTATAAGCTTCACTATTAGCAGTGATATTATATTTTGGGTCCACCTCGATATTAGGATTATACATTTAGATCTCTTCCCCTTCATTCAAAGATGTAACTGCTTGTAGTAGTCTAGACCCTGGTTGTGATAAATGAACAGCATTTTCATAGTTTTGTCGTTCAGTTTCACTCATATTTTGGATCTCATGTAGACTATCCAAGTAGTCACCTAATCTAAATCCGTCATTGTAAATATAGTTTCCATCTTCATCACCTAAGTCTTCTAGATATAAGATGAAATCTTTCAATGATCTAAACCCATTAACTGGGTCTTCAGGTTTAATAGACCAGTTAGAGATAAGAGATTCTTCAAAGTCAATGATATCTACGTTTGCAATTACATACTCACGTACTACATCTTGACCTGTAACGAACTCAAATGTCTTCTCTTGGTCATAACCCTCAATAAAGTAAATAAATAAAGTGTATTTTCGATCTTGCGGATCGACATACTCTTTCTCTTTTGGTTCATCCTCGACTTTGACGAACATGGATCGGATCGGCTTGTCGCTGACCCCTTTAATATTATTATTATATGGCATATTAACGCCTCCTTTCATACTTATAATATATAACTCTAGTAGAACTTAGGTTTGCGTTTTACATATATCATATAATCAGAGAATCTAGTTATACCAGTATAGATTAAGTTAGGCATAATATCCTTACGTAACCACTCTTCAATGAATATACCAGAATAATACTGGGACCCTTGAGAGAGATGTGTAGTAATAGCATATGCTAACTCAATCTTATTCCCTGGGGAGTAAGGACTATTACGTAGTCTATTCTTATCATCATAGTCTGCATTGAAATAATCATAGTCACACTTGACGTCTCTAAATAATAGTCTACCCTGTCTAAAGTCTATCTTAAAGATATTACGTTCGCTACCACGAGAAGATACATCTGGGAAGTTCTCTACTGTACCACGTAGTCCATTAACTAAGTTAATACCATCGCACTCTATACTCCAGTTATTCTTTCTACAGATAACTGGTTCACCATGCATTGGTAACTTAGACTTTACACCACGTAAGTCTCGTAGATAATCATTAATAGTTTCTCTTGTAGCGTTCTTACATGTCAATATTATAGGAGACTGTATTAAGAAGTCATCAGTAAGCATATCTTCATCTATAACTACAGCATTATTATACGTCCCATAGTGTATAGGAAGCCCTTTAATAGCTCTATCTGCTAGATAGATGATACCAGAGTTCTCTCCTTGACGCATGATATCAGTTAAAAAATGAACCTTACCATCTACTAAGTAACCTGGTTCATCAGCTACAGGTGGTAACTGATTCAAATCACCACAGGCTATAATCTTAATACCGAAAGATTCAATATCCTTAACCATAGACTTAGGTGTCATAGATGCTTCATCTATAAAGATAAGCTTAACACCCTCTAGTTGCTCACGTTTAACAAACTTAGTTGTAACTTTAGGCTTGTTAAAGTATGGGTCCATTATAGGTCTACCTAATCCATCATATTGAATCTGCTCTACAGGCTCATAGATAGATGCATGTATAGTCTTAGCAGTAAATAAACCACGATTACGCATAACTATAGCTGCTGTACCAGTAAAGCTCATAGGCAATAGTTCATCTATAGATAGCCCTAAACGGTTAATAATCTCAAATAGTACGACAGTCTTACCAGTACCAGCGGCACCAGTATACTGAAATACTAATTCAGAGCTATTATTAAACCAGTTGACAGCAGCGTCAACGACTGCCTGCTGTCCTGGATTTAATTGGAATTTCATTATCTCACCCTCTTGAATACAACAAAGGTTTCATAATGTCTATCATCAGTATATACTGTAAGTAATTGATATCCACGAGCTGCCATATTATCAATACCATATGTAGCATACTTAGTCTTATAAAGCATAGACTTAGTATCGCCAACAGCCGGTGTATATTCTTGTAAAGATGTATTGTTTTGTGCTACAGCTACATTAAACTTTTGGTCTGATGTCTCTTGTCTTACCAAATCAGTATGATAGTATACAAAAGAACCAATACCTATAAGAATAATGGCTATAACACAGCCGATAAATGTTTTCATATTATTTTACCCTTTCATACATAACAGTAATTGCTGATGATTGGAATAGTCCATTTGGTGCTTCGGATATTTGTTTTACCTTATAACCACGAGATTCCATATCAGCTATACCGGCATCTACAGATACTGGTAGATATCTTATTAGTTTAATACCACCAATATCTGGTGTAGCTTTTTCCAATGACCTATCATTAATTATAATAGCTATATCAGGTGCTTTTTCTGTATCAGTTCTAGTATCTATCCCACAGCTTGCAATAAATAATGTAATCACTGAGAGAAATACAATCATTAAAGTTCTCATACTATTGTACCCGTGTATAAACAACTACAGTTCTTCCACTGCCGAAACCACTATCACGCACAGTTACGCCTTTGATTTTAAAGCCACGGTCTTTCATATCAGCTATACCTTGGTTTACTTCAGCATCATATTTATAAGAAACCACAACAGTATCATTTATAGCTGGAGTTGAATCTTTTAATGCTGTTTCATTAAGGTCAACCGCTCTATCATGAGTTGAACTAAAACTTGTAGTACAACCTGTAACTGAAACTAGAGAAATCATAATCATCACTAAAAACACAAATTTTTTCATTTTACTTCACCCGTTTATATACTACAATAGCTTGGTCTTTAAAATTATCATAAATAATAGTCTCTACAGTATACCCTTGAGCAATCATCTGATTGATAGCATCACTTGTTGGATACTCATAGGTTACTGCTACTTGTCCACCAACAGGTGGGATATGCTCTTCCAATATAGGTCTGAGGTGTGCGGCCCTACCATTATCATGACTTCTGAATATACCAAATATTGTACCAGCTATAGATACAATAGTAATAATTGCTAACCCAGTAAATAATGCATACATAATATATTTATTCAACTTTTCTTGAGTCTCTAGAATTTGTTTCATTTTTATTGCCCTCTCTTAGCTCTACTTCTCTCTTTGATAGCTTCCATTTCAGATTGAGTAAAGTCTATCTCTTTAAGATTGGAAGTATCGTAGCCGCATAAATAATTTATACAGTCCATATACTTAAGACTGTCATTGTAATAGATGCCAGATGAATAAGTTACACCATTATCCATTACAATTTGTACTTGCCCCTTAATATCTCTTTTCTTAGGGTTAACTTTAGCATAAGTAACCACCGTAGGAGATTCTTGGACCAAATCTAGATACATATCGAACAATGTCTTCATAATAGCCACATTATTCAATGGATCATAGATAACTGGGTTTTGTAGAGTCAATGCTTGAGCATCTTGCTCAAAACATAATGGTCTACCTTTAATAAATACAGGAATTAACTGTCCTACATCAGTTTCAAACATAATCTGAAGAGACTTAGCTGGATTGTATACTAAACCACAAGTATAGAATACATCTTTCTCAAACTCTTGTCTCGTATAAGTTGGAAACTTTTGGGCACTAACAAACATGCTTCCCATAAGAGTACCTTTCTACCTCTGAAACAGTATTGTAATCAGGAGGATTTACGACATGAACGAATATAACACTAATACCGACTTCCAACACACTGAAATCGGTATATTAACATCACCTTGTGATAAATATAAGCCAGGATTTCAAACTTTCTATTTACCTTCATTGAATCCTATGAATCTTAAGTCTAACACAAAGCAAACTATAAACGTACAACCATCAAATCTTGTCAATAAAGAACCTATCAAAGGTGGCAAGATTCAGGTTGGGTCTAATATATTAGTGGAAATGCCTAAAGAAGTTGCTAGACAATATCCATATAAGTATATCCCACCTGGGACCAGATTTATAATCGGTTTCCCTAGTGGTGATATTACTAAACCAATTGTTATAGGGAGGGATTACGATGCCTACAGAGATAAGTAGTATCCAAGAATTCATTAGTATGAAACCAGTGAATAACTCAGACTTTCATGCTTATTCGTACTATATGAAATCGTCATCCAAAGGGACATTGGAAATCCCTTTTAGAAACTTAATCACTACAGATTATCTTAGTGACTTCAAGAGAGAAGCATATAAGATAACCTTAACTGATGAAGAGTTTCGTAAATACAAGTATAAACCAAAGCTCTTAGCTAATGATATCTATGGTAATGGTGAATTCCATTATATCATACTAGCTATCAACGGTTTATATAGTATCAAAGACTTTAATAAGAAGACTATATACTTGATTCCGAAGAAAGAACTACTTAATTTACTTTCGTATGTCTATGCTTCTAATAAGAAGTATATAGATTCTTATAACTACTCACATGAAATAAACTAATCTATCCACGGAAGAGTACACTGTACTCTTCTGTGTTTTATTTTATATCATATGACGGTTCTTCTATAAACATAGGGATTGGCTCTGCACTTCTAAACATAGGTTTGATTTTATCTTTCATACCGTGTTGCTCAGCAAAGTACCCTACGGATAATATACTTTGATTTGGTAGTGCCACAAACATAGATGGAGACTTAAACTCACCTTGGCGTGGAGACCATTTCCTAATAAGATTTAGATATTCTCTTGCCTGAGCTTTATCTAAAGCCTCATTAGCTCTACCCTTACGTACATATACCATCTCATCAAATTCTTCTGGTGGGATATATGGACATATATCAGATTCTAGTGCATTAACAGGAATCTCTAAGTTATACTTAATCATATCTAATGAACGATCAGTATACTCAGACTTCTTAAATCCATTAATCTTATCTTGGTTGAACTTGTCAACTGTCATTTCTAGTTTAGCTATAGCAAATGGATTAACTCCTCGAGCAATAGCTTTAGTTCCACTAGGTAATGTACCAGAATACTCTGGTGTCATCTTTTTCTTTTGACGTTCTAATCTAGCTTGTTCTTTATCTACAGGTTTAGCTTCCTCTACAGGTTCTTCTTTAACAGGAATCTTAGGGTCTGTAGATTTTAATTCACTTTCAGCACTCTTAACTTCTTCTGGTTTAGTATTTCTTACAGATTCAGCATTTTGTGCTGCTAATGATAAGTCTGTCATAGTCAATCTATGAACAGGTGTTGTACATCCCTCGTCACAGAGCAACTCAACTGGTTTCTCTGGATTGAATGGGTGATAGAATCTCTTAGGTGCATTAGTACCATAACGACTCTTAATGAGAGAGAAGCCCATATAAGGATTATCTGCGGCATCTTTCTCTGGAATAATGATAATACCACTATCGATATTTTCTAGAATCTTGATAGATTCACCGATGTTATTACGACCGACACATTCTACCAAGTTATTACGACTAATCTTACGTCCCTCATCGATAGCTTTAGCTGCTTCACGGTTTAACTGTGATGCAGTTATAACTGGAATATCTTTGTCTATAGCAAACTGTTTAAACTCATCTACTACAGAACCTAATGCCATATATGGGTCTTTACCAAGAATATCAAAATCACGACATTTAATACGTTTGATATAGTCTTGTACCATACAAATGACTTCTTTATTACTATCCGCTAGCTCATCATACAATGCATATACATAGTCTGTATCTACAGTATTAGCTGGGATATATTTAATAACGATATCGACAGGGTCATCATCAGTTACAGCAAAACCACTATTCTTAAATTGCTCTGTCATTTCTTCTAATGATAATCTTCTATCAAAATCTTTAGCTACTAAGATACCATGTGCACGTTCAATGGTTTCTTCAAGAGAGTTTTCCATTGTAAGATACACAATACATGGTCTTTTAGTTGGGTCTTTAGGTTGATATTCTCTATTGAATTTCTTCAATTGCAATGCTAAGTTAAGCATTGTCATTGATTTACCCTCACCTGGTAGACCGAATAATAGATAAATACGTCCATTCTCGAAACCACCAGAGATGATATTATTAAATGCTTGCATACCAGTCTTAAGCTTAGTAGATGGATTATGCAAACGGTCATATACATTACCCATAGTTCTGATAAATACATCAGAATCTGTCAATGAGAATGTCTCTGACCCTGTTGCTGTATTAGCTGTTTGACGTAAAGTCGTACCGATATCACGTAATCTAAGACGCATATCTTTTAGTACTGCTTCACGCTCTAGTTGGCTACCAGCTGTAGTCAACTCAATGAATTTATCATGGGCTTGTGCCATGTATGTGATAACTGAATAGTTTTCATAGTCAGAATAGATACGTTGCTCTATAACTGCAAAGTCACTACTATTCAATGGGTTATCTATTTGATTTAATGGTAAGTGTTTCTTGATTAGACCATCAGTACACACTTCAATGAGAAGATCTTTATCTTTATTACCATTAAGTCTTCTTTCTAATAAAGCCTTGAGAAACTTAAATACGTTTATATGCTTTTCTTGAGTCTTGATATCATAAACCTTTTCAGGATCCATCTTATTCATAAGCTTTAACAACGTAGCTAAGATTTCTCGATTGTCTTGTCTGTATAGCGTTTGGAATACATACCTAACGTATATAACCAGATTAGGCCATTCAATCATGAATTTATTGTTTAATTCATTACCTCTAGCCATTAATCCTCTACCTCACTTTACTCTTTTAACAAATCGATCAATTGGTCTGTAGTTATAAAAGTATAACCTTTATTATTATTGATGTATCTAGTGAGTATTTCATACTCTGATAGATTCTTATCAGTAATATAGTCATACTCTTTAAATTTTTCTGAGACTTCGTTGGCTTGTTGTCTTATGATATCATTCTTGAAATCACATTTAAACTTAATCGAGCCGTCATTTCTAAACTTGTCTCTAAGTATATTAATATTTGGATGGTCTGCTGTAAGCTCAATACGGATATTATCAATACCCTGAGCTTTAAGGTCCATCAAATAATTGTAAATGGTTACTGGGTCACTAGCTATCATATCATCTATATTGATGGTATCATATCTAAATGACTTAATGTACATATATTTCACATAATACTGTCTTGTATACGTATTATGGACTAAAATTATAAAGCCCTTAGGCTGTTCTTCACCAAAATTCCATCGAATTGGTGAACCACAATAGTACCAGTCTCTTTCATAGCAACCTGGTACATGAACATGACCAGCAATTACTGGTCCATTAGATAAAATAAAGTTATTCATACTAAATACTGGGGATGGTGCATCTAAATCTTCTACATTTCTCCCATAAATAGCTCCACGGATAGTTCCATGTGCACATACAGAATCGTATGTCTCAGTATATAATATATTCTCATAATATTCTTTACCTAATCCAGGTATCTCAGGAATACAAAGAATCTTCTTACCATTTACATATTCAAACCGTATAGTCTCTATGACTCTAACGTCTACGGTATTATCGTTCATATATTGATAGAATAGCTTAGTTTGATTAGCATCATGAGATGGTGTGCCATGTAAGATGAACAACGTACATCCCTTATTACGACATACTGCTACTAATTCATCTACAAATTTCAATGCATAAAAGATAGCATCCGAATTACCCATAAACTTATGATGAAATAAGTCTCCGTTTATGGATACCAAGTCTAAATCGTTTATATTTGCTATTACATTAGTGAATTGCTCACTAAGAATCTTATAAGTTATCTTTGGGTCTATTACTCCAAAGTGTATATCTGATATATGTGCTTCTATGAATAAATTATTGTCTTTCATTGGTCTTTCACCACCTCGTACTAAGCTTAATTTCTCTTGTATTAGTACGTTGTGTATGTAATAATTTTCTACGTGAAAGATTCTTCATTATAAGCCTATTTAGACAAAAAATAATCAGAATAGAGCCAATGGCCCTATTCTGTTTTTGTGTTGTAATAGTATTCTAAGATATTACAGAATCCACTCATTAATGGACGAATGATATTAATAAACATTTGCTCATCTTCTAAGCATTCTATACTAGCATTACCATCAGAGAATGATACATTTGTCTGCTCTTTCTCTTCATCATAGTTGTAGATTCTAATATTGATATCTTCAAGATATGATAGAGTGATAGCAATCCTAATATGTGGTTTAGGAAAATAAGAAATGATTACATCATCATCTTTAAACTGAGCATCTAATCTATATTCAGATAAACCCATGTCAGATTTGTCTAATCTATCACCGGGTGTATAAAAAAAGATTAGCTTGGCTATTCTAATGAATGAAGCCATAGCTCTAAGTTCCTTATATGATGGAGAATGTTTTCTTAGTTTACTTAAGTATCTTGTAAACTTAAAATATGGGATAATCCCATACTTCTTATGAAGTATGAGATTACCATATTCGTTATCTTCAGAGATAGCTTTTAAGTTGTCTGACACTTTTACGTTAGAATATCTCTTTCTTGCCATACAGATATCCTTTCTTTAAAAGTACACTATAGTTCTACCCCATGAAGTTCCATAATATTTAAGAGATGGACATTATTACCATTCTCATCTTTCTTATCCATATCTGGAACTTTATGAGTATAATCGGAGACATAGTCAAACATAATCTCCAATACATTGATACACATATCTTTGTTATCGTTGGTCATATTTGTTCATCTCCTTGAAAATTGTATCTACTACATATTGACCAGCTATACCCATTTCAACAACCTTGTCGAAAGCTTGTTTCATTTCTTGTGGGCTATTGAACAAGAGTTTTTCGGTTGATACTGATTTAGATACTAAGATGCCTAATGCCATATAAAGCGGTAATAAACTTTGATCATCAGCTGGTTCAATATACATTACATTTAGCCGTGTATTAAAGAACCCTTTAGCTACAATCAAGAACTTAATGAACTTGACATATTCATCTAGTTCCATGTATATAGTCTCTACATACTGTATGATATAATTAATGATATCTTCATTATGTCTATATACAAATGGATTACGTAAGATATAATCAACTTCATAGTCTTTTATAGTCTTAAGATCTATAGGGATATAGATACTATTGATAGATGCTAATACATCTTTGTAGCATACAGAATGTCTGAATGCTTGATATGTCTCTTTATTCTTAAAATTCAATCTATCAATATATGCTAGGCAAATCTTTGGTGATTTAAAGATTAGTTCTTCTGGGATATTTTCATTGATGAATCTTTCAAAAGAGTTAGCAATCTCATTAGAAGACTTCTTGGTAACAGATGTAATTTGTTTTGCAGCATCAAGAAGCAATTTATTGTAATCCATCTTCAGTCACCTCAACGTATTGATTGGCGTAATATATTAATAGAGCACATGTAATAGCTGAATAGAAGAGCTGTTTAAGCTCTTCTGTATATAAGTCTATTACGTACTTAGTATTGAATGCCATTGTTTGTGTTTGACCAGCTTTATCAGTAAATCTAATAGTCAAACGTTCTACCAATGTATCAGCATAGACTCTAACCTTAAATTTATCATTCATATCAAAATCTAAGAATCTATCTGACAAATGTTGGTTCCTAATCATATAGAAAACAATGTCACTAGGCTCTACGTTTGTTAGCATAGCATACAATTGAGCAAAGCCCTTAGTATCACCACTGATACTATAGAAATAACCGTCTCCATCGTATACAGGTTCCCCATTTACGATAGCTTTAGGTTCTTCTTGTTTAATTAGAACGTCTAGATCTTTTGTGGTTTTATATAGACTTCTAATTAGTTCTTCGGAGTCTATTAGGAATTGATCTATATTCATACTAGAATCCTTTCGCATAAATCTTACCCATAGCAATGAATAAGATTTCTAAGTCTTCTTGAGTGTAACGTTCACGTTCAGCACTATACCAGGATACTACATGGTCTACACGTTCGCATGATGTACGTACGTACAAGTATCCATCGTCTTCTTGTGCTGTAGCATTAAATACACCATAAGGTGTATCGAATGAATAAGCATTAGCTTCATACAATTGAGTGAGTTTCATCTTATGTAAGATATCTAATGCCAATTGTTTAATATCTTCAGTTACAGGATATAACAATTGTCTTTCCATATTATTACCTCCTTAATAAGTCATTACTACTAAGTTAGTTTAGTTTATCTTTATCAGCTGGGTCTGGGAACTCAGGTGTATTGCTACCTTCCATAGCAGCTTCACGTAAAGCCATTAATACTTGTGCATAGTTAGATGCACTATCTTTTCTAGTAACTTCTTCTAAGAAGAACTTACCAAATAGTGCTTTTACTTCATTGTCATCACATGTACTGATAAGTTCATCAAGGCGTTTAAATGCTTCATCTTTATCGTAGACTCTGTACTTAGAATCTTCCATATCCATATAAACAAAGATAGATAGAATAGATGACATGACAGCGTAGTATAGCTTATGCTCATCTTTAGGATTTAATAAGTCTAGCTCATGGTTCTCTTTCTCACCTAATAAGATTAGACGTTCATTACGGCTATCAAACATAACCACAACACGTTTATGTGCAAATCGGACATTTATTAGTAGTACATCAGTACCAATAGCTTCGCCTAAAGAACAACCAGTAGACTCTTTACGTTCAGTATATTCTTCTAAGTCTTCTTTAAGCAAGAACTCTGTAATATCATAGTCATCTACATTAAGAAATCCTAATGCAAAGTCTACTTCTTCACCTGTCTTAGCATTTACTGCCATAGCGGCACCGAAATTACCATCATCTTCTTCGAAATGGTATTTCATATTTCTAAAAGAATCCAAAGTGAATGCTTCTAGGTCTTTAATGATATATGCTGTGGTTAATAAACCATGAATACCACCACATAGTATGGCTGCTACATGATAGAAACCATACCGTGTTGATGTCAATTCTTTAAAGACATCATTAACTGTAAATAAATCAGCCATGTCTAAATTCAAATCTTTAAAAAGATCTTCTTCTGTAATGCGCTTCTTGTTTTCCATTTTTATTACCTCGTATAATTAATACAATAATGGTTCTCCAGATAAGCCATGCTCTAATAACAAGCCTACTGTATCTTCGAGAGCTAAATTAATAGCATCTAGAATGAACTTTTCACGTTCTTTTATATCAGTCTTCAATGTATTCTCAAAGTCTTGTAAATCACATGTAAAGTATTCTGTTTCAGTATAGTCTAAAGATGATAACGAACGTACTGTATATTGGATTTCTCCTATGGTAAGCTGTTTAGCATGATAGGTTAATGGCCCAAATGTAATACTAACGTTACGTTCCACATACTTAGATATATACCTGGCGGCGAATACTTCCATAGCTGATTCTGATTTGACTCTATTTATATAGAATAGATCGAAACCGTGTCTATTTTTAACACGTCTGACTATACCACCATACTTAAGTGGTATAATATAAGTATGCTCAAGATAAAGCAATAATGTAGCCGATACATATGGCTGATTATATAGACTTTCCACACAGTTCCATATCGTATCTTGTAATTCTCTTATCTTCTTATTACGTTTACTTCTATGGAATATCTTTTTATACCATAGTAATTTCTCATAATCAGTTTTAACCATATCTAACGATGTAAGAGCTACAGTGAGGTCAAAATAATGCTTGTAGTTGTCTTCTTCCATAAATCACCTTAAATTATACATCTGGGGAAATTAATTTTCTACAGAATTCATTGATGATACCACGAATACCATGATTAGTAAAATCATCGTCATCATCATATTCGTAGCTAATTTCTATTGGTTCTACTGCTTCATTAGCCATATCTCTAGCAATAATGTATTTAATACTATCAGCATTAGCTGTATTGTATTTTACTTTAGAAGTGGTAATAGAACCGAATACACGTCTATCAATATATTTTCTAGTTAATGATAATTTAGTACCGTCTAGATTGATTTCTAATGTCATATTACTATATAACCTAGTACAATTACCCATAACTCTACATACTTCTACTACGTTGTCTAATACATCAATCATTAATGCATCATTGCAGAAGCTGGTAATACGAGAGTCCATTCTTCTTAGTTTCCACCAAAGTATTGGTAATCTAAGAAAATTAGTATTCTCTTCTAGTATATCTTCTAAATCAGTACGTTTAATCATCAGATCTAAAAGATATGTGTTGTTGTTTGCCATTATTTGTAAACTCCCTTCAATTCATCTACATTAAAAGCAACCTGTGTTAATTTAAAGAATGTATCTTGAAGAAGATTATATAGATAGGTATTACCACCATCAATAGCATCTAGTGTATACGTAGCATACTTAGCAGGATTATCTCTGTTTAACTGAATAATCATAAACCCAAATACTGGTTCATTACCAGCTTTAGACCATAAGTATTCATAAGCAGCTAACTGCATAAAGTATTTGTACCCTATATGACTAGATGTCTTGAAATCAACTAGGTATAATAACCCATCAACTCTCATGATACAATCAATAGTTCCTCTGAAGTATTTCCCTTCAAAGGATTGCTCTAATCCTAATATCTCTATAGTCTTACCAAACTTATTCACTTGCTCATCATACCAAGATATGAAAGCATAGAATCCAGCTTGAGTATAGTCATCAGGATTAATAGTGTTTAAGTCTCTATCTCCGGATAAGAATCGCTCTATTTCAGAGTGGACTTTGGTTCCTATAACAGCATATCTCGATAGTTCTTTCTTATAGCTTATACCTTTAAAGCCTAAGCTATTAGCCCAGTACATTAGAGATTCTTCACTGATATAGGAAAGTATTTCTGTTACTCGTTTAGCCTCACTTTCTTCTGTGTACTTAGATACATGGGTTACATGATCTAAAGACAAATCTACTAGCATTATTAAACACCTCCATTTCTATAATATATAGTTGACATTATAGTTAAATTAAACTTTTACAATCATAACTTATTAGTAAATGCGGCGACTAATAAATCTTGTTTAGTTTAATGCGTTTAAAATTTCTCCTATAATAAATATATACTACCAGTTCCTATATGCCTTTATGTCACACTGTGACATAGGGGCATATAACCCTGACTCGATATAAATAGCCTAGGGAAACATATTAGTAAAATCTCTTATTTTTTCAACGGAGGAGCTACTATTCATGGCACAAGAAATTAAAACATTGAATACTACTTTCCTTTTCCAACAACACAAACAAGAATTCGAAAAAGAAATGGTCGAATTCATCAATGCTGGTAAAGTGATTGATATATCTTCTAAAGAGTTTGAAGATATTGCTTATGAAGTTCGTAAGCAACAAAAGTTATCTAGTAACTTAGTTGAGTTCTTAAACTTCAAAGGACTTAAATTAGTTATTGGTAAGAAACCTATGCCTAGAATGATGAAAGTATTCATGGCTAGAGATCTTAAAGGTGATCGTAATAAATATGCAATCTATATTGACGTATATGGTCTTATTGAGTTAGATGATAATGGTAAATACGTTTGTCATAATATTAGTGTATTGATTGCTAACCTTATCTATGCTGCTACTATCCATGCTTATCATTTAGATAAGATTACTGGTACTAGCACTATCGAAGATGCTGCACATGCATTTGCTAACTTATTCACTAATATCATTAACTACCTATTCAAGATTAATAATATCAACGGTCTACGTAACCGTTGCTTATTCTTATCTGCATTATACTTCCTTAATACGGTGTATAAGAAATCTAGATTTAGTGTTAACGTAAACTTAGCTAAGAAGATTGCTAATATTACTGAACGTGAGAAAGAACTTCTTGTAGCTTATCTTGAAGTAGACTCTTTTGCTAATATCGACTTCTTCATGCATACATGTAATGATATTCTTAAGCTTAAAGAATTAGAATTACAATCATTCTTGGCTACATGGATTAAGCTATATACACCAGGAACTATGTTTGCATTAGAATACTTCCCAGCATTCAGTGCTATGCTTACTGATGCATACGTTGGCTGTTTCTTGAATAACCAATCCACTATAGAAAAAGTAGCTGGTAATGCAATGGTAGCATATTGTAATGATATTTTGAAAAAAGTAATCTAATCGGAGGATAATACATGCGACATAATCACAATGAGATTAATATTGTAGAGCATGTAGATTTACTCAGGAATTATACAGTAAAGAATATTGATTCTATTCAGGCTGGTATGATTCCTGAGTTATTAGATATCTCTTGGTCTGTATCTCAGTACTATCTCGAAGAAGGCCGTCATAAATATGTATTTGGTAAAGACAAATACGTACTTAAAGTCAACGGTCTACGATTTATTACAGATAGACCATCCAAAAAGAAACTAGTATATATCAAGAACTTTAAAGATGCAGTTGATGAAAGATTGGTTAATCCATCTTTAGTATTTGTCAATGGCTTATTTATCAAATGGTCTGATATTACACTAGTTAGAGATCAACGATATACATATCTCTATATAAATAATAAAGTGGGTATTGACCCTATTCATATTGATGACGTACAAATCATCAATATCCCATTCAATGTAAGCTATTCTGAAAAACGTAATATCCCTTACAAAGAAACAGTTATCTTCAGATTTGGTGATAATGGTTTAGCCTTAGACTATGGTGCTATTGTAGTATCCACTAATACTGAACGTATCAATCTTATAACTAAACAATGGTCTAACTTAGCTGGTGCTACTATTGATAATTTAGATATCTTAGTAGATAAACGTCATAAGTCTACTGATAAGAACTTTATCTGTTTCACCGAGGGTAAACTAAACCCTACAATTAAGCCTGATGTCAAGAATCTTAACTTGGTATCAATCAATGATGGTAATCCTATAGATAAAGACTTGGTTATGAAGTACTTCTATAGAGCAGTGGTTAATGATAACCAATCTAATATCGTTAGACCACCTAATGATGATATTATGAAATCTGCTTTAGTAGATAATACCATCAAAGGGTTAGACTTACATACTATGCAGAAGGACTTTGATTACGAATATCGTAATGATACTGAGTATAATGATAACTTCTTGCATGGTATTAGATATATCTCTCGGTATAATGGAGCATTCTTTGATGAGCTATATGAAAAGCTAGCTAATATCTATAGTGATTCTTATACTGGTGAGCAATTCAAATCTTATATTGGTACAGATTTAATCTTTAGAATGCCACGTGGTCTACATGACCGTACTGAAACATTCGTTATGATTCATCGTAATGGTGAGTTATGGGATTTATATAACCGCATTAAATATATCGGTAGTGAATTCCAATTACAATTAACTCAAGAAGAGTATGATGATATCCAAGAGTATGATACTTTTGAGATTGTAAGATTCTCTAGAGTCAATAATAACTTCCTCAAAGTCCAAGTACCTAATACTGACACTATTGAAAATACTACTATCCCATATGAGGACTTAATTGTATTTGCTAACTATACAGACAATCATATCTACTATGACTGTCTTGAATTTACTAAAAATTCTTTATTCGATGCACCATTTACTATCGATAAAGAAGCTAAGACTATTAGCTTTACTGATGCTAACTGGTATGGTAAAGATATCTATATGGCTTCTAAACGGCAATTCAGATACGCTTATTATCCACCAGTGAACTTTAAACGTTGTACTTTCTATCTAACTAAAGACTTTATAGCTTGTAAAGACCCAGATAGATATTTGGTATTCCATAATGGACGTATGCTATCTAAAGACATGTATCGTTTCTTATTCGAAGAACCAGATAACTCTGTAGTTAGACCTGTAATCCATACACGTATTATGGCAGACCCTGGTGATAGAGTAGAAATCTTCTATATTCCAGATGCTTTGAATTATGTGGATATTGGAACAAACAATACAGCACAAGTTACTCATGTCAAAGCTACTATTGATAATCAACCTATCTTTACTATTCCATTCCCTACAAAGAGTTTCTTAAATGATAAGAATAGTTTCTTTGTAATGCGTGGTAGTGTAATCTTAGAGCAATCTAGATATGATGTAATTGGTGATAAGATTATCATGAAAGACCCTAGTGATTATTTACCATTGGGTCGTGAATTGACATTCGTATTCATCTTTAATAAAGCATTAGATGTAGATACATTTGGCGGTGTTAAAGAAGAAGATATCTTAACTATAGATGCTAGATTCACTTATGCTGAATCTGTAGATGATATCTATTATGATATCCCTTATCCATATGAGGGTTATAATGGTTTCTTCTTCGTATCTTATAGAGGCTTGTATGTAAACCCATCTCGGTATACTATCGAAGACGGTGGACGTACTATTAGATTCCGTAATAATGACTTACATCTAGACCCTAATACTGCTATGGTATTCGTATTCGTATATCCTACAAACAAGTATACTTTAGATGCTAGTGCTGTACGTGTAACTGCTAATATTGAAAACCAAACTAAGTTTACTGTACCAGTACCTTATGCTGATTACTTTAAAGATGGTAATGAGTTCTTCGTAATCCGTAATGGTATCTTCTTAGATACTGATGATTATATAGTAGACCCTGATACTAATACTATGACATTGACTTCACCATATGGTTTAGACATTGGTCAAGAATTAGTATTCAACTTTATGGTTGGTAACAAGGTTAGTGTGAAGAACCATACTATTACTATTAGAGCGACTAAAGATGACCAACAAGTCTTCAAGTTACCTGAAGTATTCCATGACTATAATAAACGAGACAATAAGTTCTTCTTAGTTATTGGTGATACTCTTGTAGATAAACGTCGTTATGTAATCGATGGTGATGATTTACGATTCTTAGGTGATGATGATAAGATTCCTTATGGTCGTGAAATTGACTTTATCTTTGTATACTGTCAACCAATTGATGATGTAACTGGCTCTATTGGTGATATGGTAGACACTTCTAAGTATGGTGTCTTTACTAGCAAGGCTACAACCATTGCTACTGATGGTCAAAGAGATATTAAGATTCCATTCGAAGAAACTCTATTATATGATCATAACTTCTTTGTTACTATTGGTAGTACATTCATAGACTCTTCTAACTATACTATCAATAACGCTACTGGTTATATCAAATTTATCAATGATAATATTAAAACCGTAGCGGGTAGAGAAGTCTTATTTACATTGATTGATTCCAAATATGCCGTAGTTGAAAAGGATATTGGTATTACTAAGTCTACTATGGAAAACCAAATGGACTTTGATATTGTATTACCATTTGATAACTACTTCGAGCAAGGGAATAAGTGCTTAGTGTTTGTCGATAATGTATACCTAGATCCATCTAGATACACTATTGATGAGAAACGTAATAGATTATCCTTAGTTGATTTTGATGATGCTCTCCCTAAGGATAAGAATGTAGTATTCATGTACTTATACGTAGCTAATAATACTAATAAGTCTTATACTTCAGAAGAAGTTCAACATCCTAAGCTTACAGAATATGGATATATCTATCTAGATAAGAAGAAGATCAAGCACAATATGAATTCTAAACTATTCTTCTTATATATAAATGGTAAGAAAGTAGTTGCTGATACTATTGTAACTCCTGCTAATAATATTATTAGACTTACAGAAGATCCTCAAACAAGATTCAATACAGTTATTATGGATTATACACCAAGAATAGCTGACTTAGAACCTTATAAGAATATCAGATCTGATTATGATACTATCATTAACTCTGTAGACCTAGAAGATGTAGATAAGATGTGGGATATATATACTAAAGTTTCTGATATCGAAGGACATAAAGTTCCTAATATTAGTCAAGAAGCTATCGTTAACCATATCATTCGTGAACACTACATCGCTAGTGGTGTAAACAAAGGATTACCATTCATCTATACATACGATACATCTACATTGAAGAATAAGCAAATCAATGAAGTTAAAGAGATTACTCATAGATTTACTGCACCGGGTAGTTATAGCTTTACAGTACCTGAAGGTATTACTAAGTTAAGCATTCAATCTATCTCTGGTTCTAGTAAGGTAGATGTATTCAGTAATAGAACTACAAATCCATTATCTAATGCTAAAGTAGGCGAAGCTTCTTACTTGATTCCTCAAGAAAAAGCTGATGACTTTAATAAGTTGATTAAATGTATCTTCTCTATTAGTCAACCTAGATCTAATAATGGTATACCTCAAAAGGGATGGGCTGTTGGTCTAAACCCTAAAGAGGGTACATATGGTATTTCTGCTGACCCTAATATCTTAGCTGGTAACTTAGTAATTCAAACTATTAAGACTATGCCTAAGATTAAGTATAAAGTCACAGCACCTAAGGGTGGTTTTGTATGTATTGGTTTCAATAAGAATGATGGTAAACGTCCTAAGTATATAGTAGACTATAAATCGTTTGCTAATGCTGGTTGGTTCCCTAAACGTCTTAATACTGATACGAATATGTATGAAGAAATCCCTGCTGGTGAAGATAAGACTATCTCCTATGATAATGTATTTACATGGGACGAAGGTGAATCTGTCTTTGAAGTACCAGAAGGTGTAACTAATATGACAGTTGCATTATGTAGTGGCTTTGAAGGTGTACCTGCATTAAATGATAGTGTCACTTATGTATCTAAGATGGCTGCTATCCAAATTGTAGGCTATGGTATTAATAAATTTAGTGTACCAGAATTACCTGATAGTGCTACAGTAGAACGTATTGATATCTATAGATACTATAATGCTTCTACTGCACGTTATGGTACTGCATCTAAGAACACTACAAGTGCCGGTATCGAATTAGATAAGCAATCTGACTTTACTAAATTCGGTAAGAGTACTTATACAGAAGCACCATATAATACATTTGACCAAGATACATTAGCTAACTACTCACCAACTAATATGAACAATGATGAATATGCTAAAGCATTCACACGTTTAACAAATGAAGGCCTAGTTGTATCTGTATCTCGTGGTGTTGAAGGTGTATCTAATTACTTAGATATGCGTGTAGAACCTGGTGAAAGATATATGGTAGTTGTAGGTAAAGGTGCAACTTCTAATGGTGCATTAAGTATCACTTATGATAACTTAGTACCAGCTAGAGAATCTAATTTGTATATTATGGATACATTTAATGCTAGTCGTGAAGTTATGACACATCCTGACTTAGACTATGCTACTAATGATGAATTAGTTTTAGATGATTTACGTAATAGACAGCTTACTCCTGTAAGTGAAGAAGATAAATTAAACTCCTTTAATAGTCCTACATTCATTGGTAGTAAGCCAGAAGCTTCTGCTGATGAATATACTAATATTGAAGAAGTACAAACTACATTTACTCATGATGGTTCCGAAGCTAAAGTTTACAAAGAAAACAATTGGTGGGAACTTAAATACTAAAAATACCGAGGTAGGGGCCTTTAAGCTCCTACCTCAATTTTTGGTGTACTTTAACATTTATATAATTTGACGACTTTTAAAAGGAGGTTACTATATGCCTAATACTACTAGATACAACAGTGGTAGAGCTCCGGTTATAGCCTTAGATTATGACTCTAGGTTTATAGCTCATAAGAAAGAGCTATTAGTTGATTATAAAAAAGGTAAGCTCTATGTAGTATCTGCTGAAGATAAATCAGTTATTATAGATATTACTGCTAATATTATCAATGAATTTACTAGCTCTGGTTCTATTGCTGATAACTTCATCGTTAATATTGAAGGTGTTGGTGAGATTAATCTTACTAAAGCCATTAATAGAATCTATAAGAATAATATTACACTAAAAGAGAATGATGAAGCACATTATCTTTCTCCAACATTAAGATTTGATAACCGTTCTATTACAGTACAAAATACTGACGTTAGTATCTCTAACTTTAAAGTTGCAGGTAATAATACTTACCCAGTTAAGTTTGATAATGTAATCAAATGGGTACCACGTATTGATGAAGATGTAGTTAGACGTGTTACTAGATTAGAAACATTGGCTCCACCTGATGCAGAAGAGTTTAAACGTCTTCGTAAACAAATTGCTGATATCCAAGTTACTGCTGATTTATATGCAGACTTACCAGCAATCAAAACTTTATCTGATTCTAACCGTAACCGTTTAGATGTATTAGATACTAAGATTCTTAAAACTGCAGAGATTGACCCTATCAAGACAGATATCTCTGGACTTAAATCTGATACACAAGCTATGAATAATAGATTGACTACATTAGAATCCAAAGAAGATACTGAACCTAAGTTTACTGCTTTAGATAGACGTATTACTGCTATTGAAGCACAGTCTTCTGCTTTTACTAAGATTACTGATCTTCAAGTTAAAGTACAAACTTTATTAGCTAAACCTGATTTAGAACCTAAAGTTACTGAGTTGACTAATAAAGTCAATACTATTAGTTCATCTTTTGAAACTTTGAAATCTAATACAGAATCTAAACTATCAGCTATCGAAGGTAATACTAATCGTACTACATCTGAAGTATCTGCTATCTCTGGTAGATTGAATACATTAGAAAGCTTAAACATTGCTAAGTTTAAAGCTGACTATGATACACGTATTGCTACACTAGAAGCGGTACCTAACTTTACTTCTAATATCACTAACTTAGAATCTCAAAACTCTGTATTGACTAACTCAGTTAATATACTTAAAACACAAGTCAGTGGTTTAATGTTAGCAGAAGACTTAACTCCACGTGTATCTGCATTGGAACGTGAAAAAGTTACTGCTAAGAATGTAACTATGCCTGCAGAGAAAGTACATTTACCATCTGGTGACCCTGAAGCTAATAAGATTTATCCTTATACTATTCATAGCTTTGATAGCCAAGATTCTAATGTAGAGTTCAAGATTCAACGTAGTGGTACTCGTGATACTACATTATGGATTGACTTATTTATCGACTTTACAAACTCTAGTAATACTACAAGAAAGATTCTTAAGTTTACTAAACCAGATAATAATAATCTATATGTATATATCCCACCAACTAATAAGAAGATTCATTTGAAGATGATGTCTTATGATTCTGGTATTAGCTGGTTCTATAACTATGAATATGAAATGGGTATTGCTGATCAAGGCACAGTTTAACTTCCAGGAGGTATATAAATGGGAGCTTTAAAATATACAGAAAGCCTACGGAATAACCTCCATGAGGTTACCCGTTCTGCTGGTACAGTTATTTACTGTACTGATACTAGAGAAGTCTTCTATGATGCTTCTGATGATATGCGTCTATTGACAGACTTCATTCTTATGCTTAATAATGATAATGAACGTACTCAGATTGTAAATAATAATACAGTTCTTGAAGCACGTATCTATTGTGTACGTGATGCTCGTACATTCTACGCATATGATGCAAATGATGGTTGGCAACAACTCTTATCTGTAAAAGAAGCTAGCAAATATGTAGGTCCTATTACAGATATCACTAAAGCAACTATCATGAAAGATGGTAAACGTATTGCACCATTAACTACAGCTAATAATACTTACCTAGAATCTGGTGAGACTGTTGAAGCTAAGTTAAAACAAATGGGTGTAATTGCTACATCTTTCCGTACACACTTAGTTACTGAAACTAAGAAACGTTTTCCTATTCCAGTACCATTTGATAATTACTTTGATATGCCTAATGCATTCTTAGTTCATATTGGTACTAACTATATTTATCCTAACCGTTACAGTATTGATGGTAATGATATTGTATTTAATGAACCAGTTGAAATGAATCGTTCTATCAACTATACATTCATCTACAATACTAAAGCACCTGCTGTAGCTGGTATGATTAATAATATTGATGGGTCTCTTATTAACCGTGGTTCTATCCCAACTGATAGAATGGCTAATGTAAGTGATTCCCCATTCTTAAATAGCTCTAGCTCTGTAGCAACAAGTGCATCAGTTAAAACATTATTTGACTTACTAGTTGCATTATGTGATGAAAAGAATATCATCTCTCGTGCTATTGCTAAACCTATTGCTACAACTACATCAGCATTATCTCTCGAAGTCCCTGAGGGTTACACTTTAGCTGATGGTAATATCATTGCTGTACGTTTCCGTGCTAATATGCCAGCTAATGGTGATCTTGTAGTCAATGGTCGTACTATTCCAGTATATAAATCCGTAGCAAGTAAGCTTGAAGCTGGTGACATTACTCAAAACGATGAATTGTTCTTACAATATGATGCGGTTCATAATCGTTTCTATATCACTAACGGTATGCCTTACCGTATGGATACTTACAATAAAGTCTATACTGCACCAACTGATAATATCAGTACAATCTCTTTTAGTGATGCATCTTATCTACCTGGTGTAGACTATATGGAAGTATATCTCGAAGGGCTTAAACTAGTTAAAGATGTAAACTATCGTATTGATGAAAATGCTAAAGCTATTCATCTTATCGACTTTACAATGGAAACTGGTCAAGTATTAGAATTAGTATCTAGACGTATTGTACGTACTCGTGGTGCTAACTCTTATAACTTAAATGCTAATGATACTGCACCAGATGCTCCAGATGTAAACCCTGAGTTCTCTAGTAGAATCTTTAGTGCTGTTCATGATAGTACTACAGATCTTAAGAAATTACGTTTAATCCCACCAGGGGATATGGATTCTCTTAATGATCTTAAGCATGGTGAATCTTTAAATATTAGATTTATTGATGGTGCTATTGGTGATTCTTATACTGAGTTTGGTCAAACTGTATACAATATCTGTGATAAGAATGGTGAACAAATCGTAGACGCTATTGCAGCTGGCGATATCATGCCATTCATCTTCGATAAGACTAATAAACAATTTAAGCTACGGTTTACTGTTAATAGCCACCCACGTATCCACGATGGTAATGCTACAGTAAATCCTGGCGATGAAACCGTTCATGATGGTAACTATATTGATATCCCAGATAGTCCATTTATTGAATATGCTGGTGGAGACAACTTAACTTACGAAAATAGTTTATACCCTACATCAATATACCGTGAATCATCTTACTCAAATAGAGTTTATAAAAATAACAGAGGTTTTGTGCTTAGAGGGTACTATGGTGTACAATTTAGTATATCACGAAATGGCATATATATTAGAAATGATTTCACTAAGCAAATGAAGTTATTTAATAAAGGTGATAACGACTTTAAAATAACTACAGCGATTAACAGTGAGCTATCCAATAATAGTTTGTATAATACAGATACTAGTATTAGTATAGCTGCTGTTGTAAATGGTGCAATATTAATGGATAAAAACTTTAATATTATAACTTTACAAGATTTGAATGCTGGGTTTAATAATAGAGAGTTTTTAATATTAAAACCATATACACTAAGAAGCGGTTCTAGTAATAGAATTATGATTGTTGATGAAATAGAACATAAGTCTACTAATAAAGTATATGTCGATGGGCAGTCTATTATACAAAATGCTAGTAGATTAGATGGGTATATTACCCAATATGCTAATGTAGGTGGTCTGTATTATTTAGGTAGTAATATTGGCATTGGCTGTAATATTACATATTATGATAAAATACCATCAGATATTTTAAATAAAGAAACTGTATTTGTTAAATTTTCTCCATTAAATAGAGTAAAACCATCTAGTACTGCTTCTGATTATATAACTTTAACCGATGTACTAACTAATATTAACACCTCTTATTTTAAAAGTGCTACCGGTATAAATAAAGATTATTTAAAACTAGTAGATGTATTTAATATGGATAATGCTATAGGTAAATTCTTAAGAAATGTAACTGGATTCTTCGTATATAAAAATCCAAATATAGACCAATATCTTATAGAATTTGCTTATGACGAAACTTATGCACAAATGATAAAATATTTTATTCAAGAAAAACTTATCACTTTACAGGCAGGCTAATATGGCAAGACATACAATAACTTTCAAAGAAGGGAATTGTAAGTTGCGTTTTGATGATTATATTAAAATTACTTTTAATACTGATAGCAGCGGTGGTGATACTGCTGCTATCAATAATCATGATTATCCTATGTATGTAGCATATAAGGATTCTGTATTAAGATACTTAGATGCTGGGGAAATTGTGGCTGGCCAAACCGTAGTCGGCCAGTTTAAAGGTAATAAGATCATATTATACGCATCTGACTTTCCGTCATCAGGTGATGGTCCTGTAGATCCATCAGTAAAACGAAGTATGTGGTTATATAGAAATGCTATGATAGACTATCCATCTATCTATCAGTATATATATCTTAAACCATATATGTCACAAGACGATAATATAGTTAACCCTAATAGCACATATACAATCTCTTTCGGTAATGATTCTTTAAATAATATTGATGAAAGTGCTAGAAAGAAGATAGCTGCTATTGTATTTGATGATGTACGTAATAATGGTATTAGACGTATAGTTCCATTAGTAGATAGTGATCGTAAGTATTTAACTATTAATGACGTTATTGAAGCAATGACTTATGCTAATGACACTAATAATATATCAGTAGAGTATACTGAATACGTTAAACATGATAATTTCATGGTAGCAGCATTTGTAGCTAGTGCAGCTCATGCTAAAGAGCCAACTGCTAATACCAAGCTGGTATTTAACTATGCTAAGAACTTAGCTGGTACTGAAAGCATGACTTATGGCAGTGCTGTAACACAAGATATAGCTACGACTATTACTCATGACTATATGGGGCATGGTATAGCTAATGCTGATGAAGACAATACCATCTATACATTATCTGGATTCTGTGATCGTAAGATGCCAACTAGTATTCATATAGTCAAAGCGTCATCTACAGATAAAGATAATGGGTATAATGATATGGCTCATAGTAATGGGTCTAAGATTCATGTACTAGGCTTATATAAATCTACTAATGGTGAGATTATTAACCCTAAGAATAATACAAAGACCGATATCAATATAGCACGTGTAGCCAAGTCTTATAAGATAGCTAAGTTTGATGATATCAATCTAGCTAGTGATGAAGACTCTGCTATTGGTATAAATGAGAATTACTGGTTATTACCAGACTTAGATTCTCTTATCAATATTTATAATCACTTAGTCAATAATACTGAGCTTATTGAACCAACTGAATCGGAATTACATAGCACGTCTAATTATAAGTACAAGTCTTCTAATGATGTAGATATCAATACATTAGATGGCATTACTATCTATTGTGCTAATACGCCAGATGATTCTGTAATCAATATCATTCGAGATATTAATAATAGTACAGCTGGACATCTTAAGATTAATCTTATTGATGGTGGACGTAGTCTAACTAAATCTAGATATGCTACTGAACTATTTAACCAAATATCTGTGTTCAAATCTAATTCAAATACAGATAAGATTACAGTATTTCCTTGGGATAATACTTGGACAGATCATATGCTTGAAAAGAAATTATTAGTCAAAGGCAATACTTTAGACGTATTGCGTACTAAGCTATCTGGTCAAGTTAACTATGATAAAGTCTTAAATGAGTCTAATACTACTACAGTGGAAACTGTATTAATTGGGTTAGATGATTTTAGTAACTTCGAAGCCAAATACAAAGAACTTAAGAAAGTGTATACTGTAAATGCTACACATAAACTAGAGTTCTTTGATAGTCGTTATAATATTCTTAACGATGATATTACACCAAGCACAAAAACAATAGAAGACACTACACCAACAGCTGATCATACATATGCTATTAATTGGAATAATAATATATTCGTAAATGGTTTCCAATGTTTACGTAAGCTAAGTAATGTAAGTGATGGAGATATCATAACTGTCACATTTACAGATAGAGATAATATTGTAGCCATATCTAGAGATAGCGAACGTCCTGCTATGTTTGTACCGTCTGATGCCAATGTAGACAATACTTGGACACATCCTATAGTTGATTCTAACTTTAGCTATGTATCATATAGATCATTGGTCGGTAAGACTCTTAAACTAAGATTTAGACAAGTAATGAAAACTGCTACAGTTAATTTTGGTTATTATATGATACTAGACGATATGTCTACAGTATTCTCTCATAGAAGTGGATTTGCTCTATATGATACAATCAACTATTTCAATACAGATAATTACACTATGACAACTAATAGATCTGGAGAGATAGTGTTCTATAGAGATGATTATAACTATAATGATACTTGGCCTAATATGCTAAAACCGTCAGCTATAGATGAACCATTAATGGCTACTACTAATATTGATAATGCTAATATAAGTACTATAATCCCAGAAAACGTATGTAGAGTGCTATTGCCTACAACGGATAGTGATAAGCATCTATATACAACATTAGCATTCCCTCAAGGACCTAATAGATATCCGTTACATTGTCTAAGAAATGGTAAGCTATATAATA